TCAAGATAAAAAAGTTAGGGGAATTTACGTTTTATCTTGACAAAAATAATATAATGTGATAATATGTGTTTGCTTCAATTTTTGTGATGAAAAATAATGTTTTAATAATATTTAAAAACTATAGAGATAATAATTATAAATTTATTTAATTTTTCACATACTTTTTAATTATACCTTTCAGAATTGTAAGCATAAATATATTGGTATATTTTACTGTAACAAATATAATGACGATACGTTCTATAGTTTGGTGATTATTCACTAAAATCTAATTGATAAAGGAGAAAAATAAGATGAATAAAAGCATTGCTGAAATTACTGCTGCCGAGTGGTCGTTATCTTTAGATGAAATTATTTGCATAGTGAACAATAATTCTCATCGCCAATATAAAGTTGTGCTTTTTAATAACTTATTAGATAACGATGAAATCGTGGGTACTTTTTTTGGGGGCGAACTGGTTTATATTTGAAAAATTGGTATAAACAAAAAAAAATAAAAAAAGTTCCCATTTGGGGGAGCAGGGAATTTTTCTTTATTTTTATTGTAAAAATTATAAAAATTATAAAAATAAATAAGGATAAAAATAATGAATAAAGAAATAGTCATGGTGATTTTTAGTAAAAATCGTGCTTTGCAACTTGATTTATGTTTAAATAGTTTTTATAATCGCTGTGTCGATTCTTCTTATTTAAATATCAAAGTAATTTATACGTATGATGAATTGCATAAACAATCATATAAAATATTACAAGCAGAACATCCTAGTGTTGAATTTATTAAAGAAAATAATTTTAAGCAAGATCTATTAAATTCTATAAATGAATATTATCACATTCTATTTTGTGTAGACGACACTATTTTTACACAAGATTTTATTTTAAAAAATAAAGTTGTTTATGCTTTAAATAATTTGCCGCCAGCATTGGGTTTTTCTTTACGACTTGGGACAAATACAAAATATTGTTATCCTTTAGATAAATATCAAGAAATTCCTCATAGTTTTTCAACTAATAAAAGTGGTATTTTATTTTATTCTTGGAATAATGCTCAATATGATTTTGCTTATCCATTAGAAGTATCGTCCAGTGTCTACAGGACACAAGATATTTATCCTATCCTATCTGGAGGTGATTATAGTAATCCAAATCAGTTAGAAGCCCTTCTAGACTATAATTCGATGGTATTTAGGGAGATTAGACCATTTATGTTATATTATCATCAATCGGTAGCATTTTCTAATCCGGTGAACAAAATTCAGACGGTTGCTCCATTAAATAGAGTGGGTAATAATAAATTATATGAGAGCGATATTCTTTTAGAAAAATATATAAATGGATATAGAATTGATCCTGATAAATTTTATGGTTTTGTAAGCAACGGGTGTCATATATTAGTAGATTTATTTAATAAGGAGAATAATTACAAATAATAATATGGAATTTGATAAAGAATTAATAAATAAAGTTTGGGATAATATAGAAAAAACATCGGAAGATAAATGTTGGAATTGGATTGGTAAAATAAGAAATAATCTTCCGATAGTATGTTATTATGAAAATGGAAAATCAAATATATATAGTGTTAAAAGGATTGTTTATGAAATATATTACAAAATAGAGATAAAAAGAAAAACAATAAAACAACTTTGCAATAATGTTTTATGTTGTAATCCGAAGCATTTATTTATAGTAAGAATGAATGGAAGTGATAACGATAAATTTAATGATCAAAAATTTTTAGAATATTTTTGGAACAAAGTTGATATTAGAAATGATGATGAATGCTGGAATTGGTTAGGGGATGTTTCTCGAAATGGCAATGGATTGTTTTTCGCTTATGACAAAAATGGAAAAATTAAATCGTTTCCGGCCAGTCATTTTGTTTATAAATTAAATAATGAGGATTATAAATCAATAAAAAAAATTTATTATAAATGCGGAAATAAACTATGTTGTAACCCTCAACATTTATCTATAAATAAAAAAGATAAAAAATTTGTGATTGATCAAAAACAATTAAATCGTTTTTGGTCTAAAGTTAATGTAAAAGAATTTAGTGAATGTTGGGAATGGCGAGGAGCTAAAGATCAAAAAGGATATGGAACAATTTATTTTAACAAAAAAATTCAAAGAGCGCATAGGGTGTCCTTTATATTAACTCATGGTGTAATTGGTAATAATTTATGTGTTTTACATTATTGCGATAATCCTAGTTGCGTAAATCCAAATCATTTATTTTTAGGAACGGTTAAAGATAATTCTGATGACATGATTAAAAAAGGAAGAGAATATCATCCAAGTGGCAGTAAGCATCCTGTTTCTAAATTAACGGAGGAGAAAATTTACGAAATTGTTGATTTAATACAAAAAGATTATACCTATGCGGATATTGCTAAATTATATAAAGTTGTTCCTACCACCATTAATAGAATAGCCACAGGAACAGGATGGAAAAACGTTAAAAGACCAATATTTAAAAGAGGCAAGGGTTATAAATCAATTAGGAAATTAATATTATGAAAAATAAAAATGTTTCGATAGATATAATTATTGCTACTAAAAATCGTCCCAATTTATTACGTAAAGCTATTCAATCTGTAATAAATCAGACCTTTCAAAATTTCTATATTGCTGTAACAAATGATGGTGGAGAGAATGTGGAACATATTATTAATGAATTTAATGATCCTCGAATTTATTATTTTCAACATGATATAAGTTTAGGATTGAGCCAAGCTAGAAATACGGGGATTAAGAATTTAAATAGTCAATTTTTAACATGTTTAGATGACGATGATGTATTGGGTAAATGGCATTTGGAATTTTTAGTAAGATATCTAACAGAATTAAATTATGAAATAGTTTATACGAATGCTATACGTAATATTATGCAAAAAGATAAAAATGGAATTTATCAATCTGTAGCCAAGGATATTCCTTACGATATTGATTTTAATTTCGATTTAATATTGGTACAAAATATTACTCCGGTAGAATCGGTAGGTTTTAGTCGGAAATCTATTGAAGAAATTGGATTATTTGATTCGACATTATCCAGGTATGAAGATTGGGATGCGTGGATAAAAATTTCCCGTAAATATCCAATGTTACATATTCCAATTCCCACTTGTGAATTTACGTGGCGAAATGATTTAGATGGTACATCTATGTCTAGCACACCCGATAATTTGTTTACCACTCTTTTACCAATAATTTATGAGCGATATTGGGAAACTGCACACGATAAAGTTTGGACTTGCAAAGCCATGAATTCTGTTTTAAAATCAAGAGGTTTACCAGAAATGTTTAGTTTTAAACAAATTGAAGAAGATGTAAAATCAGAATAATCACCCTTGACAAATTTACATAATTGTGATAATATTTACAAAATAATTAATAATATATAAAAATAAGGAGATAATATGTGTAATAAAATAAAGCTAGATGATTATGATGTTTTTGAAGGTCGTATTAATTCTCTGTTTAGAAATTTTAATGTAACAACAGAAAATGAATTAAAAATTAAATTATTTCAAGAATCAAAATTAATACCGTGTTTTTGTTGTGGTAGAGAATTCCCCCCTGAAAAAATAATTACAATACATTGTGATCCATATTGCCTTAATTGTGCGAGAAATTAATTATGGATAAAATGCACATTGCCGTATTTGTTGGAATGGCTTTAGAAACCGATGGGCAGGTATCAACAGGGGTTGTGCAAAAATTTATAAAAAATCATCCATCATCTGGATCTGTAGTGTCACCAGATGATATAAAAGAAACATTGGATTTATTAGTAACTGCTGGATTTTTAGAGTTAGATAAAGATGAAGAATTTCAAAGTATTTATAAAAGATATATTCCTATTCATTATGAGCAATCAAAAATAATACAATAAAATGAATGTTTTATAAGGAGATAATATGTTAAGTGTAATTCAGGCACAATCAGAAATAACTCAATATTTATTAATTGGTATAGGTGCTGGTATTCTTGGATTTATAATTATTATGTCCTATTATGTAATAATTACAATGGATGAAATATTAGATGAAACCATTAAAATAAAAAAATCAGTAGATAAAAGGACAAAAACATAATAATGGATAATAACGTAGATGATAATGAAATTTATGTTAATTTAGATTTAAATAGTTATAGTGTTTCTAAAGAAGAAGTTTTATTTTATTTGCAAGAATTAATGGATTTGGGATATATTAAAACTATGAAAGATATAGATGGTGAAATATTATATTCACTTACTGAAGAAGGTGAAAAATATACAATAAATAATATAATGAAAATGTCGGGTAGATTAAATTAATGTTATGAAAGCATATAGAATTGAATTTTTAAATTCTGAATGGTGTACATTAATACATGGTAAAACCAGAGGACAAGCAAAAAGTCGATTTATGCGAGTACAACCCGATCCTTGGATGTCTGATTCTGATTATTGGACAGAAATTAGAACAAAACGTATTCGAGGATTAGATAATTTACCAATTACTTATGAAAATTCTAAAAATGCCGATTTTCTATATTTAGATATTGATGGCGAATATTTAATACCTGAATTATTTATAAATGATTGTGATTGTGAAATATGTAAAAACATAAAACAATAGTTTTATAGGAGATAATAATATGTCTTGGAACTACAGGATAGTTCATCAATTTGGAACACATAACCCTAAATATCTCAGAAATAATCCAGATTCAGAAAAAGTTTGGCATTTATATGCTATACATGAAATTTATTATCCTAAACTTCATGATCCTCCTGATGGATTTACAAAAAATCCTGTATCTCCAACTGGTGTAAATTTTATAGAATTAACAAGAAGTTGGCAACTTTATAAAAAGGCATTCCAAAGAGATGTGTTACATTATGATAATGATAAAGAAATGTTTGTGGAAGGAGAAAAAGAAAATTAATGGCACAGGTAACGGTTCATCAATTACAATCTAAAGATGGCGGTGATGCTTATTTAAATATAGATGAAGACTATGGGCGAATTGAAGTTATGGGATATATTTATAAATGTCCTGTTTATTTTGCACGAAACGGATCTTATTTTTATTTATTTGTTTTTGATGATCAAAGATATGCAAGTGAATGGCTAGAAGAAAATAATAATAAATATGAATTAATAGTAGAATTAAGGCCAACGGAATAATAAAAAGGAATTTCATTATGGACGAAGAAGAAATATTGCATAATACTTTAACAAAATATAATGATTCTGGCGAAGTAACACGAACACAATTAACGAGATATAATTTTATTCATAAATCTATTATTGAGCATTCGAATAAACTACTTTTACAAATGCAAGAATATCTTATAAATAGTGATGAATATGAAAGTATTGCGCATAACTGGAATAAAATTTCAGATGGTATTAATGATGCTCACGAAATTATTACTGGATTGGTAGAGGGCATTAAAGAAAGAGATGAAATATTTTTAGAATATATTAATAATATAAAAGAAAATACAAAAGGAGAAAATATATAATGAATGACAATTTAACTGAAATTATTTTTGTCTTAGATCGAAGTGGATCAATGAGGGATTTAACTCAGGATACAATAGGGGGCTTTAATTCGTTTATAGAAACGCAAAAACAAGAGCCTGGAGAAGCTAAGTTAACAACTGTTCTTTTTGATGATCGTTATGAAATTTTACATAATGGTATTGATTTAAAGGATATAGAAGATTTAACCGTGAAAGAATATTATGCGCGAGGTATGACCGCTTTATTGGATGCTATTGGTAAAACAATTAATATAGTTGGTGAAAGACTCAATAATATAAAGGAAAATGATTGTCCCTCAAAAATTATTTTTGTTATTACAACAGATGGCTATGAAAATTCCAGTAAAGAATTTACTCAAGATGTAATTAAGGAAATGATTGAACATCAAACAGATAAATATAATTGGCAATTTATTTTTCTAGGTGCAAATATGGATGCTATTTCTGTGGCTGGAAGTTATGGTATTAGCGCGGCTGCTAGTTATACTGCTACTCCTATTGGTACTCAGAATCTTTATGATACGGTTAGTAGTACAACTACTTCTTATAGGGCAAGTGGAAAAATAAATAAAGATTGGGATAAAGAATTATAATAAAAACAAGATTTTATCTGAAAAGGAGAATTAATAAAATGGATAAGGATAATAAGACGTTGGCTTGCCTCGGTATATGGATATATTTATTTATTTTAATGATTGGCGGTCCAATTATTCATGGTTGGGCTTTGAAAATCCTATGGAGTTGGTTTATTGTTCCCTTATTTGGTTTACCTGAATTAACTATTACGTTTGCTATTGGAATTAGCTTAATTGTTGGAATGTTTAAAAATACTACAGCCAACAATCAAAGTAAAAATAAGGATTGGGTTGAGATTATAGGAGAAGGATTTGGAGCAGCATTTATTGCCCCATTATTATTTGTGGGTGTTGGTTGGATCGTTACATTGTTTTTATAAAGGAGAAATATGAAAAAATTATATAAAGCAGAAATTGTTTATAAAATACAATTAAAAAAAGGTTGGCGTAAAAAGAAAATAGAAGTATTTGAAATTTATCATAGTCTAGATCGTATTTTTGTGGCTGAAACACCTCATTCAGCACAAATGCAAGTATTGAAATTAGAAAAATATCGTGGTGAAAAATTTCCATATGACCTTAGATGGGAAGAAAATTATTATGGATTAGATGGTAAAGATTATAAAATCATTGACATAAGTGCAGAAGTTAAGGTAGTTGGTGGTGTTTCATTAGATGCATTAGTCAAATATATGGATTACGAAGATTTTATAAACTATTTACGAGAGATGTTAACCAAATAAAAATGATGGAAAATATAAAATAGAAAGGATTAAATAAAAATAAAATGCATATAGAACTATATATAAAAGGTAATAAAATTGAACCGTTTATTAATATTGGATGGTATAAAGGTGAAGATCCATGTTTATTTAAACTTGAATTATTAAATAAATGGGGAGATGATGCGATGAATATTATCTATTTACAAATGTTTAAATTTCTTTTTACTATTGGTGTCGAATGGAAAAGTTTATTAAATAAATAATAATGATAAAAGATGTAATATAATGTAATTAAATAGAAAAATAAGTGTCAATTGAATATGATAAAAGATAATTTTTATTAGTTTAATAGGAGGTAATAATGACATATAAGCGAGTGAAATTAGAGCCAGATTCTTTAAAAATTATTTGGGAGGATATAGGTTTAAAGTTTATGTGTTTTGATTGCGGTGAACCTATTTATATTGAAAAAGAATTTGGTCCTTATGAATGTGATTGTGGTCGTGTTTATGAACTTGATTATATTCTTTATGAGTTGTATGAGAAACGAATATAAAATCACTATTTTATAATAAATAATATATAAGGAAATAAATGTATAAAATTGAAAATATAGTAAATACCATTCTGTTTGGTCATGTTTTAGAACAATTAAAGAAAATCCCCAATAATTCAATTGACTTAATGATTACTTCTCCTCCTTATTATGGCTTACGAAAGTATGAAACCAATCCTGTAATTTGGGACAACCATAATGGATGTGATCATGAATGGGAAACTTTTACTCGTAAAGGTCAAACGGGTGGCACAAAATCTCTAAAAGTACAAATAAAAGATAAAATAAATTTTCAAATAGTTCCAGACAGCATTCAAGGTTTTTGTGTTAAGTGTGGGGCATGGAAAGGCGAATTAGGGTTAGAACCAACATTTAAATTATATATTCAACACTTATTAGAAATATTTGAAGAAGCACGAAGAGTATTAAAATCGGAAGGTTCTTGTTGGGTGAATTTAGGCGATAGTTATAGTAGTGGTAGCAATCAAGGTGCAGGAGCAAATCGAAATGGAACAAAGCAAGGGACAAACAAAGGTAGTTTATATTTATCAGCAAAGGGTTCTAAATCACTTTTAGTAAATACAGGCATTGTTAAAAAATCTCTTATGGGCATTCCTGATCGCTTTAAGATTGCTATGATTGATAATGGTTGGATATGTAGAAATGAAATTATATGGCATAAACCTAATCAAATGCCTTCATCTGCTAAAGATAGATTTACCGGAGATTATGAAAAATTTTATTGGTTTACAAAAAATAGTAAATATTATTTTGAGCAGCAATTAGAAAAAAGTTTATGGGCAGATAAAGATAAAAGATTTATAAATGGACCAACAAAAGGAAACAAATGTTCTCAAGGACAATATGCTCAAAATGAATCTGGTAAATTTAGAAAAGATGGAATGAGAAATAAACGTACAGTTTGGAGCATCAATACTCAAGGTATAAAAGATCCTCATTTTGCAACCTATCCTGAAGAATTAGTAAAAACTCCAATTTTAGCTTGTTGTCCTGAAAATGGTATTGTTTTAGATATTTTTATAGGATCTGGTACTACTGGTAAAGTAGCAAGAGATTTAGGTAGAAATTTTATTGGAATTGAATTGAATGAAGATTCTATTGAAATTGCAAAAAAAAGAATAAATATCTAATGAAACTGTAATTTTATAAGGAGATATGGACAAAAAAATATGAAGTTATGCAAAGATGGCAAACAATTACTTGAAAGATTTGAAGAACAAAGAAAGAATAATGATGATTATCTTTTTGAAATGACACAATCTAATTGGTTATGGCATTTTAAAACTTGTCCAAAGTGTAGTAAATATTATAAAAAATAATAGATAGTTAGAAATTAATATAATGGATAAATGATAAATTATAAAATTGAAAAAATATCTGCAAAATTGGCAAAAAATTACATAAGAGAAAATCATTATTCTCACGGTAGTCATAATGGTCCTAGTCCTTGTTATGGTTTGTACGATAATGATTTATTAATCGGAGTTTTAATGTTTGCTACGCCTTGTAGCGAAGCAGTTAGATCAAGTTTGTTTGGTAAAGATTATAAAAACCACGTTACTGAATTACATAGATTGCACATATTAGACGTTACACCTAGAAATACTGAAAGTTGGTTTATTTCCAAGTGTTTAAGATTATTAAAAAAAGATAAACCTGAAATTTGGGCAATATTAAGTTTTAGTGACATGACAGAAGGACACAATGGAGTAATATATCAAGCTACCAATGCTTATAGACTAGGTGCAACGGGTAAAGCAATTTTTTATCGTGATAAAGATGGTAGATTAAGACATCCTAGACAATGTGGGGTAAATATAACTAGAAAAATGGCGATAGAATTAGGATGGATACCAGAAATACGAGCTGCTAAAAATCGATATATGTGGTTGCTTCCCGATAGTAAATCACATAAAAAATGGATGATTGAAAATTGTAAATATAATTTATTAAATCAAAAATTTAACTAATGAAATTGGTGTTTTATTTGTTATAAAAATTATAAATTATAAAATTATAAAAGGAGAAATTATTAATGCATTATTTAAAAACAATATGTAATTTGCTGGAATCTCTTTCAAACGGTAATGAAATTGAAGTAATGGAATTTGCAAATGAAATTTGTAATCTTGTTATGGATAAAGTAGGAATTACTGATTATGAACGAAATACGGCAGAAGAATTTTATGAAGATTTAAATGATGAAATTACTGAAGAAGAGTTTGATCGATAATGGAGGAAAAAAATAAATTTGCTATTAGTTATGTCTTTGCTGATCGACCCGGAGAATTGAATACATCTGTTTTTAGATGTATGATACCTGCTAAAGCATTTGGTCGTGCTGGTTATGGAGCAAGTTTAATTCCTGCTCAATTATTTCAAGAACACACAAAAGAAGCCGAAGAAGCTTGTAATAATTCTCATATAATTGTTATTGAAAGAAATTTATTTGGTGATGTTTTAACAAGAGCAATATATTGGATTGTTCGTGGTAAAGTAGTAATTGCTAATTTTGATGATAATTATGATGTTATTGAATCTACAAATGCTTCTTATAATTACTGGCATGATGGATCTATAAAAATTATGAAAGATGGGGAATTGAAAACACTTACTGTATTTCCTCATCCGCTTTGGCAATTTAAATTAGGATTAAAATTGTGCCATGCTCAAATTGTACCCTCAAAAGAATTAATGAAATATTATAGTGAATATTCTCCAACATATTTTATTCCAAATTATTTTGAAACACAGCATTATATAAATATTCAAAAAGAAGAAAGAGATTATATTACTATTGGTTGGGGAGGTAGTTTATCCCATTTGCAAAGTTTTAGAGATAGTGGAGTATTACAAGCATTACAAAATGTTTGTCGAGTAAGATCTAATGTTAAAGTTATGATTTGTGGCGATGATAGGGTATATAAAAAAGTTGAATTACCAGATGAAAATAAAATATTTCAATCTTTTGTTCCTCATGATCAATGGGGAAGTATAGTTGCTAAAAAGTTTGATATTGGTATTGCCCCGTTATGTGGAGAATATGATAAATATCGTAGTTGGATCAAGCCAATGGAGTATATGCTTACGCGTACCCCCTGGATAGCGTCACAAGGGCCAGCATACAACGATATATCTCAATTTGGTACTTTGATACCTAATACTGAAAATAATTGGACTGAAGCAATTCTACACTATATTGATAATTTTGAAATAGAAAAACAGAAAATGAATGGCGAATCTTATGAATTTGCTTTATCTCAAGATATTGACAAAAATATAGAAAGTATAGCAGACAATTTTAGATTAATTGCTAAAAATCACGCAAATATATTGTTATAAATAAAATTCGTTATTGACAAATTTATAGTTCTATGATAAGATTTATAATATAATAAATAAAATATAAAGGAGAAGGAGGATGCCCATTGATTATTACACTTTATTATTTCCAATTGGAACACTTATTGTAGGAATCATAGGTGGTTGGATTTTAGTAACTGGTTTTGGTCGCAATAAGAAAAAGGCATTACGAGATTTTGATAAAGAATTACGGGAACATGGCAATTTTCATAGAGGCAATGAATTATTTTCAAATAAAGATAATGAGTAAGGAATAATAAAATGAGAATATGTAATTTCGATCCAAGAATGTATAAAAAAAGTATTGGAATTATTGAATGTCCTGAATGCGGTATGCCTGTTCAAGCCGGTATGCCTCATCCTAAACATAATTATTTATTTTCTATGAAAGAAAAACCTTGTGATAAATGCGATCCGATAAAGTATCCTTTATGCAATGATTGTTATAAAGCATAGTATTTACAAATTATTAAATATATAGTAAAATAATTTCATAATGTCAATTTATTCTATAAGAAAAAGGAAAACAAAATGGTAAAGAAAAATAATTTATTTATTTCTAAATATCACTATATTCCTTGTATTGCAGAATACACTCGTTATTTAAATTTAGATAAATCTAAACATACTTTGCGAATGTATTTAACTTCTATAGAACGGTTTTTTGATTTTATGAAAGTTGAAACAACTGAAAGTATTTCTAAAATCATATCTGGCAATATTAGAGAATATCAATTTAAATTAAAAGATGATGGATTACAATCATCTAGTATAAATGCTCACATCCGAGCATTGAAAGCGTTGTTTTCCTGGTTGCTTGAAAATGAATATATTAATGAAAATCCTTTTGGAAAAGTTCGTAATATGAAAGAACCTAAAAAAAGTTTATCTTATCTTTCTGAAGAAGAAGTTACTCAAATGTTTACTGGATGTAAAAATATTGAAGAAAAAACCATTCTCGCATTGTTTTTATCTCTTGGATTGCGAAGATCTGAATTGGTTGATTTAAAAGTTAATGATATTAAAGATTATCAGGTAAACATTGTAGGAAAAGGATCAAAATATCGTTCTTTATATCTTCAAGATGATGTTTATAAACTATTAAATGAATTTCTTTCTGTCCGTAAACATCAGGATTTTGAGTATGTGTTTCGTTCTAAAATGGGTAATAAATATACTACTGAAGCAATTAGACAAAAAATTAAATCTATTGCTGGTCGTGCTGGTATTGAAGAAGAGCGTATTGAAGATATAACTCCTCATACTCTTCGAAGAACGGCAGCTACTAATTTAGTAGAAGGTGGAACTGATATTCGAGTAATTCAAGGCGTATTAGGTCATTCTGCGCTTTCCACCACAATGCGATATGCAAATCTTAGAAATTCTGCTGTAGAAAAAGCAATGAGAGGTCAAAAGCAATTAATTTTATAAAGGAGAATATAAATAATAATGGATGAAAAAATTAATGTATATACTAATTATGATGATGAAAAGATTATTATAGAAATTCCAATTGATTCACTTTTATTTATGCAAGAAAATCGTGAAGATTTACCTTTTCAAATTACAGATAAGGGCAATATGTTAGAATGGTTGCATAGTAAATTAATTGAATATGACGATAAAGAAGATGGTTCTACGGCATTTTCTAGATTTATTGATGGTGCATTTCAAGATGCTTATGAACATGGCGAAGCTTGGTTAGAAGGAATTGTTTATGAAGGAGAACAATAATAAAATGGCGGCATATTATTTAAAATCTTATACATATGATTGGGGATCTGATTGGGGTTGTGATTCATATACTATAAAACCTGATGATATAGATATTCATAATTTCAAGGAAAATAATAAATTTATTCCAAAACAAATTATTGTTAATAATAAAACAGTAGTTTGCATATGGAAAGATGGATCTAAAACAAAAGTAACTTGTTCTGATGATGATGTGTTTACAGTAGAAGCAGGAGTGGCACACGCCATTGCTAAAAAAATATTTGGTAGCAGAAGTGCGTTTCTAAGAGCGGTAGAAAAAGCATATGTTCAACTACCCAAAAATTTAAATAAATCTAATGGGTAGACCTCGAAAAGGAATTATAAATCCTAAAAATAATTTTAGGATTCATGAACCAACAAAATTAAAAGAAGTTGAATTTGATCGTGATAAATATGATATTATAGAACAAAGTTTTCCTTTTAGTGTTAAATTATTACAAGAGTATAGATTGTATTGGGGGGATATTGGAGCAGTTATAAAAGAATACGAAGAACAATATGGTGAAATAAATAATCTAATATATTATGATAAAATTTCTAAGCATGTGGCAATACTTGTAAATAATAAAATAAATAATATTATAAATGATAATAAGGAGGTTGTAAAATAATAATTATATGTATCCTGAACTTCAAGAATTTTTAAAAAAGATGGAAGAATTGTTAGATTTGAATAATTATGAAATGAGTGAGGTAGAAAATATATTATGGCTTACATTTCAAGCTGGTTATGATGAAGGTTTTGAGGATGCTAGTCCTTAGTTCTAGTATATTATAAATAATAAATATTATAAAAAAGGATGCTTATAATGGAAAATACTGTTTATCATAAAATCCAAAAAATTGCACAAACTAAAGATCAAGATGATATTAGGGATGTAAAAATAATTATTGGAAAGTATAGAGTTATGGCATTAAAGTATTATGGTGTGGTTCGTAGATTTATTTTTAAGCAAGCAGATGAAATTGAAAAAGAATTAGAGCGAGTTATTTTGGAATAATAAAATGTATGTTTTATAATAAAATGTTCTTTTTATAATAATTATAAATAATGAATAATAAAAATAATATTTATATTTACGCATTAATAGATCCTAGAAACATTAAAATAAAATATATTGGAGCTACCAAAAATTATAAAGATAGATATAATAATCATTTATCTAAATTTACTAGAAAAAATGAAAAAACTCTGAAAAATTATTGGGTAAATGAATTAGCATTATTTAATTTAAAACCAATATTAATTATTTTAGAAATTACAAATGCGATCAATGCAGATTCTAGAGAAAGATATTGGATTAATTATTTTGGTAAAGAAAATTTATTAAATCAAACCAATGGAGGAAAAATTTTAGAAGGAAAAGAAAATCCTTTTTATGGTAAACATCATACAGAAGAACATAAAACAATTGATTCTTATGATAAACAAGGAACAAAACATACAAAAAATTCAAGTAGTAAATATTCTGGTGTTTCATATGAAAAACCTAGAAACAAATGGAGAGCTACTATGGAACATAGGGGAAAGAGTATCTTTGTTGGAAGATATGATAATGAAATTGATGCTGCTTTAGCCTATAACAAAAAAGCATTAGAAATTTATGGTAGTAATGCTAAATTAAATATTATTGATAATATTGGAGAATAATATAAGTTGTCTATTGATAATGAAATACTAAAATTTATTGAAGAATTAAAATATAAACATAATATAATGCCCTACGCATATCTAAATGATAAAACTTTTGAACCTGGAAAATCTTTTGTACTTTATTCTTCACCTTATTGGGATTATAATGAATTAATTTCAGGAATTAAATCATTGCTTGCTGGTAAATGGTTGGTTGGTGGAAGTGATACTCATTTATTTGAAACTAAATTTGCTAAAAAAATTGGTGATAAGTATGCTGTTTTTTTGAATAGTGGTAGTAGTGCAAATTTGATTATGATAAATGCGTTAAAAATTTATTATGATTGGCCTGATGGATCAGAAATATTAGTATCGCCAGTTGCTTTTCCGACAACCATTAGTGTAATATATCAAAATAATTTAATACCTGTTTTTATTGATTCTGAAAAAAGTACATATAACATTGATCTTAATTTAATTGAAGAAAAAATAACGAATAAAACTAAGGCAATATTTCTAAGTCCAGTTTTAGGCAATAGTCCAGATTTAGATTTTATACTAGAAATATGTGTAAGTCATGATATAAAGCTGATTTTAGACGGATGTGATAGTTTAGGATCTCTTTGGCGATATAATAATTTGAATCAATATGCTGTAGCAACTTCTGAATCTTTTTATCCTGCACATACAATATCTACGATTCAAGGTGGCATGATTAGTTCATCAAATGAAGAAATCATTTTGATTGCTCGTAGATTAGCGACTTGGGGTAGAGGTTGCCATTGTCAATCAACACAAAATCTTTTACCGCTAGGTGCTTGTGGAGAACGCTTTAATAATTGGCTTGCCCCAAAATATTGCGAAACTGTTGATCATCGCTACACGTTTACGGAAATTGGTTTTAACTTGATTCCCCCTGAACTTTTGGGATCTATCGGTTTAAAACAATTAGATAAACTAGATGAAATATTAGATAAAAGGAAATGTAATCATAAAATTATTTCTGAATTGTTTATGAGGTATATAAAGAATATCCATCTACCAGAAGAATTAGAACATTCTGATACGGCATGGTTTGGTAATTTTATAATTTGTGATAATAAAGAATTAAAGCAAAAACTTGTAGCATATTTAGAAAATTCAAAAATACAAACTCGGTCATTATTTTCTGGTAATCTACTCTTGCATCCCGCATATTCGTTTTTAGATGATCATAAGAAGTACCCTGTGGCAAATACTGTATTGGATTTAACATTTTTTACTGGAAATCCCCCACATTATGGTCCAAATATATTGAATTATGTAGAGGATATGTTAAGGAAATTTGATAATGAGTAAAATTTTAATTTTAGGAGATGGTTTACTAGGTTTAGAAATACAAAAACAAACCGGATGGGATTATATAAGTCGTAAAAAAGATAATTTTGATTTTACTGCTTTATATACTTATGTTGATTATTTAAAAAAATATGATGAAATATTAAATTGTATTGGTTATACAGATACTTATAGTGATAATAAACAAAAGCATTGGGATATTAATTATAAAGGTGTAGCTGATTTAGCAGATTATTGTTCGGAATATAGAAAAAAAATTATTCATATAAGTACTGATTATATTTACAGTAATTCTTCCCCTAATGCTTCTGAAAAAGATCCTCCTGCTAATTGCCCTAACTGGTATACATATACTAAATTATTGGCAGATGGACATGTTCAATTACGTTTATTAAATTATCTTATTATTAGAACTTCTTTTAAACCTCGTCCATTTCCATATTCGGAAGCAATACTTCAATTTGGAAATTTTGATTATGTGGATATTGTTGCTTCTTTAATTATTAAATTAATAAATAAAAATGCGATTGGTGTTTATAATGTTGGTACTAAAGTTAAATCTATGGGACAATTAGCACAAGAAACAAATAAAGATATTCAAATCACAAATAAAAAAATACATCGTTCTATGCCTTTAGATATAACTATGAATATTGATAAAATGAAGGAAGCTTTTGAATGAGTAAATATTTAAGTGTAGCGATTCCAACTTATGAATGTAATGGTTATGGCACACTGGTTTTAAGTCATTCTTTTGAAATCTTATATCGGCAAAATTATAAAAATTTTGATATTACAATAAGCGATGACTCGCAAAATAATGATGTTATGAACTTGTGTAAAGAATGGGACAATAAATTAGATATAAAATACCATAAAAATAAAACAAGGTTGGGAGCAGCTTTAAATACAAATAGCGCAATAAAAAAATCAATCGGCAAATGGATAAAAGTATTGTGCATGGATGATTATCTATATGATGAATATTCATTGAACATTATTGTAGATAATTTAGAAGAACATGTAATTTGGTTATTTACAGATTATATTCATACATATGATTGGCATAATTATTTTCGTAGGCATTTACCAGATATAAATCCACAAATTTTTATTAGAAATACTTTAGGATCACCTTCAGCAGTAACGGTAAAAAATATAAATGGTTTACCTGAAATGGATGGAAATTTGAGTTATGCCTACGATTGTGATTGGTATTTTAGATTGTTTATAAAATATGGATATCCAAAACTTGTTAGACAAATGGGAATGGTAAATTATTTGTGGGATGGTTCTATTACTTCGTCTATATCAAGTAATTTGATCGAAAAAGAAAATAAATATATTCTCGATAAATATGGTCTTAAAATATGAAAATACAATTACCAGATGTAACATTGATTGCTTATTCCTGCATAAAAATACCTGAAACAATTTGGGCGATACAAAAAAGTTGCAAAAATATTAATTTTGGTAGTGTGAAATTGATTTCTGATAAAAAACCAGATAATTTACCCGATTTTATTACATGGGAATTTGCACCAACAATAAATCATATTGATAATTTTAATGAATATTTTTTTCGAAAACTTTATAAACATGTAGATACAGAATATTGTTTAACTATTCAATATCATGCGTGGATTGCAACTTCTTCACTTTGGACTAATGAGTTTTTAAATTATGATTATTGCGGTGCGCCTTGGAAGATAATTGATGGTGCATATATGGCAAATGATGGAACTCGTTCGAGGGTGGGCAACGGTGGGCTTTCAATGAGATCTAAGCGATTACTTTCTTTGCCAGAACAAAAGGGATGGAACTTGAGAAGTGAACAAGGTTGGAAAAATGAGGATGGGAATATTTGTTGTTACTATAAAAAAGAATTTTTAGAAGAAGGAATTAAATATGCTCCTGTAGAATTGGCTGCACAATTTTCTTATGAAAATCCTGTACCAGAAAATCAAGGTGTTCCTAGTTTCGGATTTCATAAGTTTATGAATCCTGCAAATAAAGGAGTTTTATGAAAATTAAACCAAAAGCATTTTTTGTAATAAGTGCGTGGAACAATGATGTTTCATGGGTGGAAGAATATACAGATGATTATTTGATTTTCGATAAAAGCCACAACTTGCCTGAAAGTGACAAGATACGAAGAATAAATAATGTAGGATATAACATAAATGATATCTGTTTATATATTATTGAAAATTATAATAATTTACCTCCTCTTGTAGCATTTTTGGAAGGTGATCCTTGGACTCATTGTAAACGAGAAACATTTGATAAACTTATTTATAATGAATTTTTTACACCACTAGAAGATTATTCTAATGTGCCTGAATCTTCTGCTTATCGTAAAGATCCTGTGGATGGTGGATATATGGAAATAAATACATCATGGTATCTTTATTCTCATTCTGAAACACATGGTTCTGAGACACATCGTTATTTTACTTTTTATAATGAATTTTTAGATGCTATATTTGAAAATCCAGAATTTAAAAATCCAAGATATTTAAAATGGATTAGATTTTCTCCAGGTGGACAATATATTGTGCCAAAAGAAAATATTTTATTTTATAGTAAAAAGTTTTATGAGAAATTAATGAGTTATGTAGATTATCATAGAATTCCTGCTGAGGCATTTTTAATAGAACGAGCATTATATTATATTTTTACAAATAAATGGCGAGAGAAATAATGAATGAATTAGATATATTAGCTAGAAAATATGGTACAGATAAAAGAACAAATGATATTGGTCAAAATATTTATCACGGATATACTCCTATTTATTATCAATATTTAAATAATAAAAAACACATTATTAAAAATTTTTTAGAAATAGGAATTAGAGAAGGTTGGAGTCATAAAATGTGGGCAGAATGGTTGCCACTCGCTACTATTTATGGAATTGATAATTTCTCTGATCCTGCTTGTACGATAAAAAAAGAAGATATTGAAACTACTCAAATTAAAGTTATTGTAGGCGATCAGGCAGATGAAGAAGTATTAAATTATTTTAATAATATATCTTTAGATGTTATTATTGATGATGGTTCTCATCGATCTTGGGATCAACAAAAAAGTTTTAATATATTATGGGATTATCTTATTCCTGGTGGTTATTATTTTATTGAAGATTTAGCTGTTTGTTTAATTAGAGAATTTAGAGAATTTGATGATCCAAATTCATCAACTTTAAACTGGATTTTAAATTTAAAAAATAATATTTTATTTTCTCATTATATTTCACAAGATAGATTAAATATAATCATAAATGAAATTGCTAATATCGAAATATATGGCGAATTAGCGGTTATTGAAAAGAAAAAATTATGATCACAACGGATTTAACAGGGAATATTGGCGATCATCTAGTTCGATATCTCATGGTTAGATCAGTTGCAGAAAAGAATAATTATTCATGGGGTATCAATCCAGTAACATCACATGATTATTATAGCGGTAAAGAACAAATGGATTTTCTTGAAATTGATTATGGTGAAATAAATCATACACCTTACGGTCAATTACATTCAAGCATTACAAATACTTGGGAAGAAAAAATAATTCGATATCCAGATTATAACTATCATCCTTTTCAACCAGATATATTCAATGTTCCAGATAATACAAAATTGATTATTTATTGTTGTCATGATGCTCGATACTATGATAAAGAAAAAGTTAGGCAATGGTTATCGATAAAAGAAGAAAAGATTAATGAATATAATCAAATTTTAAATAATAATGGTATTGAATTTAATGAAAATCTTTGTGTGATAAATTGTCGAGGTGGAGAATATAGAGGAATTCCGTCTTTATTTTTAGGACAAGAATACTGGAATCATGCTTTTCAACAAATGCTGAAAATCAATCCTAGAATGAAATTTATTGTTATTACTGAAGATCCTCAATTTTATAAAAACGTATTCAATGTACCCGTATATCATTTTTCAATTGGTTGTGATTATTATGTTATTAATCAAGCAAAAAATTTAATTTTATCTAATAGTGGATTTGCTATATTTCCAGCTTGGTTAAATAAAAATGCAATAAATATTATTGCTCCTAAATATTGGTCAAGGCATAATATTTCAAATGGTTTTTGGGCTAATTCAGACATATGGACATTTGGATTTAATTTTATGAATAGATATGGTAAGTTATTTAATTATGAACAGATTATTGAAGAAGAAAGAACAAAAGGGAAAAATATATGACAGTTATCAATGCTTTTATTTTTTTTAATGAATTGGCGCAATTGGAAGTAAGATTAAATGAATTATACGATGTGGTTGATTATTTTATCCTATCGGAAAGCACAAAAACTCATTCACAAAATCCCAAACCTTTATTTTATAACGAGAATAAAGATTATTTCAAAAAATTTCAAGATAAGATAATTCATCAAATTATAGACGATACCCCTAACAACTATGATGAAATGTTGTCTATGCATCCTAAAAATGAATTGCATAAAAATGTAATCGATAAGGTTATTCGAGCGGATTGGTTTCCTAAAAATCGACCCGATTATGTCGCCATTACTTATGAATCAGAATGTCTTATTAGGGCAATGGATAGATTTGATCTAAATGATATTCTTATTTTAGATGAGGCTGATGAAATTCCTCGTAAGAACGTTATTGAATCTCTTATTCCTCAACTGGATTTAAATGAAATCTATAATTTAGAAAACGATATGTATTTTTATTATTTCAATTGTCTTAAAGAAGAACATTGGTTTGGTAATACAATTTTAACTCTAAAAAATTTCAAGCAATTTTCTCTTTGTGAATTGAGAATGCGTAGGCGTGGATTTTCAGTTTCTAATGCTGGATGGCATTTTTCATATATGGGAGGTGCGGATAAAATCAAATATAAAATTGAATCTCATGCGGAGCAAATGTTAAATACTTCAAAAATAAAAGATAGTATTCAAGATAATATTGACAATTGTATTACCAATGGTCACGATCTATATTTTCGCCCAAGCAAATTTAGTATAGTACCAATTACATTAGAAACCCATCCATTATATATTGTAGAAAACCAAAATAAATTTAAGGATTATATTAAATAATGAATAATGTTTTAGTGACTGGTTGTTCTGGATTCATAGGTGCAATTACAACAGAAATACTTGTAGAGCAAGGATATAGTGTAATTGGATTAGACAATTTTTCATCCAGTTATCCAGAGGCAGTAAATAAAAATATAAAATTTTATTATGGAGATGTACAAGATAAATATGTGTTAAACCGCATATTTGCCGATAATAAAATAGATTTCGTATTTCACTTTGCCGCCGAATCAATTATAGATAAATCTATGATTGATCCTTCTTTATTTTTTAATGCTAATATAAGTGGTGGAATTACATTATTAGATACAATGCGAGAACATGGAGTTAATAAATTTATACATTCTTCTACTGCATCATCATATGGAATACCATTATATACTCCTATTGATGAAAATCATCCTCAAAATCCTATAAATGCTTATGGTGAATCAAAATATATTTTTGAAAGAATATTAAAGTGGTATCAAAAATGTTATGATCTTGATTATGTAATGTTTAGGTATTTTAATGTGGGCGGTTCTACCTTGTTAAATGGTGAAAGACGTAAAGAAGAAACAAGATTATTGCCAACTATAATGAGATGTATAAAAAATAATCAAACCTTAAAAATATTTGGAAATGACTATGATACTAAAGACGGTACGGCAGTAAGAGATTATTTGCATGTAGTCGATGTAGCTAATGCTCATATTTTAGCAATGAATAAATTTGATACTGTAAAAAATGATGTTTATAATTTAGGGAGTGAAGAAGGTTTTTCTTTGTTAGAAATTATTGAACTATCTGAAAAGATTACTAAGTATAAAATAAATTATGAATTTACAGATAGACGGCCAGGTGATCCTTCTGTACTAATTGCATCAAGAGATAGGGCTATAAATAAATTAGGTTGGCAACCAGATTATTCTAATCTATCATGTGTTATAAAAGATACTTGGAGGTGGTTTAATACATATGGCAGTATATAATTATTTTACTTTTTATAATAATTTTAATTATTTAAAAATACGATATAAAAACCATAAATTATTTTTGGAAATAAAATGAAATTTACTCAATATATAAAAGATAATTATGTAATTAAAATTGATAATAATAAAATAGAACAGGCAATTCAAGGAATTTTATATTGTATTAATAATAATATTCAAATTTTTATTATTGGCAATGGCGGTAGTGCATATTCTGGTTCTCATTTTGCGCAGGATCTAGTAAAGGTTTGCAATGCGAAAGCAAGTAGTTTAACGGATAATATTGGTTTAGTCACAGCTTTTGCTAATGATGTTGATTATGCGTCAATTTTTTTAGAACAATTAAAACGGTATAATGAACAATATTTATTGATTGCTATTTCCTGTTCTGGTTGTTCTAAAAACATTATTAATGCTGTTTGGTATACAAAATTTACTAGAAACTTACCTGCAATAAGTTTTACATCTCCGTCTTATGAAAAATCAACATTGTCTTTATATACTGATTTAGATATATGTATTAATGCTAAAAATATATTTATTGGCGAATCTATTCATTCAATAATTTTTCATTTTATTATTGATGAATTAAAAAGGCGTTTAAATGATAATTAGTAAAACACCATTTCGAATATCTTTATTTGGAGGTGGTACGGATTTTCCATCATTTTATAAGCGACATAATGGAGAGGTTCTTTCGACAACTATAGATAAATATGTATATGTAATTGCTAAAAAGAGATTTGATAATAATATTCGATTGGGATATAGTACAACAGAAAACGTGTCAAATTTAAATAATTTAAAACACGAATTGGCTAGAGAAGCAATTAAAAAAGTTGATGTATGTGGTATTGAAATTTCAACTATGGCCGATATTCCTGGGGGTTCTGGTTTAGGAAGTTCAAGTGCAGTAACGGTAGGATTATTACATATACTTTATGCTTATAAAAATAAATCTATATCAAAGGATATGTTAGTAAAGGAAGCAATAGATATAGAAATAAATAAATTGCATAAACATATCGGTATTCAAGATCAAATAGCGGTTACTTATGGTGGTTTTAATCAAATAAAATTTACAAATCAACAACCACATTTTAATGTTTTTACATTTTGCTCTCAAGATATTGTTGAAGAATTAGAAAAAAATTTATTACTTTTTTATACTGGCAATACAAGAATGGCAACAAATATTTTAGAAGAACAAAATAATAATTCAGAAAAAAATTTTAATATTTTAATTGAATTATTGGGCTTATGTAAAGAAGCGAAATATCAATTAATAAAAGGCAATATAGAAATAATTGGCACATTATTATATGAATCATGGAAATTAAAAAAACAATTGGCTTCTAAAATTACAAATAATAACATTGATGAATTATATAATTTTTTAATTAAAAATGGTGTAAGTGGTGGAAAATTATTAGGTGCGGGAGGAGGAGGATTTATATTAGCGTTTTGTTTACCCGATAAACAAAAAAAATTATTAGAAGAAACCAAAATAAAAAATATTCAAAATTTACCATTTAAATTTGAAAAAGGAGGAAGTAGAATTGTTTTTAATGATCAATAGGTATAAATATGATTGAATTTATGAAATTTCTAATAAATCTTGATGAAAGAAAAGATAGGCTAGAAGAATCAAAAGTTGAAATTGCTAAGTTAGGTTTTACAGATGTAATACGTTTTCCGGCGATAAAAACTGAAAATGGTTTATTTGGTTGCTTATTATCTCATCTTTATTGCTTAAATTTTGCATATCAGCAACAAAAATCAGCAATGATATTTGAAGATGATTTTAAACTTATTAATGAATATAATGAAATATTGCCAAAAGCATTAAATGAATTAGAACAAAAAGATTGGAGTTTGTTTTATCTTGGAGGGAACATTTATCAAGGTGAAGTGATACAAGAAACAGACCATCTCGGAAGATTAACATTTTGCCAAAGTACACATTCTATATGTGTAAATTACAAATATATTCCTCAAATTATTTTTACTATTCTAGGTATTTATGGAATGCCGCTGGATCTAATTTATTGTAATTATATTATTCCAAATTTACCTTGCTATATTACAGTACCTAAAATGATTGCCATTCAAAGAGATTCATATAGCGATATTGAAATGCAAAATGTAAATTATTCTAGTTGGATGGAAAAACGGTATTATGCAAAATTAAAGTTGTTCGATAAAAACCCTTGACAAATTTACAAATGTGTGATAAAATCTTTGTAATCCCCCTATAAAAGTAATAAAAAATATATAAAAGGAGTAAATTTGACCTAAAAATATATTGAATTTCAAATAAAATGTTGTTTTTATTATATTTCACAATGTTATAAAAAATAATAATTATAAGAAATAAAAATTATAAAGGAGAATAATTAAATATGGCAAGTAAAGGATTGGAACTGCCTCAGACTCGCGGTAATTTTCAACTAAAAGGGAAGGTGTTAGGAGTATCAAAAGACACGTTTTATAAGTCAACAAAGACCAAGACCAATAAGGATTGGAGGTCTGTGAATTTTGGCGTTCAGGTTTCCAAGGATAGTGTTTTATATGTAACCTTCAATGGTATGCCTCAGGACTTTGTATACTACTCTGGCAAACCAAAGGGTGCTGATAAAAATACAAAGAATGAAACTGTAAAAGTTGAATGGAAAAATCGCAATAAGTTTTCCAAAGAAGGTTATCGTTTAATAGGAATTAACCTCGGATTAGTGAAAACCCATGACGAAAAGGGCAAGGAAGTAAATGATAAGCGTACACTTCATCCCTTTGATGCTGCTGAATATGTAAAGGAACATCTTGAAGATGGCATGTCTGTATTTATTCGAGGGCAGTTGGAATATAGTCATTATCAAAATCAGAATGGTGATATTGTTAATTCCGTAAAACTAATTCCTCAGCAAATCTCTCGTTGCCAAGATGTTGATTTTGATGCTGATGATTTTGAGGTAACAGCGAACTTTACTCAAAATCTTGTTTTCCAAAGTATTGAAAAAGACGAAGAACAAGAGGGTAGATTTGTTCTTATCGGCAATGTTGTAAATTATAATTCTATTGAAACTTCTGAATTTTATATTGAAAATAATAAGTTGGCTTCTAATTTTAGGAAAAATCTTAAGCCTTATACTTTTATTGAAACCTATGGGGACATTACAACTATTCGCAATACCGATGAAGTAGATGTGGATAATGAAGATGATGATGGGTGGGGTACAGGCAATAAAATGAAGCGTACTTTTGCTCCTTATAGAACCCTCAGGCTAATTACTGGTGCTGACAAGGATACCGTAGATACAGAAACTTATTCTGAAAAGAAGATGGATGCGGCTTTGGAAGAATTAAAGAAGTTAGCAGATAAAGAAAAGGAATTTGAAACTGCTGGTGGTAGTAGTAACGATGATGATTGGGGTAGTAAATCTGATGATGATGAGGATGATTCGGATACTCCTTGGTAAGAATGGGTAGGAGTGAGTAAATATAAGGAATGGTGCGATCATTCCTTTCTTTTCTATAATTGATAATATGAATAATAATATAAGCGGTATATATTGTATTGAAAATATAATAAATAATAAAAAATATATTGGTGCTAGTATCAACATACAAGATAGAAATAATCATCATTTTGCTGCTTTAAAAAAGAATAATCACTATAATCCTTATTTACAAAAAGAATGGAACGAATTTGGAGAAAATAGCTATATTCTTTGGATTGTTGAAGAGAATTTATCGTTAGAGGAGCTAGATGAAAAAGAAATATATTATATAAGAGAATTAAAATCTCACTTTACTGAGTGGGGATATAATGTTGCTTGGGGAGGAACAGCAGGAAATTTATTTGAAGGTTATACACATAAAGAAGAATCAAAAAAACAAATAGGTAATTCTGTACGAGGTGAAAAGAATGGTTTTTATGGCAGAAAACATACCGATGAAACAAGAAAAAAAATGAAAGCGAGTCATAAAGATTATTCTGGTGAAAATCATCCTCAATATGGAAAAAAACACAGTAAAGAACTAAGAGAACAAAATTCTAAAGTTCAACAGGGTTCTAAAAATAGAAAAAATACTACTAGTAAATATGTTGGTGTAGCAAAAACATCAAATAATAGTTGGTCTGTTCATATAACCCATGAAAGAAAAACATATTATTTAGGAAGATATAAAACTGAAATAGAAGCCGCATTGGTTTATAATAAAAAAGCATTGGAAATATTTGGGCCTAATGCAAAATTAAATATAATTTTGCATAACTAATAAAGGAGAAAAGCATAAATGATAAAATATAAACTTAATGTTCCTAAAACAAGTCTTGGATCATTCAGGCATTATTGGCGCGGTATACCAAAAATAGGAAAAACATCTTTGTTTCGAGATTTAGTTATTGAAGCTTATGGCGATCCAAAACACGGTTTGCTAATAGCCCCCGGTAATGAAACGGGTTTTTCTAGTTTATCGAATCTTTATCCGGTGGAAGCTCCTGATTGGAATACATTTGTTGAACATATAGATGACTTGGTTGAAAATAAGTCAGAAAATGAATTTAAAATTATTGCTATTGATACTGTAGATGAACTTGTTTCTATAGCAACCGAAAAGGTTTTGAAGATTCATTTTCAGCGAAAAGGAGAAAAATGCCACAGTCTCAATGCCGCGCTTGGGGGATTCGGACAGGGACATACAATGGTTCAAAAATTAATTAATGATCAAATTCGCCGCTTAGAAGCTGCTGGATATGGATTAGTTTTTATTTCTCATACTAAGATTAGAGAAATTAAAGAAAAGAATATGGATAGTGCATATATGCAATTGACATCCAATATGGAATCCCGTTTCGACAAAATTTTTAGTGACAAAGCCGATATTATCGCCACCATGTACATTGAAAAAAATGTTCAAGATAGCGAGTTAGTAAGTACAGAACGTTATATTTATTTTAGATCGGATGGATTTGTAGATGCTGGTACACGATTTCCCAATATACCAGAACGAGTACCATTATCGGCAAAAGAATATTTGAAAGCATTTAAAATTGGTGTAATGTCTGCCTTTGATAATAAAGTGACAGATAAAGAATTAAAGCGTTTACAAGAACAAGAACTTAAAGAAAAAGAAGAAAAAGCTGCTGAATATGTTGAAAAAGCTAAAACCGGCGATGTTGAACATGCCGCCGAACTTCAAACATCAGATGATTATCGCAAATTAATTGATGAAAAACTTTCTGAGTTAGATAAAGAAACTAAAAATCAAAAACGTGCTGAAGTAAAAGAAAAGGGACTTCCAACAAATTTGAAGACTATTGAAGATGTTGAAGTTTTAAAACAGATTTTAAAAGTTATTTCTAATTAATAAAAGAATAATGATGTTATGGTGAAAATATGAGCAGGAACGATTTATTCTTTCCTGCTCATATTTATAATAAAGGAAATTTGCAAAATGATTATACAAACAACTAGGATTTGCAATGAATGTAAAACCAATGTGGTTCTTGAAGAATATAATTTTGTTCTTTACAAGAATAAATATTATCATTTTGATTGTTATGTAAGTAGTTTGGTGAATAAAAAGCGTAATCCTTTAGAAATAGGGGAGGCGAGAAGGATTGCGAGAGAATTGAAAGATCAAAGCAAAGATGTTGTAAATGATATTATAGCAAAAAATCATCTTTATACTTGGTTGCGAAAAAAATATGAAATAATTGTTATGCCTTCTTATATTTTTACACGTTTGGAAAGTGTATTTAAAGGTGATTATAAAGGTATGGATAGATCTATTCCGGCTGAAGATTTATTAGATATGTGGAAAAGAAAATGGAGTGATTTAAATGATCTTTATGGTTGGAATGTTAAAAAAGGTAAAAGCATGGATTCTATTGGTAGATTACTTTATGATTTAGCAGTAATATTAGCAAAAACAACTAGTTATTATTCATGGAAAGAAAATCAAAAGATAACTGAACAAAAAATAAAAGAATTACAATTAGAAAATCGAAATAAAATTAATTACGATAATATTAATTCAAAAGTTAAAAGTAAAACCAATAATAGTTTTGAATTAAATGAACTTATTGATGAAGTTTAATGGAGGTATATGGAAGCAATTGCCAATGTACAGAATGAAATATTATTAATTGGTTGTTTTTTTAAAGAACCTAGTTTGTTTATAGAATATAGTAAGTTCATTAAGTCAAAATATGATTTTCAAGATGAAGTATGCAAATTCTTATATGATAACGGTGAAATAATTTTCAAGAAAAGAACACAGAATTTTAATCAAAGTTCTATAAATCTTTTTATGTCAGAAGATAGTGAAAGATTAACAATATATAGAAAATACGGTGGTTGGGACACAATTGATGCATGGATGAATTTAGCACAAACGGATGACTTTAAATTATATTTTGAAGTTTTAAAAAAATATTCATTATTGAGGGAATATGGAAGAAACGGTTTTAATGTTCAAAAAATAATAGATCATCCTAAATTTAATTTATTTGGTGCATTAGATATTTATAAATTAATTCGTAGCAAAGCCGATAAAATTCATACAGTAATTTTAACTAATAATGAAGCAAAAGTATTGAATGAAGGCATGAGTAATATTATTACTGATTGTTTAGAAGTTCCCGACATGGGCGTTACATTTCCGTTTCCTATCTTAAATGATTTATTTCGTGGAATTAGAACTAAAACAATGATGTCAATTGCCATGCTTTCCAATTTTGGAAAATCAAGATTAATGTTTAAAGCAATAGCTTATCTGGCATTGGTTCAAAAGCAAAAAGTATTTGTAATGTTAAATGAAATGAGTTTACAAGATATGAAATTGGCATTATTAATAACTTGTCTTAATAATCCCGAATTTCAACAAATACATGGTTATAAAATGCATAAAAAAGAGCGTGAAATAGCATTGGGATTATATAAAGACAATAATGGTGAATTTATATATCGTGAACGAGATGATGATGGTAATTTTGTTGAATCTATTGATATATTTATTGGAAAATTAAAAAAGAAATCTGTTGAATATAATCAAATAATGGAAGTTGCTAATTGGATTGAAAAAGAATCAGATGGACTTATTTATGTAATGGATGTTTCTACAGATTATAGTTTTGTAAACTTAGAACATCAAATGCGTAAAATGAAAATGATTTACTCTGTTTCTTATATGTTTTATGATACTTTAAAAAATCCAATTAGTGATATTGGTAATTGGGCGGCACTTAAAGAAGTTACAACTAAATTAAGAGAATTGGTATCAGAATTAGATATATGGTTATATTGTTCTCAACAACTTAGTGATGATTCCAATTTTACTCCACCGATGGAATTAAATTCTTCAAATATAGCTTCTGCTAAACATACAGTTCATATACTTGATCAAATGATTATGTTTAAAGAAGTTGATAAAGAAGATTATTGCAAATATTATTATTTTGAAAGCAATCCTGATGAAGATTGGGGTAAAGCAAAAGAGCGTAGTTTTGATTTAAATAAAAAACATTATATTGCAGTTGTACAAAAAAATAGAGCTGGTGCTAGAAAGAAACTGGTCTTTAGCGTGGATCTTGATTTAAATAAATGGATAGAATTAGGAGAGGTATTTAAAAAATAATAATGAATGAATGCTCAAGAGATTAAGGAATATTTATACAATAATCAAAAAGTAGAAACTTTACTTGAACATATTGGATGTCAGCATATAAAATGGCATTCTTCTGGATATTGGACAGCGGGTAATCCACCTCCTGCCGATAATAAACAAGCAATTACTATATATGCTCCGAATTTAAATGTAATAAATTATACAAGAGATTTATCTATTCCAAGTGATATATTTACGTTAGTACAATTTTATAAAGAACTAAATTTCTTTCAAGCACTTAAATATATTTGTGAGTTATTTGAAATAAATCCTTATTTGGTAGATGCTAATTTACCTGAATCTCTTCGAATAACTAAAGAATTAAAGGCAATGAATTCTGGCAATTGTCATGAAGAAGATATACCAATAAAACCTATTTCAGAAAACATTCTTACATATTATCAAACCCCTTGCGTCAATGATATGTTTCTACGAGATGGTATAAGTTATGAGACTCAGAAAATTTTTGAAATTGGATATGATAGTTTTACAAATAGAATAACTATTCCAATACGTGATGAAACCAGCATTTTATGTGGAGTAAAGGGAAGGCTATTCAAAGATAAACTTGATGAAGATGATTTAAAGTACCTCTATATCGAGCCTTGTCCAAGACAAAAAATACTCTATGGATATCATCTTACATATCCTTATATAAAAGAAAAGAATTGGGCATGGGTCACAGAAGCAGAAAAAGGTGTTTTACAACTATGGAGTTATGGTTACAAAAACGCTGTTGCTACTGGTGGTGAAAAGGTATCTAAAACCCAAATAGAGAAATTAAGTAGATTAGCTGTTCCTATCTGTATCGCTTTTGATAAAGATGTGAGTGAAGAAAAGGTACAACATATGGCAAATCAATTTATAGATGGAATAGAAATTTGGGCAATGTTCGATAGAGATAATATTTTGGGAGAAAAGGAATCACCTTCCGATAATTGCCAAAAATTTGAAAAATTGGCAAAGGACAATATATATAGAATTAAATAATAGGAACACAATATGGAAAATAAAATAGATTTTGATAAATTTTGGGAATCAATTCCATTAGATAGAAATGATGAAGAATGTCCTAATAATTGTTGTCAACCATTAGTAGGAATACGCGTGTTAAATAGAAAAATAAATGATCATTATGTTCAAAGTGCATGGAATTGTGATAAGTGTGGATCATTGGTTATTATGGTTGATGAATTGCACGATCAAGATTGTCCCTTATGTGGTTGTGGTGGTCAATTTACAATATCGCAGGTAAATAAATATAAAATCATAAATTCAAATGATCTAAAAATTATTTTAGAAGAAGGTATTGATGATTATTGGCAATCAGAGAATTTTCCATTAATAAATAAATTAAGAGAATTGGTTGGATTAGAAGTATATTCTCCTGAACTAATGGAAAGAATTCGTGAGTATTGGAGAAATTTATAATAAAAAATAGTTTTTATTGGGTTTTTATAATAAATAAGAATAATATATAAAGGATAAAATGCTTGAAATAAATAAAATATATAATATGGACTGTGTTCAAGGATTAAATTTAATAGAAGATAATTCTGTAGATTTAATAATTATTGATCCTCCATACATAGTTACAAAAGAACAATGGGACAAAAAAGATGTTGTTTCCCCTCAATTATCCAAAGAATTATTTCGGGTATTGAAATCAACTGGAAATTTTTATTGTTGGGGCGGTATTGGTGAAAAATCTCAAACTATAATTAATTGGTTTTTGATATTCAAAAATACTGGATGGTATTTTAAAGATTGGATTACATGGAAAAAACAACGTGGAATGGGAATGAGAAAGGGGTGGCTTTACACCAGAGAAGAAGTTTTGTGGTTTGTAAAAGATAATAAAAAGTTTATTTGGAATACAGAATGTCAATATTCTACAGAAAAATATGATGATGCCTGGATTAAGAGATTAAAAAAAGAATATAAAAGACTAACAAATGTGTGGACTGATATAAAAGAGGAAACTTTATCTGGTCTTACAGGAATAAAAGATATTATTAAGAAAGATAAAAATCATTTTACTCCAAAACCAGAAAAAGCAATTGAACGAATAATTCTCGCTCATACAACTAAAAATGATATAGTGTTGGATTGTTTTTTGGGATCTGGTACTACTGCTTATTGTGCAAAAAAATTAAATCGAAATTATATAGGAATTGATAATAACAAATATTATTGTGAAATAGCGGAAGAACGACTAGAAAAAATATAATAAAAAGAAAGTTTTATCGTAAATCACACCCCATATATGGGAGATATAAACAATTGATCCCTATATATAGGGGGTAAAAAACCAATAAAAGGACTATTTTATTATAAATTATAAGAGATAAATACATTGAATAAAACTAAAGATTTAATTGGACAAAAATTTAATAAATTAACTGTTGTAAAACGAGTTGAGAAACCGAAAAATCAAAAATCCGGTGCATTTTGGTTATGTGTATGTGATTGTGGAAATGAAAAAATTTTAAAAACAAGTGATTTAAAATCGGGTAGAGTAAAATCTTGCGGTTGTTTATTAAAAGAAGGAAATAAGGGAAATAGTGTTTTAAAATTAAATGGACAGAAATTTGGAAGATTATTGGTTTTATCTTTTGCGTATATGAATAGAAAACATAGTTATTGGAATTGTTTATGTGATTGTGGAAAAAACGCGGTTGTTATAGGTAGTAATTTAAAAAATGGAACAACTCAATCGTGTGGTTGCCTTAGAATCGAAAAATTGAGAGAAGCTTGTTTTGTAGATTTAACTGGCATAAAATTTAATCGTCTATTAGTTCTTCGACAAATTAAATACGAAAATAAGAAAAAAACTTATTGGGAATGTATATGTGATTGCGGAAATAAAATTATTGTACAACATGGTAGTTTACGTAGTGGTAATACTCAATCTTGCGGATGTCTTTCTTTTGATAAATTAAATATTAATAAAATTAATAAAGATAGAGATTATGTACTTATAAATAGAATTATTAAAAACTATAAACAAAGGGCTAAAAATAAAAATATAGAATTTAATTTGTCAAGGGAATATTTTACCGAATTAGTACGCGGAAATTGTTATTATTGTGGAGAAATAGCAAGTAATATATTGATTAATAAAACAGGTGAAATTTTTAATTATAATGGGATAGACAGAATTGATTCAAATAAGGGATATATTGAAAATAATGTAGTTTCGTGCTGTAAAATATGTAATAAATCAAAAAATAATATGCCTCAAAATTTATTTATAGAATGGTTAAAAAAGGCATATATAAATATAAATAATAAAGGATTATAAATGAAATATAAATTAGTTAATGATTATAATTTAAACAAAAATTCTCCCAAAGAGATAATATTAAATAATCGAGGAATAGATGCTAAAAAATATCTCACGTTGGACGACTCTTGCTTACATTCTTTTTCGTCATTGGCGAACATTCAAGAAGCGGTAAGTTTACTTTTAAAACACATTGAACTTTTAAGTGATATTGGTATTGTTGTAGATTCCGATGCTGATGGACAATGTTCTGCTAGTATTTTATATCAATATTTGAAAGAAATTTATCCTGAAGGACATATTGAATATTATATTCATACCAAAAAACAACATGGCCTTAGTTCTGAGATAAAAATACCAAATAATATTAAACTTCTTTTTGTACCGGATGCTGGAACTAATGATGTTAATCAATGTAAGGCACTACGAGAAAGAGGTATTGATGTTATTATTTTAGATCACCACCAAAGAGAAATAGATAACCCTTATGCTGTTATTGTTAATCCTCAACTTGACAATTATCCGAATAATGAACTATCTGGTGGTGCTGTAGTATATAAGTATTTGCAGGCATTGGACGATGAGTTATGGGAAAATAGAGCAGATAAGTATTTGGATTTAGTTGCATTATCTATTATTGCTGATAGTATGGATCTTCGCCCCTATGAAAACAAAAGACTAGTGGATAAGGGATTAAGCAATATTCAAAATCCTCTATTTCAAGCACTAATTCAAAAGCAAGATTATTCTATTGGTGGTGTAGTAAATATTATTAATGTGATGTTTTATATTATTCCATTAATCAACGGATTGATTCGTTCTTCTACTCAGGAAGAAAAAGAAATGATGTTTAAAGCGTTTTCTCAAATGTATGAAGAATTTGATTATAAGAAACGTGGTGAAACAGAACTAGTCAAAGAAGATATTTATACTAGAGTTGCCAGATTGTGCGTAAATTGTAAAGCAAAGCAGAATAGGGAAGTGGATAAGGTATTAGAGTCTATAAATCAGAACATTGAGAAATATAAATGGAATGAAAACAAAATTTTATTTGCTAATGCTGATAATTTAGACGGTAGTTATATTGGTTTAGTTGCTATGAAACTTGCTTCACAATATTCTAAACCTTGTATTTTAGTACGTGAACTGGATTGGAAAAAAGGTTTTCTTAATGGTAGTGGCAGAAACTATGACAATTCAGCGATTGACAATCTAAAAGATTTTATGTTGAGTACAGGTTTGGTTAGTTTTGCCGCTGGACATAATTCTGCATTTGGCTGTGAAATCAAAAAAGAAAATATCAAAGATGTTATTGCTAAAACCAATGAAATGCTTATTGATGTTGATTTCGATAAAGTTTATCATGTAGATTTTATTCTTTCACCAGAAGAATTAACTTATGATTTTGTATTACAGGTAAATGAATTAAAAGATTATTATGGGCAGAACATTGGAGAATGTCTAGTAGCTGTAGAAAACATCAAAATGAACACTAAAGACATTGAAATTATGGGTGCTAATAAAGATACATGGAAGTTTATGCTAAATGATGATGTTTCAATAATTCGCTTTAAATGCAAAGAGGATGATGAAATTTTACGATTAATTAATGAAGATTGGGGTGGTACGGAGATTTGTGTTACAATTGTTGGAAGATGTGGCATAAATAATTTTAATCAAATTTCTAGTCCACAATTGGTTGTTTCAGATTACATCATAAATAAATAAAAGGATAATAATGGTCAGATATACATACGATGTAGAAATATTTCCCAATTTTTTTTCAAGTACATTTTTAAATTCTGATAATGAATCAGAGCAACACGTATTTGTAATAGCGCCAGGGCGAAACGATATTAAATCTCTCTATCATTTCTTAGACCATGAAATGATACTTATTGGTTTTAACAACATTCTCTTTGATGGTGCTATTTTACATTTTATTACTGAATATTATCAACAAAATATAAATGTAAAACCAAAAGAAATAAATCCTGAAATATATAATTTTTCCAACTCTCTTATTAATTCTAATCGTATGGCATTTGATACAAAAACACGTAATCATCAAAGACCGAATAATGTAAAGTACAAACAAATTGACTTGATGAAACTCATGGCCTTTGATAAGTTAGGCGTGTCCCTCAAACAAATTAGTATCAATCTTCTCTGGCACAAAGTACAAGATTTACCTTTACCTTATGATCACCATGTTCAACTAGAAGAATACGAAAAGGTTTTAAGTTATAACTTGAACGATGTTCTTATTACTCAAAAATTACTTCAATCCTTATCTTCTCAACTTGAATTACGTGAAAAACTAAGTGAAGAATATGAAGTTGATTTAATGAGTGCAAGTGATTCCAAGATGGCAGATGTTATTTTAGAGCATATATACTGCAAAGCAACAGGAATAACTTCTAAAGAATTGCGTAACTTGCGAACAGAAAGAGATAGTATTCGTGTTGGTGATTGTTTAGGTAAGAACATTGAATTTAAAACTAATCGTCTAAAACGAATAAAAAGAGAAATTGAAGAAAAGGTTGTTCACAAAGAAGATAATTTTAAATATAGTAAGACAGTAAAGTTTGCAAATGTTACTTATGAATTAGGAGTAGGTGGTTTGCATAGTGTTGATAAACCAGGATATTTTATATCTACGGATAAGATAAAAATAATGGATAAAGATGTAGCGTCATACTACCCATCTATTATGATCAACAATAATCTTTATTCTGAACATCTCGATCCTAAATTTGTTAATATTCTTAAGCGTATTACTAAAGAACGATTGAAAGCCAAGAAAAGCGGAGATAAAATTAAAGCCGATAGTCTTAAGATCACAATTAATAGCATTTTTGGAAAATTGGGCAGTGATGTTTTTTGGCTTTATGATCCAAAACAATTATTATCTGTAACGGTAAGTGGACAGTTATATTTATTAATGTTAATAGAAGCCTTGGTAGTAGAAGGAATTGAAGTTATTTCTACAAATACAGACGGTATAGTATTACATTTGCCAGTAGAATTAGAAAATAAATGTCAAGAAATTTCTGAATGGTGGCAAAAGAAAACAGGTTTTGTTCTTGAAGATACTGAATATCTGGCATATTATAGAAGCGATGTTAATAACTACATAACGGTTAAACCAGATGGTAAAACTAAGGAAAAAGGACGTTACTTAAAAACTGTTGAATTAAAACGGGCATTTCGTCATCCCATTGTTCCTAAAGCGTTGTATGATTATTTTGTAAATAAGATTTCCGTTATTGACACTTTGAAGAAATCTGACAATATTTTGGATTTCTGTATATCTCAAAAGACAGGTGGAGATTTTATTTTAGAGTTTCATAAAGATGATAATATTATTCAACTTCAAAAAAACAATAGATTTTTCGTGTCAAACAACGGTGGTAAACTAATCAAACGCAGAATGTCTAATGGAACAGAAATTGGTTTATATGTTGGCAAACTAACTACAATATTAAATGATTATGATGCTTCCATACCTATAGAAAAATATAATATTGATTATGCCTTTTATGAAGAAGAAGCCCAAAAATACATTACAGACATTGAAAATAATCAAGATATTGAACCATTTAGTTTTGAAGATGAGCCAGAAGATTATGTAGATCCAGAAGCGTTACGAGAAACAGAAATTGAAGGTGTTGTTTCTATTCTAAAAGGTATTAAAAGTATACCTAGTAAATTAATTGATAATTTAGCATACATAAATAAAAATTTTACTGGAAATGATTTCTTAGACTTGCTTGTATATTGTGAAGAAAATTCTCTGATTTCTAGTAAATTTAAAGACTTGATAAAAATAAATTATTTTGATAAATTTGGTAGCAATAAAAAACAACTTTGGTTTTTTGAAGAATTTACTAATGGGAAGAATAGATACAAGAAAACATTAACCGATAAATCTAAAGTAAAACGATTAGAAGAATTACGTTTATCGTATGATTTTCAGGATGAAAAAAGTTTTACTATTTTTGAGCAAATAAATAACGAGATAGAAGTTGCTGGCAATATTCGAACTAAGTTTGATGTAGATAAAAGATATGCTGTTGTAAAGAAAATTGATACTAAATATACTCCTAAAATAGAATTATATCCTTTATCGACTGGCACTTGCCAAGTTGTAAAAGTATCTAAAAAAATATTTGATTCTCATCCTTTTACTGAAGGTGATATTCTTCTCTGTAAATCATTCAAAAAGAAAAATTCTATGCGTAAGAATGAGAATGGTGAGTGGGAACAAGTTCCTGATAAGATAGATTGGTGGATGGAAACTTATTTTATTACAGAAAAGGAACATGAATTTTTATCCAAGTCTTGACAAATTTGTAATTCTGTGATAATATATAACATCTATAAATAATAAATTATAAAATAATAACAAGGATAATAAATAATAAATGGATTTTTCCGAAGGTCAAATTGTTGAATTTGATGGAACACCCACATTTGAGAAATTCTATAGTCCCGATTCCAGTTGGGGTTCTTATTTGGTTTCTCTTGATAAAGAAATTCCTCAGGCGAAACAAATTTTCAATACTGATTTTATAACCGATAAAATTGATTCTTATTATCAAATTAATTTATCCGGTAAAACTCAACAACTTACAATCGGTATGCCTTATCGTTTCAAAGCTAAACTAACAAATCACTCAAAGTATGGTTGGGGTTACGAGATTCTTAAGAGTAGTCAAGAACTTCCTAAGACTGTAGATCAACAACAAAAGTTTTTAGAAAGTATTGTTACTCCTAATCAGGCACAAGTTCTATTAGAAGCATATCCAGACATTATTGAGAAAGTTATTAGTGGTAACGAAGGTGATATTGATTTAAATAATACTAAGGGCATTAAAGATCATACTTGGAAGTTGATTAGGGAAAAGATTATTAGTAATTATGCTATTGCTGATGTTCTTACATTACTATCTCCCCTTGGGATTTCGTTTTCAAAAATACACAAACTTTTAAATTTTGAACCTAATGCCGAATTATTGAAACAAAAGTTATTAAATGATCCATATATTATTATAGATATACCTGGAATAAGTTTCAAACAAGCAGATAATATAGCAATAAAACTTAATCCAGAAATGAAACATTCTGATAAAAGAGTCATTTCATTTATAAAAAATTATCTACGAGAATTAGGTGATGGTTCTGGACATACTTGGCTGTATTTAGATGATCTTACAATTGCTGTAAAAGAAAACCTAATTGAGTGTGAAGAAATTTATCAATCCGTAATTGAAAAAGAAAAAGGGTTTACCACTTTTTTACATTTTGAAAAAGATGAAGATGATAATTGGAAAGTAGGATTAGACTATTATTATTGGGTTGAACGAGAAATATGGAGATACGTTAAAGAATTTAGTGAAAGTGAGCTTCTTGAAATTACACAAGAAGAAATTAATGAAGGTATAAAGAAAGCTGAAGAAGATCAGGGATTTATTTTCTCTGAAGAACAAAGGGAAGCATTAATAAATATCACTAAAAACAATTTCAATCTTCTTTGTGGTCCTGCCGGTACTGGCAAATCGTCTATATCACGAGGTATCCTAAATATTTATAGTAATCACCCTATTGCTTGCGCTACACTTGCCGCTAAAGCTTCTAAAAGATTAGAAGAAGTTACCGGATATCCTAGTTCAACGCTGCATAGACTCTTGGGGGCAGATGGATTAAATAACTTTAAATTTGATGAATATTTAAAATTGCCTTATGATGTTATTTTAATTGATGAATGTTCAATGTTAAATGGTTATTTATTTCTTAATTTATTCAAGGCAATTCAAACTGGAACAAAAGTTATTTTAGTAGGCGATAACTTCCAATTACCTCCTATCGGCTATGCCAATATTTTTTCTGATTTATTGGATAAAGAAGGATTACAATTAAATAAATTAACTAAGATACATCGGCAAGCTGAAAAATCAGGAATTATTTCAGATGCTAACAAAATAAGAGTTGGTAAAAATCCTGTTCCACAAAAGAGTTTTAAAATTGTTCATGGCGAATTAGAAGATCTTTATTATATGTTTAGAGATTCACGCGATGCTTTGAATGAAATAGCGGTAAAAACATTTTTACGTTCAATTACTGAGGAAAGTCTAAGTTTAGATGAAGTAATTATTCTTACACCTAGAAAAAAGGATTGTATTAATAGCACTAAAAAAATAAATAGACAAATACAAGATATATTATTATCAGATGATGTTCCTTATATGGAATATGGTGAAATAAAATATAAAATTGGTTCTAAGGTAATACATATTAGAAACGATTACGAAAAAGGTGTAATGAATGGAACTTTAGGATATGTAGATAGTTTAGGTATAAATCCAGATGGAGAAAAGGTTTTAGTGGTGAAATACGATGATCAATATATTCAATACACTAAAACAGAATTAAAAGATATAGATTTAGCTTATGCTTTAACAACACACAAATTCCAAGGAAGCCAGTGTCATACAATAATATCTTTAATTGATAATACACATTTTATGCTTTTAGATCGATGTTATCTTTACACAACTGTTACCAGAGCAATAAAGCGATGTCTTATTCTTGCTGAACCTTGGGCCTTCAATAAAGCAATTGAAACTGATAAAAATACAAGTAGAAATACGTGGCTTAAATTATTATAAAATAATTCTTTTATAAGGAGAAAAATATGGAATATAAATACAAATGCATTTATGACGATCCATTTACAGGTAAAGAAGAAACATATATAAAAGATAACGAAACTGTAAATGATGCTTTAATTCAACACGCAATTAAAGTATTTGATAATTTTCCAGATATTTATAAAATTTTATTTACGTTAGATTATCCAAGTTATTTTTCAGTTGAAAGATTGCGAAAGAAAGATGAGATATAAATGGACATAAACTTATATGACGGAATGTATTATTGGGTAAGATATGCAGATGATGATATAGAAATAGCACGTTATATAGACAACAATTTTTACTTTTGTGGTTACGATGCACCTGTTCATAAAGACAAGGTAAATGCTCTTGGTTATGTGCTTAACCCATATTCAGGTTATCACGATGTTGAAGAATTTTATAAAGATGATGAAGAACAATAAAACTTCAATTTTATAGGAGAAATATGGATATTAATCGAGAGACAATTAATGATATTAAAGAGTTTGTTATGGAAGGGTTTGATCATGCTTGGTGTTATGTTTATGATGGCTATTTAATAATTAATAGGATTAGAAAGACATTGGGATTACCAGAATTATCGGATAGTGAAATATCACTAGGTAAAGAGTATTGGGAATATTTAGAATAAAAATTAAGTTTTATTAGGAGAAAGATATTTAAAATGTATTACGATAAAAAAGAACAATATGAAAAAATAGCACCATATATTCTTAGCGGAGAAGAATTAATATCGGTATATGATTGTAAAGGTGTCGGAACTGGATTTGTTGGTATAACAAATAAAAGACTTATATTTTATGATCAAGAAATGACTGGATGGGTAAAAAACAAAAATATGGCATCTGTACCATATTCTAAAATCGTTGCCGTATCCGCATTAGATTCCGGAACATTTATAAAAACAAGTACAATTGTTATTATGACTTCAGCTGGAAAATATTCATTTGAATTTAGAGGATCAGATAAGGCCATTGAAACATATAAATATATTATGAATAAAATTTTACAATAAAAAAGTAAATTTCATAGGAAAAAATATAACATGAGTGACTATCCAGAAGATAACGAATTGCAAAAGATACGAGAGTGGGACGCTGATGACTTTGATGGACTGATGAACTATGTATCTAATCTATGGCATTGGCCCGAATATATATCAAAGATCGGAAAAGATTGGCACTTAATTACAGGTGGATGGTCTGGCAACGAAGAAATTATAGCCGCTATAAAAGATAATTGTCTTTTATGGATTTTATATTGGTATAGTTCTACTAGGGGCGGTGAGCACATATTTAATAAATCAAGTGTAGAATGAATAAGGAATAGGATTAATAAAAAAAATATCAAAAAAGGAAAAAAGATTAATAATGAAATACAAAAAAGAAACATATCAAAATTGGAATCCGTTTTTAGGTACAGATAGAGATACAAATATAAAGGTATATACTTGGAAAATAGTAAAAACCAGAAAACCTCATAATTGCTGTTTAGCAGAACTGGTTGGTGAAAATTCATATCATGAAATACTTACTGGTGAATTGGCAATGAGAGAACATGCAATTGTTGAAGGAGAATGGGGTAGCACTTATTCTTGCTTGAATTGTATGGATAAATGGTTAGAAGAACTAGAATCTATGCAATTTTTTATAGAAGAATAAAGGAGAATGAAAATGCCAAGTACAACAATTAAATATTTTATATATGAACATCTTTCTGGTGAATTACGTGATGTATCTAAAAAAGTAGCCGAATTAGCATTTTATATGGAAAACATCCTTCCTGATGGACCAGAAAAATCAGCAGGAATGAGGAAGTTACTTGAGGCAAAGGATTGTTTTGTTCGAGCAATGTTGCCATAAAAACAAATAATTTCATTATATCTATGAGTTTCAACAAACGATGAAACCCATAAATATAATGAAAACAAAATAAGGGTATAATAATATGTATAATATAGAAAATATTGAAGAATATTGTATGATTGAATCTTGTGATTTATCTACGTTTAATAATAATGTAAATAGTTATTTAAAAAAGAAATGGAAATTATATGGCCCATCATATGCATTTCTTTTTTCTCCTGGTATAAACGATATGATTATTTATAGTCAAGCAGTTGTTAAATATAATGAAAACCAAATAAGAGGATAGTTTTATGATATTTTTTACTTCAGATCAACATTTCGGCCATACTAATGTAATCAAATATACAAAAAGACCTTTTCAATCCGTAGAAGAAATGGATCAAGAATTAATAAATAAATGGAATGAAAAGGTTTCTAAAAATGACATAGTTTATCATTTGAGTGATTTTACTTTAGGGAATGTTGCTCTTGCCAAAAAATATTTTATACAATTAAATGGAATAATTTCTGTTTTATCTAATCCTTGGCATCACGATAAGCGCTGGCTATCTTATAAAGAAGAATATTATTCTAAAAATCATCCCGTTAAATTATTGCCACCAATGATTGTATTAGAAGAATTTGAAGTACCAATTGTTTTATGTCATTATCCTCTTGCGGAATGGGATAGAAAACATTATGGGTCATGGCATTTACATGCTCACTCTCACGGTAATTATATTTACCCAAATGGATCTTTAGCATATGATGTTGGAATAGATAATAATAATTATTATCCAGTTAGTTTAGAAGAAATAAGAATGATAATGACAGAAAAAAAGGACAATAATAATTAATATTATGACTATTTATAGTGAACGAACTAGAAAAATTGATAACATTGAACACTCTTGCCCTAGCATTGATGAAATTGAAAAGGAACTGAAAGTAATTAGAAAAGTCAATGATCGATTAAGAAATTTATGTTATGAATATGCAGATGAATTGGATGTTCTTGAAAAAAGATATGATGATGACATAGAAGAATTAAAAAATAAAATAGAAGATTTAGAATGGGAACTTAAAAATTTATAATGATAAAAATTAGATTTTATTAGGAAAAACAAATGATTAAATTAGAACCTCAATATAGATTATGTAAATATCAAATAGGTATTGAATGGAAGATGGGATTATTTTGGTATTCATATATGATTGATAATTATCATTGCTATTGTTTAGAAGATGTTAAAACAGGAAAACTTATAAATATTTTATCGAGTGCTATTGATATTAAATTTATGGATACAAATAAATATATTTCAGAATAAAACCACAATTTTATAAGGAAATAAGTAAATGAATATTGAAACAAGAATATTTTTAGAATTATATAATGAATGGGTAACAGAATATCTTGAAACCTTAGATAAATATGATGATTATCAAGATATACAATCAAGGCATGGATATGCTAAATCCGAATTGGATCAATTTTTATATTGGGTAGAAAATAATAAACAATAAAACCGATATTTTATAAGGAAAACAAATGGATAATGGATAAAAATAAACAAATGCAAGAAATATACAAAAATCACCTATGCCTTCATTGTGAACATATATCATATTGGGATTGGTATATTTGTAAAGCGAGAAAATTCAGCTTATTAAATTTTGGTTTACGAGAAATCTATAGTTGGATAAAAGAATATATGAATGAAATATTTTATTACCTCGATATTGAATATAGTTTAAAACAATGGCTTTCACATAAGATTAATTTTATACCCGATAAGCCAGTAAAAAAAATGTAAATATTATAAATATAAAAAAATAAATAAGTTTTGGTTATAAAAAAACAAAATGAACAATATATACTTTTATACAATTACAATAGAAGATAAAAATTATCGTATATGTAGTCATCTTCAAAATATAGAAAAAGTAGCAAAATCTTTAGGACTTTCTAAGGATAAAGTAAAACGTGGAGCGGATTCACGATTACCATTTTATAAACAATAAAATAATGCTTTTATAAGGAATAAAAATGGAACACGAAGAAACTGGTTTAACTTATGAGGAATATTGTGTTATACATCACATTGTTCAGGCGTGGAATACTTTTATTAGGCTAGAGGATTTAAATGCCGATGATGTTAATGATTTTAAAAACAGTATTCATATCTTGCAAAGAATATTAGCGACAAGACATATGAGAAGGGAATATCCTGCTTTCTGGAATATACCTGCTCTGAACCAATAAAATAACGTTTTTATTATAAGAAAACCAGATAAAACTATATTTTTATTAGAATAAAATAACAAATGGATAAAATAATAAATAACAAATACATATTTATTCCCACCGGCTTAGAAGCAGGAACAATTAAAGGATTTCCAATTATTATTTATACTGATGCTTATACAACGAGTGAAGGTAAATGTATTGAACTTAGAGGTAATAAAGACTTAGAAGAATTAAATAATGGCAGATACGGTTTTTATCCTTTTCGCCGTTGCTATCCATACTCAGATGAATTATGGAGTTTGTGTCAACAACATGTACAAAAACGTACAGAATTAGAGAATGAATGGGATGAAATAGTAAAGGGTGCTAGAAAGAAAAATAAAAAGTTTCCTGCAATCAAATAAAACAAGGATTTTATAAGGAATAAATACATGAATACATTTCCAGAATGGGCATACGGAATATCAATTCAAATATCATATCCACATTTAGAAACTCCCGATTGTGATATCTGTGATATTTGTGGTGAATTTTATTGGTTAGATGAAGATCATCTATGCAATAAAAAACAATCCAATAAAACAACTTATTTAGAAGCTAGTTGGATATGAAACGTGAATTTTACTAGGAGAATAAAAATAATGAAATATAAAAAACCTAAAGTAAGTGAAAGAAATCTACCCCAATGGGAATTAAATGACGGTTTAGAACGAGAAAGACATGTAGCTTGGTCTAACACTCGTATTTGTTCTCATTGTGGAGATAGAATGTTTTATGATAAACATTTAAAAATATATTTTTGTCGATCTTGGTTATATACAGAAGGAGGTTGTCCTTGGTGAGGAATTTAAAAATTCTCTGGTGTCCTCATTGTAAAAAATATCGAGAATTTTATCAATGGGGATTGAGTTGGTATTGTAAAACTTGTAAAAATTCTTATCAATGAAACAAACAGGCTTAATGTTGCTTGCTTTTATTTTCTCAATATTTCCAGAAGTAATAATAGAAGAATTACGAAAACTTCATGCAATAAACAAAGCAATTTATTTTTGGGGTTTATTTTCTATATTTTATTTTTTGCTATTACTTGCATCTTTAGGAAATAAAGCAGATGATTTCATAATGAAAATAATACGATACTTACAAAATATGTAATAAATAATAAAAGGATAATTTTATGGGTGATGTAGATATTAATGTTAATAAGCGAGAAACAGAAAATAATTTCCTTGGTCCAAAGGTAAAAATTCATCGGTTAATATTTGATCAAGATAGCGGAGAAAGATGGATTACTGAAGAAGTAGAAGGTATGATAGCTTGTAGTTATGCTATTTGGGGAAACGATAATGGTAAACGTGAAAATTGTGGTTCATATGTAAAACGAATGTGGATAGAATTTGGAGAAGTAGTAGATATGTGGGGCAGTTCGATGTAATACCAATAAAAAGTTTATTTTATAAGGAGATAATTGGTGGTACAAAAAACAAGAGAAATAAAAAAAATAATTAAAGAATTAGAAATTACTGAAATCATATGCAATAAATGTGGAAAAAGTTTCAAGCCTAAAAATAAACAAGATTTCTTTTGGATGGATGTTATTCAATCTTTCGCAATTGAATATCAATATGGTAGTGAATATGACATGGAAATATGGCAGTTTGATATTTGTGAAGATTGTTTAAAAGATTTTATAGATAGTTTTAAATATAATGTGAAAGTAACACCACCTAATTAATAAAGGATAATAAATAATATGAGTAATAAACCTAAAACAAATCAACCGGAAATAATAAATGAAGTGCAGGGTAGAGATCTATTTCAAACTCCTAATTATGCTGTTGATTTATTAGTATCATTTATTCCAAAAAATATTCACAAAATTTGGGAATGTTCTGCTGGCGAAGGAAAAATTATTAATAGACTTCAAAAATATGGATATTATATATTTGCATCCGATATTAGAATAGTAAATGGCAATCAACCAATTAATTTTCTATTAGAAGACACATTAATGTTTAATGAACCGACAGCAATTATTACAAACCCGCCTTTTTCTTTAAAATACAGATTCATAGATAAAGCAATTAAACACGATATACCATTTGCCTTTCTTATACCGTTTGATATGTGTCAAAAGATGGCAAAATTATTTTCAGAATATGATTGTCAAGGATTAGTTCCAACGAGAAGAATAGATTACATAACCCCAAGTGGAAAATCGGGTGCTACAGGTCATTCTTCTTATTATCATAGTTTTTGGTTAACTCGATATTTTAATCTGCCTCAACAATTAGAATTTGTAGAAATAGATATTGCCGATAAAAAATATAATATATAATAAAAAAAATGAAATTATTAAGAACTCAAATTCATATCATTGATCGAAATCACAGATTATTTAAATATTGTGATGATTTATGTTATAAATCAAAGAATTTATATAATTTTATCAACTATATAATGCGACAGGAATTTATAAATAATAAAAAATTGTTATTTGCTTTTGATTTAAATAAACAATATAAACATCATGAATTATTTAAAGCCTTGCCATCTAAAACTTCTCAAATGACCATTATGCGATTAGGATCAGATTGGAAATCATATTTTAGAGCGATAAAAGATTGGAGTAAAAATAAATCGAAATATTGCGGTATGCCAAAATTGCCCAAATATAAAAATAAAAATGGAAGATTTGTTACATTTTTTGATAAACAACAATTAAAAATAATAGATAATAAATGTTATTTTCAAGAAAAGGGTTCTTTGAAAAGAAATAAATTTATAGAAACCAATATAGTCAAAAATGAATTAAAACAAATCAGAATAGTACCATATGGATCTTGCTATAAAATAGAAATAGTTTATGAGAAAGAAGCTGAAGAAAAAACAAATTATAATAATAACCATCTAGCAATTGATTTAGGAATAAATAATTTTGCTACATTAACTAATAACATAGGATTACAGCCCATTGTTATAAATGGCAAAATAATAAAATCAATAAATAATTATTACAATAAATTGTTCGCTAAAGCTGAAGGTTATATAGGAAAGGGTACATCCAATAGAATTAAAAAAATATCAACTAAAAAAAATAATATTACAGAAGATCATATACATAAAGTAAGTCGCTGGATTATAAACTATTGTATTGAAAATAATATAGACAACATAGTGATTGGTAGAAATAAAGATTGGCAAAGAAAAAGCAATATTGGAAAAAAGAATAATCAAAAATTTGTTCAAATTCCTTTTGAATCTTTGATAAATAAGATTATTTATAAAGCAGAGGAAAATGGAATTAAAGTTCAAATAATGACTGAACAATATACGAGTAAATCCAGTTTTATTGATAATGATGTTATACCTGATAAATTTGGTAAATATAAATTTAGTGGAAAAAGAATTAAAAGAGGTTTATATCAATCCAAAAATGGCACTTTGATTAATGCTGATGTAAATGGAAGTTTTAATATTTTAAGAAAATGTAATCCTGAATTTATATATGATGACAGGATAAAGGGTATATCGTTGTACCCAATTAGAGTTAATATAATCTAATAAAATATTCAAATAATATATAACGAAATTTAGCTTTTATATAAGGATAAATAACAATGAATAAAATCTATACAGTAATAATGTATAAATATGGTGATCGCCATGCTCACTCCTATATTGTGGGTGTTTACACCAGTACAAAAAAAGCAATTGAAATAGGACTTACTGAGGAAAATCAGCAAAGATATAATGGACGCTATAAATGTGAAGTTTTAGGTTTTGAATTAGATAGCGAAGATGGTTTAATTGAAACTGTTCTAAGATTAGAAAGAAACAATCCTTTAGATCTTTTAGATCTTTCACATTATAATAAATAAAATAATAATAGGAACTCATAATGAATAATGATAATAATGTATTAAACGAAGTAACATTAAATTTATCAGAAATAAGCAATCTCCAAATGCTGAGTTTTCAAAACTCTTTATCTCTTTGGCTTGAATATCTAATTCAAGAAGATCAATCTAGATTTGGATCACTAGAGAGCAATGTTATAGAAGATGTAATGCCATCTTTTATCCAATAATGTATTTTGAAACGCAATGTTTCCCTATTGTATAACATTCGTTCCAATGATTGTTTCACAATATGTAAAGCATTATTATCAATCAATGACCATGTTCCCTTAATTTGACCAGTTATTGTCACCCAACCTTCATTAGAATTAACATATATTGTTTCAACTATAGACTTAATCAATGTTTGTTTTATGTTAGTAGGGGCGTTTTTACCATAATCATATTGCTTTGCCCTTTCAGATAATCCCAATATAAATTCTTTGCGTTGTTCTAATTTATCCTGAGTAATAATTTGATTATTGCGTTGTTCTATTTCTCTTGATTTATTATTAATATCTAATTCATATAAACGCTTCTTTTCTCCAAATTCTTGTGCAGTAAGATAATCATTTCTATATAATTCATAGTCTTTAGCCAAATGTTTTTCTAATTTATTTATTTCATTTTCTAAGTGTTTAATTGTATCAATAATTTGTTGATTGCTTATACTATTATATTCAGCATCCATTGCTTGCAATAATATTTCTGGTTCATATATTACTTTCCTAATGACTGACCAAACGGTTTCCTCTAATTTTTCAACTGAGATAGATTTTTGATTACATTCCATTTTATAGTTTTTTTTACGCCAAGCAGTAGTAGAAGTACAACGATAATAACGATAGGTTTTAGTTTCTTTCATTCGATTAGTACCAGCTTTAACAGTTTTAACATCTCCAACAAGTGTATATCCACAAGTAGCACATTTAATTAATCCAGATAAAATATAAATATATTTTTTTTGATTTCGAGGAGACATTTGCTTATTTTTAGAAAGCATATTATTTGCTAATTCCCACATTTCTTCACTAACTGTGGGGGGTACAGGAACATAAATCCATTCTGATTCTGGTCGCATTTCAGTTTTATTAATTAATCGACTAACACCGTTCTCCACCACTTCCATTTTATATTCACGATATCGATTTGCTGTGAACATACCTTTATATAGTGGATTATGTATAATACGAGTAATATCACTTGCTTCCCACGCTTTAGAATTTCTACAAAGTACACTCTTTTCATTTAACATTTTAGCCACTTGCCTAGCAGATGTACCTTTAATAGCAATTTCATTAAAAATAAAAATAATCCAAATAGATTCATCGTCTTTTATTTTATAATGCGTTTCTCTTTGTGTTCTTTCTGAAAATTTACCATCTGGATCTACTCGCTCATATCCATAGGCACGAACAGAAGCGGTAACTTTTTTATTTTTTGCTTTACGTTTTTTACCATCTTTCATTCTTCCTTGAGCATCTTCCATGCCATCTTGAGAAATAGCCCCCATTACTACTCTTTCAATTCGACTGCCAAAGGATTTCCAAAAAATAACTTCCATCCCACGATCTTTAATAAATTTTTCAAGCAAATAACCTTGATGCCAATCAGCTTGACGACTTAATCTATCTAATTGTTCCATTACAATTACATTTGCTCTACGAGTATTAGGATTTATGGTTTCTTTTAATAACTTTTGTAATTGAGGTCTATGCTCAAAATCAAAACCAGAAAAATCATCTGCTACTATTCTATCCCAACTAATTCGTTTTCTTTTTTCTTTTGATATTTCATGAATTCGTTCAATTTGTCTAGGTAATCCAGCACGATTTTCATCTGCTTGCTGATCTGTAGATACTCTCAAATATCCATAAGCGTCTTCACCAGAGGGATCACCAATATAACCATTTATTGCCAGTTGTTCAAATGTTTGAAAGACTAAACCAGATAATTCTTTTTCTGCATATTGATTCATAATTTAACCTCAAATATTTAACACAATGTTTATGAAACAATCCAACATAAATGTTACATACAGAAGTATAATATAAAATCAAAATCAATGCAAGAACAATATTACTATAAAAATAAGGGTAATAAATTTGCTTGACAAAATTTACATTTTGTGGTAAAATATATTCTATAATTTCAATATTTAATAAAAGATAATAATAATAAATAAAAATAAAAACAAACAATTATTTTAATACAAAATAAAAATACTCAACGGTGCTTCACCCGGTTAATATGGGGGAAAACAATCGAGTGAACAGATTGAGTGTTTTTATTTTATATTATAATGTAATAATTTATAAATTATAAATAATAAAGGAGAATTCAATAAAGTATTAATGGATGATTATGATAGTATTTATTTAATCCCAAAAAGCATTAGTTGTATAAATCATAGAGGGAATGTTAAATTAGAAAGTAATTTTCATAATTTATACCCAATAATGAGTTCACCTATGGCTGGAATTTCGGGAAGTGAACTCGTAATTGAAATGGGTAAAAATAATTGTTTGGGAATTCTTCATAGATTTAAAGTCTATATTGATCGACAAGCAGATATTCGCAAAGTTTATAAAGCTGATGTTCCTTTTGGTGTTGCGATTGGATTAAGCGGTCAATGGGAAATTGATCTTGCTAAATATGCAATAGATCATGGAGCAATCTTAATTACAGTGGATATAGCTAATGGATATTTATCTAATCTCAAGGAATATGGGGAACAATTAAGAAAAGAACTAGGCGATGATATTTCTATAATGTGTGGAAATATTATTACAAAAGAAGCTGCTATACATTTATTAGATTGTGGATTTAACTGGGCAAGAATAGGAATTGGACCAGGGTCAAATTGCCTTACTCGCCGTGTAACTGGCGTAAGCAGAAATCAATTAGCGGCAATTAAAGAATGTTCTGAAATAAATATTGGAATTGTGGCAGATGGAGGTATAAAACAATCTGGCGATATAGTTCATTCTTTTTATGCAGGTGCAGATTTTGCTATGTTAGGTGGAATGATTGCCAATACATTTGAAGCAGAAAATACAGGTAAAATTTTCGGTATGGCTTCTGAAAAAAATCATATCAACAACGGTAAAGAAATTAAATCTATTGAAGGAAAAGAAACAGAATTAGATATTGCTCAAAGACAACCGTTAGAAAAAATTCTCAATCAGATTTTATGGGGTATTCGTAGCGCATGTACTTATCTTAATTGTGAATCATATAAAGAAATACCACATAAGGCTAAAGCAGTTCCAATAAACGAAAATATTATATAAAAATTTATAACAAATAAAAGGAGAAAATAATAAATAATGGATACTGATAAAAAAGAAAAGAAACTATTTAGTGTGAAAGGATGGTCTTATGAAAAAAAAGAGGTAATAGATATAAAGAAAAACACAAAAAGAACACATCGTATACGAAAATTAATTATTCTTGGTAAAAACCTTAAATGGTTCGAAGCAAAAAAATTATGTAAAAAATATATTGGAATGAGGGCCACTATTTTTCCTAATACTGATAATAAAGTCGATTTTGAAATAAGAGAAGAACCCAAACTAGAAGTTATAAAATTATAAGGAATAAATATGTATGCCCTTATAGACATTGACGATACAATTGCAGATACAATTAAGGTCTGGATTCGTAGATATAATCAAAAATATAAAGATAAACTTAAAATTAAACAAATTAAAGATTGGAATTTAGTTCAATATACAGTTCCCGAATGTGGAGATAAAATTTATGAATTTTTAAAATCTAAAACTCTTTATAATTATATAAAACCACTACCGTATGCCCTCGAAGGAATAAATATTTTACGTGATTTAAATTTTAAAATTGTTTATGTAACTGGTGGTACACCCGAAGGATCAGTATATAAATATCAATGGTTAAAAAATAATAAATTTTGGAATAAAGATGATCATTATATACAAACGGCATCAAAATTTTTATTAAATGGAACAATAATGATAGATGATAATTACGATAATATTATAAATACTACAGCATATGGACTTTTAATAAATGCTCCATGGAATGAAAATTATAATTATAAAAATAGAGTAAATGGTTGGGAAGATATAATAAAAACTATAAAAGCATATAAAAATGAACAAAATATTTTTAATTAGTGGTTTAGCTCAACACGGTAAAGATTCTACTGCCAATTTTTTAAAACAAAAATTATCTGGTAAAACTTTAATATTACATAATGCAGATTATTTAAAATATATTGCTAAACAATATATGAATTGGAATGGAGAAAAAGATGAAATAGGAAGAACATTGCTACAAACATTAGGAACAGAAAAAGTAAGATGGGAATTAAAAAAACCTTTATATTGGATTGAAAAATCTTGCGATATTATTGATATATTAAGTGATTATTATGATTATTTTGCCATTGCTGATACCAGATATAAAAACGAAATATATTATCCACAAGCAAGATTTCCAAATAATGTTATATCTATGCGAGTACATAGATTAAATTTTAAAAATAATTTAACAGAAAAACAGAAAAATCATATATCGGAAACAGAATTAATCAATTTTGAACATGATTACAATATTTATTCAGAAAGCGGATTAAATAAATTAGAAATTGAAGTAGATAAATTTATATCTATTATTAATTTACAATGAAATTCATCTTTTATTTTAGGAGGTAGTTTAAAAATTTTGGGAGAACTTAACGATAAGGGTAAAAAGGTATTTGCATTAAAATATTCAACCAAAAAAACAAAAGTATGGAAAGAAGCATGTAGAAATATTGCAGATTTTATAGCAGAGGGAGAAAAGCCTTACGGAAAAACTGAAAGTGAAATACAAGAAATTGCAGATAAGTATTATGAATATTTATATGATTTAAAATTCATTTCTGGCGGTAGAATTATTGCTAATGCTGGAACAGGAATTAAAAATCTTGCCAATTGCTTTGTGCTTGGAGTAGAAGATTCTCGAACATCTATCTATAATACGCTTAAAGATGCAGCAGAAATATTTGCTATGGGTGGTGGCGTAGGTTATTCATTTAGTCATGTTAGAGAAGAAGGTGCTGAAATTAAATCTACTGGTGGTCAAGCATCTGGCCCATTAAGTTTCATGTCTTTATTCGATCAAACAGGTGAAGTAATTCAACAAGCATCTAGACGAGGAGCGCAACTGGGTTCTTTGAGCGTAATTCATCCCGACATAGAACATTTTATTCGATTTAAAGCCAGATTGAATCATCGAAATGAAAGATTGATGGAAGAATATGATAGAAATTTAAAAGCCTTTGACGGTAGATTGAAAAACACAAAATATGAAAAAGTATTAGAAAAAACTTTATTAGATGATCAACTTACTCATTTTAATATTTCAGTTTTATTAACTGATGATTTTATGCAAGCGGTTGAAAAAGATGATGATTGGAATTTAATTTCACCATTGAATAATAAGGTTGTTAAAACTGTTAAAGCAAGAGATATACTTTATCAAATGGCAGAACAGGCATGGTTATCAGGAGATCCGGGGGAGTTATTTTACGATGCGATCAATCGAGACAATATGACTCCTTATATGGGTAATATTGAATCAACGAATCCTTGCGGAGAAGTTCCATTACTTGCTGGTGAAAGTTGTATTTTAGCATCAATAAATTTGCATGAAGTATACAACAAGAAAACAAAAGATATAGATTATGAATTATTGAAAGATATTACAAAAACAATAACTCGATTCCTCGAAGATGTAACTGAAGTTACAAAAGCACCATTGGATTACATCAATGATATGACCAAAAATCTTCGAAGACTCGGTGTAGGGATACTTGGATTTGCTGATTTATTGGTAGAATTAAATATACCCTATGATTCTGAAGATGCAATCAAATTATCTGAATATTTATCATGGTTTATTAATTTTCACGCTTGGGAAACATCATTTGAATTAGCAAGAGAACGTGGTGCTTTTGGATATTACAATAAAGATGAAGTGAATCTTGATGTAGTTACTAAGGTTTTATATCATAACCCTTATGACATATCAAAAATACCTTTTAATGTATTGAAAGAAGTGGGTTTACGAAATATTGCTTGCACCAGCCTTGCACCTACGGGCAGCATTGCTATTATTGCAGGAGTTAATAGTTCCATAGAACCTTTTTATGCACTTGCGTATAAGCGAAATATTACAGAAGGTATCGGAAATGTGGCTAAAGACTCCATATTTGAGACAAATCCATCTCTAGAGAAAAAACTAAAAGAATTTGGGTATTCAAAAGAAGAAATAGTAGAAATTTTAGAATATACATTTAACAATGGAACTATTGCGGGATGCAAATTAGTTTCTAAAGATATTCAAAATTTATTTAAAACTGCCAATGAAATTCATTGGAAAACTCATGTAGATATTCAAGCGGCATGGCAAAAATATATTAGTAATGCAATATCTAAGACTATTAATATTCCCGAAAATTCTACCATTCAAGATATATATGATATTTATTTATATATGTGGAAAGTTGGATTAAAAGGTGGTACGATATATAGACAAAATTCAAAAACATTTCAAATATTAGAGCAACCAGCAAAGGAAAAAAATGTTAATTGATATAATAAAAGATTATTACATAAAACGTAATTTAAAATGGCCTGATTTTCATCAAGCACTTAAATTTGTTCATACAGAATTAGGAGAAGTATACGAATTAGATTTATCTAGAGATGGTGGATGGATAAGAAATAATCCAGAAAATAAACCAGAATTTGATAAAAACGATCTCGCTAAAGAATTAGGTGACGTTGTAATGATGATTATTGTTGCTGGAATTGCTGAAGGAGTAGATGTAGAACAAGCATTAGCAAATAAACTTTCTAAAAAGTTAGAACAATTAAATTTACCACCTTATCTACAATAATCCAAAAACGTAAAAAAAAAGAGACTCGAATAAAATCGAGTCTCTTTTTTATATAAAAATACCAATAAATATCAAAAACCACCATTAATATACAAAATACCGACTACCAAATGTGTAACTCTTATGATAAAAATGTTCTTTTATTACTAATATTAACCATACCGACATATGAATATCCATAAATTCACTACGCAATTTACCATCTTCAGAATCCTCCCAACAATCATAAACCCAACCTATAAACATATCTGCAAATTCTTCTCTAGGATGTATACTTGGGCTTTGTTGATAATCCCACCTTATTCCGCAAAAACCAAAATTATTATTTGTACCGTCCCTAGTTGGAAAATAAGTATTTTTTATTGTATCTATTAATACCATATAAGGTATTAATTCAACTACCTCTAATTCTTCATCTACCAAATATTCAAAAGCATGTCCTAATTCATGTATTACTAAATTTATAGAACTTAATTCTATGTCTTCACATAAAGAATAATAATTTCTATAAAAACCAGAAAACCCTATTCTATTAGAAGAACTCGCTATTCCTCCTACTTTTCCTGTACCATAATATTCTATTTTAAATGGATTCCTTTTAGTTATATTATAAGCCCATACAAATGCATCAATAGAATTGCCTTGAATATCAGAATAATCAAGTATTTTATTTCCCACTAATTCAATACCCGAATAAACATAAAATAAATTGGTTTCAGACCAATTACCAGTAAATATAATATTATATTTTTCTAATTCATTTTTATAATCTATATTATTGTTATTATTTATTGGTAATATTAAATTAAATAAAAATAGAAAGATAAATATTAAATTTGCCATACAACATCTTAAACTTCATCAACATAATAAGTGCCAAGATGTTTTTTAGCAATCCATTGCTTATAACCTATTCTAAGCCAAATATTATCTCCAAATTGTTTTTCTTCAATAACATCTACTATTTCATTTTCAGATAAATATTCCACTATTGTAGACGAACTAGTTGTATTATTTGGAATTTTTCTTACTCTTAAATTATTAAATAAACTTTTAACTTGTGATGTTTCATCTAAAGATGGTAGGGAGGAAGATTCGTTTTTTTTTATCCACTCTCTATCAATAAAGTTATTTTGATTTAAAATATTACCAATACACCAACGATCATAATCTACTGCTCCTATAGTTTCACCAATAGATAATTTTTTATCGGCAGTTTGATGTAAAATTATTCTTTCTGGATTTACTCTTAATGGAGGGGTTGGAGGTCCAGAATGTTCAATAGTGCGATCATATAAATATTGTGCTAACCACCAAAAATGCATATTAAGCATTTCAGTTGTCCAAGATACTAACCATTTATTGATAAGTAAATATCTAGAATAAATAATAGGCCTAATTCCATCTCTGGAAAATATAATTTCTGACATTCTCCAAGTTACATCAGCAATTTTATTTGGTGTTTGATCGTGTTCTAATTCAAGATCTATAACCCTCGGAATAATATCAATATGAGGATGAACTTTATACCAATTATCTAATTGTCTTAAAATATCTTCTTCGGGATATAAAACATGATAAGATGTTCTAAACATATTAACTCGTTTAGATTCTTCCCAATTTCTAGGAAACCAAGAATCTTGATATCCCCAAGAAATAGTTGCTCTAGCAGCCATTCCTTGAACACCAATTTCTTTCGCTTTATCAAAATTTACCAGTTGTTGATAATATGAATAATCTCGCCATAAAGGTCGTTCAGTTCCTACTAAATTTTCAATTACTTCGGACATTATTTCTCCTTATTATTATTTTATTATTTATAAATTTGTAAATTATATATAATTTTATAAATTATAATTTTATTATTTAACCAAAACCATAAAGCGATAATTTTGTTCCCTCAGAAAAATCGTATCGAGTAGAACCAGCCCATAATCCAAATATTCTAATCCTATTAATTGCCGCCGTACTTTTCCATACTCCTCCTTGTGTTGAGGATACTATATATGTTCCTCCAAGATGATAAGTAGTAAAACTCATTCCAGTTTTATAAAATCCTCCACTTGCTGAATAATTAGGAATAATGGCAAGGACAGGTGTACCATATTGTAAATTAGTATTACCTGGCGCACTACCTAAAAATAATTCTCCCGTAAGATCTTCTGAAAATGATTCAGTTGGGGGAGTATTATATCTTATCCATGTAACATTATTATAATGAGCAGAATTGGCATCGCCATTAAAATCACATCCAAAACCATTGCTATTATATACTAGATTGACATTAACTACTCCCATAATAACAAGATGTGTAAATGTTTGAGGAATATCATCAAAATCAGCTTGACCAGCATCACTAAATTCATCTATTTTTTGTAATCTTAATTGTAATTCTGCTAAACTTGCAGTAAGTGTAACTAAAGAACCACTAATTGATGCCATAGATCCAGATATATTTACCATTGAACCACTAACAGAAGTAGATATACCTGTGAGTGAACCGCTCATATTTCCAGCATAATCATCAATTTTGGTCATATTACTATTGCTAGAACCGCTCATATCTTGTACCCATGTTATAAAACTTCCAGATTGATCGCCATCATTGTCATACAGTGTTAAATTTAAATTTACGCTTTCAGTAGTCATATATTATTCCTTTACAATAAACCATATAATGTAATTTTTGTTCCAGTTAAAAAATTATAGCGTGTAGCAGTATTATCGCTTCCAAATATTCTAATTCTAGTAATTGGATCTACACTTTGCCAATAACCACCCGTTTTCATTGATGACATCCAATCGCTCATATGATTCATAGAAAAGCCCATTGCCGTTTTATAAAAACCCGTAGATCCAGAATAATATGGAACAATAGCAAAAAATGTACCTCCATATCCGCTATTTACAGAACCAGAAACATTTCCTAATAAAATTTGAGCAGTTGATGAAGAAGCAAAGTCAACAGAACTTCCTCCACTTCCACCCGCTGAACCGGACCTTATCCATTCAACAGTTGCATAATTAGAACTACCAGAATCTCCATTGAAATCACATCCAACATCAGCTAAATCTACCCCTCGATTAACACCAGCAGTACCTATAATAATTACATGAGTATAATCTTGAGATATACTATCAAAATCCGCTTGTCCTGATCCTGAAAATTCATCTATTATTTCGAACCTACTATCTACAGCATTAATTCCAGCTAATAAAGAAGATGCAGAACTACTAGCCGAAGTAGCATATGTATTTACTGTTGCTACAGATGCACTTGTAACAGATAATAATGCAAGCATTGCAATTGGTAAAGTTCCAGCCCAATCAGAAATAAGCATCATATTACTATCTGGATAATCGCAAATAGAACCAGAACCATTTAATCCCATTCGATAACTTTCAAAACCCCTATTTGTATCTATTCCTAAATCATGAGTTTCTAAATTTAAATTATCAGTATTTCCCATATTTTTTATCCTATTATTAAATCAAATTTGTGAGCATTTATTCCAGCAGGAAGATCATCAATTATTGCATCTACTGAACTAGGTAATGTATCATCTCTTACTGATAGCTCTCCAAGTGTTAAATTAAATAAATCTGTCATCATTAAAGGATCATAATAACCAAGTAAACCTGTTCTAACAACTCTACTTCCACTACTTTCAATATAAATATATAAAGTATTTTCTACTTCAATGGGAGTTACGGGCATTATAAACCTCCAACTATAGTTACTGTTCCTTGTGCTGGAATTACAACTGTTCCATCTGCAAAAGTAATTTGAGGTTGATGACTAAATTTACCACTTAAAGCAATAGTATCTGCTGAACTTAAATATACAGCAAATACATTTGTGGAAATTATAGAACCCGATTTATTAATTACTGCATACGAAGTTCCAAAAGGAGCGGCTTTCCATCGCGCTGTAGCCCCACTTAAATCTACCTCGCCTCCATTTTGATCATTACATTCAAAAAATAATGTATAAGTTGTTCCACCAACGAAAGGAATATCTCCCAAAGAATTGATCGTGGAATATGACGTATTATATGTCATTCGACCTCCTTTCTAATTATTAAGCTATTCTATATTCAATTACAAGAGTATCATCAGTTAATACTTCATCAAGCATAGTAAAAGATTGTAAACTAACACTTTCCGTATATGTATATAGTTTTCTTTGTAAAATACCATTTACATAAATTCTTAATGAATCAGCAATATAAGTTTGAGCAGTATAAAAAGATACTCCTATTTGTCCAGTTAAATCTTCCATTACCCATGTTTCACCAATACTGCTTCCACTTGCTGAACTATATGAAGATGTACTTAAACTTTGACCAAATAAATCAGCAAATACAAAATTTGCATCACCTAATCTTTGTCTATTTCCAAGAATTATTGTAAATTCCTCAGGATTATCATAACTAAAATCTACTTCTAATAAAGTAGCATCAATCATATATCCTTTACCGCTGTCAACAGTTATTTGATCTCCCAAAGTTAATTGTTCAATAAATGGCTCATATTCTTTTAATGCTAAGAAATTAACTGAATTAATAGTAATTTGATAGCGAGGCAATGATACTTTTGCTAATACATCTAATGCCATATCATATAATAATTGAGATTGATCTTGTATTTCTGGAAAAGTCATTGAATCAGTAATTAAAATACTATCATTTTGATATATATTTTCAAATATAAAATTGCTTAATTCCAAATATTGATCATCTGTGAAATTATCTGTATTTGTAAAAGAAAGATCAGAATTTATCTCAGTTAATTGACTTGTTATATCATCTATAGTAGTTTGAGTTTGAGAAATTAATGAATTCTGTTGTATTACATATAATTCCCATTGAGCAATTTGAGCATCTACTACAGTAGTATCTAGTTCTTGTAATTCTTGAACAATTTTTAATTCTCTATATATCGCCAATTGAGTTTCAAGTTCAACTAATTGCGATTGATAATTTAACATATCTGTTTGATAAGTGCTTAAACTCTCTACTAAATCAGCATAAGATATTTGAATAGCACTTGCACTAGTTTCCCAAATAGTTAAAGCATCAACTAATCCTTGAGACATCCAATCTGTAGTTTTATAATATGTAAAATCATAAATTGCATTAGTACCTAACGGATTAACATAACGTATTGTTAAATCATTGCCTCCATAGCAATATAAGCAAGTAGCAATTTCACTAGTTACTTCTTTATATTCAGTATGTTTAATTAAATTATCAAATGATAAAAATATATCTGTTTCTAACGGTGGATAACTAGTAGGAATCGCAGATATTGTTTTATCAATATATCCAAAAATAAATACACAATCAAAGGCGGCAGAAACATCTTTAGTTAAAAATTGATAAACATTTGAATCACTTATATCAAAAGTTCTACTCACGCTTAACAAATCAGCATGTATAGTTCCTAAAGACCATTCGGGAACTAATTCAAGAATAGTTGTCATTAAATCGCTAAATGAATATGTTCCCGAAAATCTTAATACCTTTTTATAAACCAACTCGGAATCTTGAGAATAGCAAGTTACTGTTTTAATATTGGGTGTACCATCTGAATCATCTTGAACATCTGTAATTTGAAAATATCCTATTCCTTCTATTAATATTTCTCTTTTTCCTTCAAGATAATCAAATGCATCTAATTCTATATCACCTACTTGTTGAGGATAAGTAAATATAAATTCCGATTGACCATTCCATCTAAGTTTCATTAATGTGTTATAACAAGCATTTAAAGAATATAATTGAGTGCGTTCAGGATTGCAGAGCGAAATGGATGGTTTTTCAATTTGATCAAAAACATTAAAATTAATTTCCATATATTATCCCCCAATTCTTCGGGCAAATGAATAAGTCATTGTTATTTGATTAATGTTACTTCCCGAAAATGATAAATTATTTAAACCTGGAACAAATCTAAAGAAATTTTTATTAAAATTAGCTAACCTTCTTGTTCCTAAAGAACTGGTAATAATTCCTAAATCATTATTAATAGTAAGTGTTTCATAAGGAGACAATTCAGTAAAAACAAATTCTCTATCATCATCAGACATATTTACAATAGTAATTCCTGCTGTGGCAGAACCAGTTGTAATTGTCATATCTGGATATAAATAACCTTGATAATGAGAATTATTATAAAAAATCGTACTACCTGAAACAATTGAACTGCCGTAATTATATGTGGTGGTTTCAGGATATTTCCAAGCAAATTGTGAATCTGCCACACAAGTACCTGAAATACCAAATATATTATTTCCTGCACGTATTATCCTCGGATCTGTAAAAATACAATTTAAATATATTCCACTCATATCCGGTTGAGAAAGTTCAAGTCTTTTATAAGACAAATGCCCAAATAACCATGAGGAAATATAAGATATATCAACTGCACTAATTTCATCAGGAGAAAAAAATGAAACTGGAAATTCAAGCTTCTTAGACCATTTAACTCCATAGAAAAACGGGACACTACGCCGAAAAATAAATTGCTCAATAATATCTACTGATCCAGAACCAGGATTAGAACTTGTTCCACCTTCAATATTAGCAATTTCTAAATTAAATTGTTCGCTTGGGATATTGTTATACACGAAACTGCGAGAATAAAATCCCATACGCTACCTCCTTCAATACTTTATAAAATATTAAAGAAAGAGGGACTAGAATAATCCCTCTTTCCTCAATAAAATAAAATCTAATTATATAAAACTAAAACTGAAACAATTGCGCTCCTCTTGTATAACCCCTTCTTAAAAGAGATTGATTAATTTGATTCATAACTTTATCGGCAATTTTCTTTATATCTTCCATAACGTTTTCATCTACATTACCTTCAATATTAATCAAATTACCCGCTATTGTTAAACCCATAGGAGTAGAAGCAGTTTGTAATTTACCAGCTATTTCAGGAATTCTACGAATAATTCCAAGCATATCATTTTCATTAAGAATAATTTCTCCAGCCATTAATTTAGAAAACACTTCATTTGTTGGTGTTTTAACTCCACCAACAGGGCCAGAAGCTAATCCGGTATGATGTGTTGGAAATGTTGTGCTAAGAAGAACATCGCCATATTCGCTAGTACCACGTAAAGCATCTATTAAATCTACATATCTTGATAATGCTTCATATGCTTCGTTCCACGCATCTGTAACATCGCGATCAATGCCACTTCCATATTCAGAATTCCAATCAATTAATGATTGATATAATCCAGGAGCTTGTTCTGCGATTCTACGCAATGCTTCTTGAGCGATTATTCCAGATTTAGATAAAAATTCTTCAATTATTTTTATTTGCAGATCTATTGCGTCATATTGCTGTTGTAATAGAGCATCTTGAATTTCTATAGATTTTCTATAAGTTTCATATTCTGCATCCAATGCAGTTTTTTGTTCATCAAATTGATGATCTCTTTGAGTACGTGCAAGATCCTCCATCTGTTCAGCAAGTTCATTCTTTAATTCAAGTTGTCTTGCCTGAGATTCCAAAGAATCATCTAATGCCAAAGTAGCAAGTTCATCTTGTAAACGAGCAATTGATTTATTCTTATCTGCTATTTCATCAGCATAATTTAATTCTTCTTTTTGAGTATCCAATAATGCTTTTCGAACATCAATAATGTCTTTATAAGCATTAAGTTGTTCTTTCAACGCCTCTTGCTGTGCTTTTATTGTTTCTTGCTGTTGTTTAAGAAGTTCTTTTTGTTCCTTCTTTTCTTGTTTGATTTTATCAATAACCAAATTGAATAAATCGGCAATACTTTTTTGATCTTCTTTTGCAACCTTACCAGCACCACCAAGAGCATCTTCTAAATCTTTAGCTGCATTAGCGGCTTTACCAGCATTACCACTTACTTGATTTAATTCTTTTTCATAAATAGTCCAATCAAAACCAAATGGATCACCATCATCTCGTACACCCGCCCCCGCATCTCTCCAACCACCACCAGGGCTTTTAGGAATTAAACTTGAACCAAAGGCAGAAATAGCCTTTCCTAAACCTTGAACAGATTCACCACCTGAACCAGTAATATCAAATTCAATACTTGGCATTTGAAACCAATCATTAATGGGTTTACCACCAATAATAGCAGCAAAATCTACTGGTCCTTTTAATTTTGGAGTAAAAGTTATTTTGGCATCAAAATTTTGAATTGCTTTTCCTAATGCTTCTAATACTGTTCCCGCACCAGTCATAATATTTTTAATGGCTGTACCCGAAGCACTCGCAGTTTGATTAGCAAAATTAAAGAAATTAGATGTGCTACCCTTTAAATATGTTGCTAAATTTTCTGCCGAAGTAAATGCTTGACCATCCATATCAACCCAATTTTGACTAGTTGCCCAAGCAGATTCAGCAATCTTATCCATTAAAATATTATAATCTTCTGTACCTTGCTGAATTGCAGCAGAACGAATTTGTGCTACAGCAGATTCCATTAAAACATTTGTTTCTTGTAATTCTTGCAATTCTCGCATACCATCAGCAATTCTACTAAACCCGCCTGTAGTTTCATCTGCAATTGTACTGACAATATCACCAGCATCCCCAAATGCCTCTGCCAGATTTTGAGTTAAACCACTAATAGTATCCATTACTCCTGCAAAACTAACAAGAGAATCGGTGTACTCTGAAAACAAAATACTTCCAGCATTAAATTCTGAATTCATTTGACTTAATGATTGTGCCGCATTTGCAACCATTCCAGAAAAGAATATTTCAGCAGAATCTTTAGATTTAAATACTTGATCAAAATCAATACTCTTTAAAGCATCATTAATCCCATCCGCATATTCTTTAGCTGTAATTACACCATCTTCGAATTGACCATTTACTTCAATTAATTTTCTACTCAATATATCAAAACCACCAGATAATTCTTCTTTAGACATACTGGCAGTTACAGTATCAATCATTGTATTAAAATTATTTACAAAATCTCTAGATTGATCTGTTGCTTTCTTTGCTTGAGAAAGATATGCTTCTAATACTAATACTTCTTTTTGGAGTTTTTCATTGCTTGTATCTGTAGCTAAAGCAAGTTGCGCCTTACTAAGTGATGCTTCAATATTAGCGATATTATATTCTTGTAATTTATCAGTATTAATTGATACTCGATCACCCTCTATTTCAAGAATATCAATATAATCTTCATAAGATTCACCAAGTTTTTGAATATCAGCAAAAGTAAGTGTTCCTTCAGCATTTTTACGGATTGTAGAATAAACTATATCGGAGGTTTCACCTAAAGATTTTAGAGTATCAGTTAAACCTTTATATTGTTCCGTTAATTCTCCAACAATTCCAAGAGAATTTAACATATTATGAACACCAGCATCAGAAAAATCAGGGGAAACATCATTAATAAATATTAATAGATTTCTATATTCTTCTGCAACTAATAATATTTGTTCATATGCATAAATTTCATCGTTTATTTTATCTAAGCGCCTTTGCGTAAGCCCAAATAAATCTCCCTCTAATTCAAGTCTTTTAGATAAATAATCTCGCTCTTCATATAAAGTTTTAGGACTTTCATATCCAAATACATCGGTAGGATCTCTTCTTATTGATTCACTTAATCCTTTTTTAGCTTCTTCAATAGTGCGTTTATTTCTAATTAAAAATTCTCTTGCTTCAAATTCTGCGCGTCTTTTTAACCAATCAATATTATTTTGTATTGCTTTTGAATTATTATCAATAGCATCGCTATATAAAGTTATGCCCTCTTTTGCTGCACCATACTTTATATTTACTAAAGATTGTATATTTAATAAACGAACAAGATCATCAGAATTTTTTTCTTGTTTATTAGCCAATGATTCATATTCATCTGCTAAAGATTTTAATTCATCTCGATTTGCTTCCGCTTGAGATTTTAATTTTTCAAATGCTTCATAAGTATCTATAGCAGATTTTGTTAATGCTTTAAATGCAATTATAGCTCCTACAATAGCAATACCAATTAAACCTCCTGTTAAAGCATAAGAAAGAGTTACAGCCGCACCAGAAGCTACACCTAATGCAGTGGCTAAAGAATAAATACCTTGAGTAATTATGGGCAATGTTAAACCCCATTTTGCAAATGCTACTACAGTAACACTTACAATAATAGTATTTATTAATCCTAACTTATCAATAAGTTTTATTAGTTCTGTTCCGGCATCGATAAGCGTTTTAGTAAAATCACTATCAATAGTATTTTTAGAAAGTTGTTGCCAAGCACTTGTCATTTTATTCATTTTACCTTCAATGCTATTGAGATATTTTTCATTTTCTCGTAAAGCAGATCCAGTAGAATTTTTTGCTGATTCGGTTGCTTTTTCTACGTTTTGCCAGTTTTGAATAATTGCCTCAAGTACAGCAACTTGCCGCTGACCTGCCGCCTTTTCCATTAAAAATCCTCTAGATAATGGATCTAAAGTTGGTAATATTCGAGCCATGTCAGATATAATATCGTATGTACTTCGAAGTCCATTTGTTTCTGGATCTAAAATACTAATACCTGCAAGTCTCATAAAATCATCTTGAAGTTTAGGCATCAATCCTTCAATCTTTTCCCCATCTTCTCCAATGCCCCTTAAGCGTAAAGATATGAAATTTAATCCACTAGAGACTTTTTCGATATCTCTTAGTTGCTCAAAACCACCTGTTAATAAGCCACTGAGTTCTTCAATGCCTGTTCCTGTTTGAGATAAAACACCAGATGTTCTCCTAAGACCATCTGCAAGATCATCAAAATTAATTGCCGCTGTATTTGATCACTTCTGTTACTTTCTTGCCCAAAGGCAATACTGACCGCAAAACATTGCGGCGAGTAAGAATTTCTTCTTACTTCACATGCTTCTTATTATTTGGATTATACATGTGGTCAGAATATATCTTCATCTTACTTGCGTAAGAGGTTGGCATGTGCAGCATGTCACCATGCTACAACTTATTCGTTACGGATTTTTGTTTGTTTTGTTTGTTTTATTTTTATTGCTTTCATAAAAAACGGTAATACAATTTTATCATTTAAATTAATTTTATTGTTTAGTAAATGATAATTAAAACTATTATAATCACTTAAATTATTTTTATCTTTTATATACAAATTTATTAATTGTTCACAGAGATTTATATTATTATTTATATCTTGTTCCCATAAATATAAAATATTAATATTGTAATATTTTCTTATATATGATCTTTTACTTTTATCTTTTCTTAAATTTTTTAATTGCATAGAATTTAAATTATTTATATCTAAATACTTAATCGGATTAGTGTGAAAATAATCGCCCATAATTTCAATTATTAAATCATATTCGTTAAGATATATATCTGCCGAATAATATTTATAATTTTTTTCATTGACATAATCAATATTATTTTTAGATAAAATATTATTTATTGCCTCATGTGGTTTAGTAATCTTATTCGCGAAAATTCCTTTTGTATATAGGTTAACAGCAATTTTTCTTCTAGTATTTCTTTGTTTTTGAGTGGGTTGAAAATTATACATGCCGCTTTTTTCACCAACATAATATTTTTTTCTAAATTCCCAATAGCAATTCTGACTACAAAAATTATTACTATCTCCAAAGGAATTTACCTTTTTATAATCATAAGGTATAATTTCAATTTCTATTCCACAATTAGAACAATTTACTTTAATTTTTTTGTACGAAGGATTGTCCTTTCCAATTTTGGCATTATTTTTTTTATATTCATTTCGACAATCCATGTCACAATAAATATTTCCTTTATATAAAAAATTCATCGATCTAATTACATATTTTCCACAGTTATTACAAGTTAATTTAATTCTTAAACTATGGTTTCCACCAATTTTTAATGTAGTAGATAGTAAATCTACTAAATCGTATATATTTTTATTATTTAAAAAAGGAAGTATTTCATCTAAAGTAGTTATTCTATTTAACAATATTTTATCTAATATTAAATCATATTCATCTTTATTCCAATTATTCAATAATATTAAATCTTTATGGACAATATAATATCGACACATTTTGCATATATAAGATGATTTCCAAGCAAATTCATTTACATATTTTTCTTTATCACAAATTTTACATTTTAATATTTCCATATATTCTTATCCATTATTTTTTATAAAACAAACAAACAAACAAATCTTGTCCTCGGTATTATCTATCCCTAGACTTCCACCGATAAAAGCCAACTTTATTTAGTATGTCACCATACTAAGAGGCACAAATTTACCTCATTTATCACATCGACAATTTTTTGTGTTTGATCCGCTTCCATATTGAAACCTCTCAACACAGCAATTAATGCACTTGTGGCTTCTGTAGCATTATCAATCCCTTCAGCAACATTTGTCATTATCAATGCCGCTTCACCCATTTTTAATGCTTCTGATACATCATAACCAGCACGAACAAATTCCGTAGTAGCATCTATCGCTTCTTTACCCGTTTTACCAACTTTTTCCCCCATTCTAAATGCTTCATCTGTAAAAGCGCGTAAAGATGCACCTGAAAGATCACTAACTTTTTGCAATTCAACAAGAGAAGTATCCAACTGTTTTACAACTTCAATCATCTGTTTAATTGCTCTAATTGTTCCATAAATAGCAGTTGTGCCAACTGCCCAAATTGCAACCTTTTTAATAGCGGTAGAAAGCATATTACTAACAGATAATGTTTCTTTTCCTAAATTACCCATTCGAGTAACAGAATTTTTAAGTTCATTATTTAATCTTGCCATTTCTTCCGTATTACCAGCCGCAGTTGCTAATTTCAATGCATTAGCGGCTTTAATTACTTCTTGAACTTCTGGAATTCTTTGATTTCTACCAACCGTTTTAGCAATTGCCGAATCTGCTTGTTGATTCATTCGTGCAACTAAATCAGCAGATTTCTTTAATTCCAATTGTCTTTGTCGTTCTTTTTTAGTACCATCATCTGTATATTTATTAGCAGTATTTAGCCATTCAGATACTTCTTGTGCTTCCATTCCTACTTGCTTAGTAACAGTAGCCCACTGATATGTTTCTTTTTTGACATTCCCAAGAGTATCGTTGTAAGTCAATAATGCTTTAGTAATTTTTTCTCCATCTTCACCAACTTCTGTGAAAATATCAAATTTAATTGCACTTGCGCCCGTAGCTAATTTGATTTGCTCTATTTTTGCATATAAGGCATCGAGAGATTTTTGATCTTGAGTAGTGTCAATCATTGGTTTGACACTTTTTGTTTTTACTCCCTGCTCTGCCTTCATTCTTAATTCACCTAATTTAGTAGAAACATTTCTAATTTGATTTTCTATATCGGACAAATCAATTTTTGCTTTAATATTAAAAACATAATTTTTAGAAATGTTATTTAATTGGGCTTGAATAGACGATTCCTTAATTGAAGCTTCTACTATAACCGAATATTTGCTTGCCATTCATCGCACCTCCCTTCTTACGTTCTTGCCTCTAAAGGAGGCTTTAAATTAAAAATATACCCCTATATGTGGGGGTACTATCAAATTAGTGTCTATATATGGGGGTTAAAAACACGATAAAATTTATATTTTATTGTTTGTTATTTAAATGCTCTTTCAATTTTTCTAATTCGTTCCATTTCATATCTTTTGCTTCCATATCGTTATAAAGACTTGCCATTTCCAAACTTTCCCATCCAAATAATTCCTTAATTAATTGTGCTGGAAGTCCTATTCTGAAAAGATGAGTGGTAAGATAATGTCTTAACGCATGAGGATAAAAAGGAACACCTAAATAATTTTCAAACTTGGTAATCCAACTTCTAACTATATGTTCTTCTGCGGGAGTCCCATCCCTTTTTATAAATATATAATTATGATCTAAATCTTTTTCTAATAATATCTTTTCTCGTTCCAATAACCATTTATCATAATAAGATAAAAACAAATCTTTTATAATATATTTTGTAAGCAACTTCCCTGTTTTTGTTCTACCTTTAGTTTTTATCTTTTTGGTTGTTTCAATAAAAATACCTTCAAACACCGTATTATTCTCATCAATAATATCAGTAGTAAATCTAAGCAATTCAGAAAACCTAGCACCTGAAGAAGTAGCAAGTGCTAACCAACATGCTTCTTGAATATCATTATTATCAGATAAGTATTTTAATAGTCCATTTATTTGATCCTCCGACAATACTGTTTTTTCTCTTGTTGGAGATTTGGGCATTAATTCAACCGCTTTTAAAATTACATTTCTAAATTGAGGATATTCATCATCTAAAAATTTTTCAGTAAAACTCGATAAACTACTTAAACATGATCTGCCGCCATTAAATCTAGCAGAACCCCAATTCAAATCATTAACTACAAAATTAAAATAATCAGCAAATTCAATTTTCCTAATATCACAAAAAAATTTATCTGAATTATATTGTAAATTCCAAACAAAAAATATATTCAAATGACTACGATAATTTACAATAGTTTTATCAGAAGAACGAACATTTTTTTCTCTTAAAAATCGTTCCATCAATAATTTATTTTTATAATTAATGCTGTTGATTAATTCTGGCGTAGTTGTTATTTTTTTAAATGTTTTCCTTGGCATATATTTCTCCATATAATGAAAAAGGAGCATTTATAAAATGCTCCTTATAAAATAAATAATAGTATTGATTATTCTTTTAATAATTTATTTAATTTATGTATTGCTTCTTCTAAATTATTATATTCAGAAGTAGTTTTTAATATTTGTGTAATAATTGATTTATCCAAATTTAAATTATTTGAATATTTTATGTACCATTCAATAATATCGTTTTCCATATCATTTGCCGTTTGAATACAATCATTATATATTTTTACTTTATCTTCAATATATTTGGGAATATTTCTGTTTTTATAATTATTACTATTATGCTTATCTACTTTTTTAAAAACATAAATACTTTCCTCTTTTTTATTGAAACCACCAGTTTTTCCGCTTCTTCTTCTTCCACCTCGATTACTCAATTTCATATATAAATGATCAACTAAATCAAATCCAATTCTTTCAGATATTTCAGTCCAACGATCTACTAAATTTATTCTTCCAATTCCAGGTACATTAAAATCAGCTATATTTACAGCATAATAAGCATCATCTTTTAAACCATAATGAATATTATTTATTGTAGGTGTTACATAATTTTCAAACCATTCATTTATTTCTGGATATCGTATATAGCATTGAGTATCTTCATCAGAATATTTTTCTAAATCAAAATATGGGGGACTGCTAAATGCAAAATCTATGCTATTTTTCTCGGCAATATAATTTTCACTAACATCTTTATAAATATCAAATGTATTTAATTTTTGCAATGATATTTCTATAAAATTTCCAAGAATCAAAAGATTGTCAAATGTTTCAGAATTTGGTTCAACGCCTATATATTTATAATTATTTTTACTCGTTAAAGCACCAAGCATTCTTCCGCCATAACCACAAGAAAAATCATATATTATTCCATCTTTAGGACAATATCGCTCATATAATGCTTTTGCTTTCATCGGATTGAAATTATTAGGCGTTCTTTGTCTATATAAATTCATAGTGGATAAAAGTCTTAGCGGTATAGCAGAATCATATTTTAACTGAAAAGCAATAATTTCTTTAAGCCATCCATTTTTATAAAATTTATCAAAAGAATTAATTGGATTTTCTCTATGTCCATAGGAAGATCTATGAAAATTAGGAAACAAAAATTTTAGTAAAGTATTACCCTGTTTATATTTAAGATCTAATGTATTTCCAGAAAATTCAACATCTCGATTATAACATTTTTTAATTTCTTCTAATATTCCATTTTCAGTATAATAAAAAATTGGAAAAATATTGACGCTTCGATAGACATTATAGTTATCATCAATTGCTTTCAATTGATCTTCATTTAAAAGATTTAAAAACTTTTCTTTTTTATATTGATTAAAAAAAGGGTAATATTCTTCGTAACCAGAAGAATATAAATCTTTACTTTTATAATTCCAATCTAAATAAGTTTTTATATTGTTGTAATTCACTAATTTCTCCATTTTCAAAATTTACAATTATTGTAAATAATTTTATCATTAAAATAAAAATTTGTCAATATTTAACAATTTTTTTATTTTATAGAATTCTTTTCTTTCTTACGCTTTGCTCTTGCCTTCACTAGATCATCATACTGAATCCAACCACCATCAATATTTGATAAAGCAATCCATTGAAGTACCTTATCTGGATATCGAAAATCAAACATTTTTCGTTTCATTTTAGCCTCAGGGGTAGGTAAACCTTTCACATCATATACAATAGTTAATCCATTTAACCATTCAACCTCGAAGTCTGCCACATAATTAATTGGCAAAATGCTTTTTCCATATTTCTTAAATTTATCTTGCAATATGTATTTAGGTTGTAATGTTATAGTTTTTATATTCCCTTTTTTTAATAATGGAACAAGATAATCTTTATGGAATTTCATCTCCATTTCACTATCATATAAAACACCATTAAAAGTACGTTTTAACTTACCCTTATCGCTGGTATCTATTTTAAATTTAGAATTTATTGTTTTTTTTCTATACATTATAAAATCTTCCTTTTATTTTTTATTTTCTATTTTTATAAATTCAAAAAAATGGAGTGCGCTTGATAGAAAATCTACCAAACACACTCCAAACCCCGAGGGAGACAGTTAAATATTAACCCACACCTTCATCTTTTTCTGTCTTATCAACATTATGAAACGTAGTTCCAACAAATACAGATGCAAACACAGAAGCAATTAAAGCAAAATAAGGCGCTACTGCCTGTAAAATTTCAACTGGTACATAATTCAAAACCGCATAACTCGAAATACTTAAAGTTACGCATACGGCAAAATATACCCATTGTTTAGCCTCAGCAATTAATTTCTGAAAACCAGGAATACGTTCTAAAATAAAACTAGCCACTATGCTTGATCCACCCGCAGTTGCCAGCCAAAGCAAAAACTCTTTTAATTCCATTATTTAATTATTCTCCTTCCTTAAAATAAAAGTAAATTATATTAATTTTCATTAGCAATTTTATTCAAATAAATATTTTTAATTAAATTTAAAAATTCATCTTGCGACAACGAACTTTTCATTCTATTGCATTTACCGCAACAAGGAACGCAATTATCAATTATATATCCCAAAGAATTATCAACTCGATCAATTCCATTATAGATATATGATCCATTGCATCTACTACCCCTATGTATTTGATTTGGTTCGCATCCACAATAATAACAATTTAAATTAATAATAGATGTAAAATAATCTTTATCTAATTCAAACACTAAATTTCTTTTTTTAGCTCCTTCTTGGTATTTAGCATATATTTCATTGAATGCCGCAACACCATATTCTAAAGCATTTATACGGTTTTCATAATTTTCTTTTTGTTTACAACCGCAGGAAATAGTGTTACCGCTAGTAAGATTAGTTAATCTGATTGTTTTTTCATTTCCACAATCACATTTGCATAACCAATATGCTCCATTAACCCTATCGACATAATCTATTTTAATTGCCAGTAATCTACCAAATCTTTTTCCAGATATATCTTTACGCTTTCTACCTTTTTCACATCCACACGTTTTACTATGCCCATTTAATAAATATTTTCCTTTAATTACTTTTTTATTACCGCAATTACATAAGCATAACCAATATGATCCATAAGATTTTGCGTTTACTGGTTTATCTACTTTAGATAATACAATTAATTTACCAAATTTTTTTCCAATTAAATCCTTCATTATTATCACCTCTATATTATTATTTATCTCACCTCTTAAATCAAATCTAAAAGGGGCAGGATGTTTGAGGTGATAAAACATCTTTTCAATTCGTCAATTTAGCCCCTTAAATCCATCAATTATAATTTTATAAAAGGAATACCTTTTTTTTTCATTTCCATTTCAATCATCCTATCTACTGTTCCATCTCCCAATAATTTTACAAATACAATCCAGAAATTCCGAGGACTTTTCCAAAAGTGAGGCGGCTGTCCAAAGTCAAATAAACTTCCACTTTTACCCTCAATAACTATTTCTGCCAATAATTGTCTTATATCACTCATAATCCAAAAATTACTACCATGTACAAAAGTAGCAGGATCAACATTTAAACGAGCAGGATCTTCAAATATTTCTGCATAAACAACATTACCTGCCACAACGGGGTCTTTTTTATCCCATTCATCCAATAGACCTCCATTATTTCCTTGACGATTATATTCTCTTGGAGTATATGGATCATAGACAATCTTTTTAATAAGTTTCTTTAATTCCTCATGTAATTTATCAGTAACTACATCAACGATAGAAATCAAATCTTGCATAATTGCAGCATTTAGAGCAACATCATTATCAAACATGAATTACCTCCTCTTGCTATCAATTATCTTCAAATTCTAATTTCTTCTCATTCTTTTTTTTGAAAGGTGTTCTATAATCGCATTCTTGGCAAATGATCATTTTTTCAGTATAAATAATGCCATTATGAGGTTTTTTCACCATTATTACAATTAATTTCCTCTCCCCACAATCGGGACATTCGTACTTTAATTTTTTAAGTACCTTTACAGCATCGTCATTCATCAAAGTATCCATTTATTTATTATTAAGATTTTTTTGTATATTTTCTTTTTGGCGTAGAAACAGAAGCCTTTTTTGTAATTCCAGGTAAATTTTCATTCAATACTTCAAGTTGTTTAGAAAATTCAGCCGATACATCTTTGAAATTTTCAACATCCATTTCACTTATTTTATTTAAAAGATCTATCGCTTTTACAGAAACTTGTTCTAATATTGTACCAACCGATTTATTTAAACTTTCTTGTGCTTGTCGTAATTCCAATACTCGATTTAATTCTTCTCGAAATTCATCATAATTCAATAATCTAGATTTAATTTGTTCCCATAATTTAGATGATATTAATTTATCAACATCTAATTTATCTGTTTCAACATTAGTCTGTCCTTCTATAAGTTGAAGGATTAAAGCATATTCTGCTACCATATATCTTTTTGCTAAATCATATTCAAATTCATCAAATAAATTATTTATATATTCCCGAATTAAACCTATTTTTTCGCCAATAAATATATATGGAATTACTATAATTATATTACCCTGAAATTTAAATTCTTCACTTTCTTGATCTGAAAAAACAATATTCAATTTATTTAACTTTATTTCTTCTACCTCAGACATATCTTATCCTTTTATAATTTATAATTCAATAAAATTTATTTAATAATTTTATAATTATTTCTAAATATTTTAATAATTAAAAAGCCTTAGATAAATTATCCCAATCTATACGACTTAATAATTCCAATAAAGTAACTATCGTAATACCCCCTCCTAAAATCCAAGTAACTTTATTATCAATAAATCTTTTAAAAACAACTCTTAAATCTAATTTAGCTACTTCTTCTGCCGCATCAAATTTTTCCTTTATTTCACCTACTTCTCTTTCAATTCGCATTGTAGTATAAGCATTATTTTTTATATCATTTTGCATCGATATCATAGTCTTCTCAATACTAATTATCGCATTTGTATTATTGGTAAATGCCGCTTCTAATTTAGCTAATAATATTTCAGTAAGAGAATATCTTTTATCAATATCGATTACTTTATTATTAACATTACCAAATGTATCCTCCATTTTATCTACTCTTTTCGATAAATTTTCTATCCAAATACAAGGCGCGTTGCAACTATTATAACCGTCTGTCATATATGCCACCTCTTTTTATAAAAATTGATAAGTAGGAACAAATAAATGTTCCTACTTTATAAAAAACAATATTGATGATTATGCTCCAATTGCGACATTCATGGTGTCGCTCAAACTTCCGCTAGTTACGTCCCAATATGAGACCTCAACCACAGCAGCATCATTTTCAATAGCAGTAGCACACGCACTAATTACACCCGTACTACCAGACCAAATTACATCCGTACAACCAGAAGTTACCTCAAAAGTACATGAAGTAGTAATATTAACATTTGCATAAATTCCACCCTTAATGCCTAATACACTTAATTGCTGAGTATCGGGAAGATCAGCAGCAGAAAAAGTAATTACCGAAGGAGTTGCAGCAATATCAGTATATGCAACAGCGGTAGTTGTAGTAGTAGGAATCCAATATGCTTTAAAATAATAATCTCCTGCCGCATCAGTTGTTACAGCAGCCATACCATCAAGTGATTGCTGAGAAACACCATTGGCAGACAACGCCATTGTATAGTTACCAGAAACATTGAAGTTCGGAACATTAATTACAAAATAATATTCAAGAGTTGTAGCAGCATTTCGCACTTCACTAATTAAAGTAAGATCAATGCCAGTAGGAGGTAAAGTCGAAAAGCCAGTTACATATTGTGCATCAGTATCAGTATATTCATAAATAGCAGTTACAGTTTGTGCAGCACCACCAGAAACAGTAATTTCACTTCCATTTGGAGTTAAATTCTGAATACTTCCATCAGGAAGTAAAACACTAACTTTACCACCAGTAGGAGTTTCAGTCACAGTACCAACACCCGCAACTAATGTAACAGATTCTTGTTTTACAACAGTAGTGCTACCAGTTACAACCGTAGTTCCAGCATTTAAAGCAAGTAATGATTTTTCGAATGTAGCAGCTTCAATTTTAACTTCCAAAGCCTTATCATGATAATAAGTATACAAAATAGCATTACCAATACCACCACGCACTTCAGTCTTTTGGGTGGACATTGTAAAACTTGAAGATATATTTGCCTTACCTACAAAAAGTAAATCGCCTGTAGAAGCATCCCGCCCAATTGCATCTGCAACACTAACTAAAAATTGATTTGCCATATTATTTTTTTCTCCTTTTTTCTTATATTAAATTTATTTATACATTACTAAATTTAATATTTAATAATTTATTTTACACTTCCCATAGAATCTCGTATTACACCATTTTCATCTGGTAAATATGGATTACTATTCAAAAATTCATCTTTTTCTATCATAATATTTGAATATCTACCTGAATTTTTATTAATAGCCGAAAAATAATGTTTTACAATTTCTGATCCATCTTTACTTTTTATTTGCCCAGATATTTCTAAAGGACTATATAAATCAAAATTATGTAGCAACAATAATCTTTCCATACTCTTACGAAATTGATAAAGAGTATAATTTTCTATTTCCATTAAGTTTTTACCCATCATTACAGAAAATAAAATCACTTCATCTTCTAAAGAAAGATCATCGAATTTGCTATTCACATATTGTAAATGTCTTTCTAATTCAGGATTATATTCTTCTATAAATTTTGTCGATAAACCATTTTGCCTAAGAATAATTTCTCTAATAATATCGAAATCTTTTTCTGTGAAAATAATGCCATCTATATCTATGGTTATTACCATTCGATTTAATATATCTTGTTTCTGCTCATCTGGTATATTTATCAATTTATATTCTATTTCTATTTTTTCGCTTTGAGTTACCAATTTTAAAAAATCTATCAATCCGTCTTGGATTTCCCTGCCATCAGGATTCATAGATTGTTGAATAAATAATAATAAATATTTCAAATAACTTGCTTTAACTATTTGTTTTTCATTAATAAAATTTTTAGGATATTGAAACAATTTATAATAAAGATTTTGAGCATGAGTATCTTTTAATCGTATGGGATAAAAATTTATATTTTTATAAATTTGTGCTTGCCCCCATAAATCTCTCTTGGAATCATATATCTTTTCGATATCATCCATCCATGAACACCTCCTAAATTACCCAATTAGCGAAAGAAATTGCTTTTCCAATAAAAGGAGATGCACCAATCGACATCATCCTACAACGTGAATTTTTGGAAGCATCAAAAAATAAATATCCTAATCCACCTATTTCTGCCCCATTAAATACACGTATCAATTCTTGTATCATTAAATCTGCTCGCGTAGTATAATTTGAAAGTTGAGATACTAAAGCATGAGGATATACTTCCATTCCTATTAATACATTACCAACAATATGATTAGAAGGATAAACCTCAAGAATACTAATGCGTAATTGACAAACTTGTTCAGTCCAAGCACTATCAATTCCCGCAGTCATAAATATTCTACAATCAGTTTGACTTTTAACTCCATCATAAATTAACGCACCCTTTTCAGCAGTTGTTAAATTAGGATGAGTTACATCTAGTTTCCAGGCGTTTCCGTCATTATATTGAAGTAAGCGGAATGCCAACTCACTATTTTCCATTAAATATTTTATACAATTATAAGGAAGATTTGGCAATTGTTCATATTGATTATATTCTGGCATCCATTATCCTCCTTTCTTTTTCAAATTTAATATATTGCTACGCATAAATGAATATGCGTAGCAATTTAATCCATTTATTTTTTTTACCATTATAATATTAAATCTAAAACAATATTTAATAAATTCCATAAAGGAAATATTAATACTGTAATTGGAACAGCCCACATAAATTTAAAATATTTTTCATGTTCTAATACATATACCACTAAAAAAGTTATTAATATTTTTAACATTACTATTTGAAATGTAAATCCCATAGGATTTAATTCCATCAATCCCATTAAACTAACACCAATAAAAGTTGTTAGTATATCTAAGAATTGTGCTATAATTAACCAATAAGATACCCTTTTTAAATTTATTATTCTAATATAAAAAGGATGTTTAAATATATTATTTTGTATCTTATTATAATTTATCATTATTTATTATTGTTATCCTTATTAACAAGACCTTGACAATTTTGTAATAAAATCAATATTTTATTTATATATTATTAATTATTATTTATATTGTAATGTTCAATATAAAAAATTATTATATTTTATTTAATATTAAACTTATTATTTAAAATATTTGCACCCTTGGCCCATTCCAGTAATTGTCATAGCGATGTCTGCGAACTGTGCGGCGATGAAGATGTGGGTAATGGGTTTCATGCCTCTTTCCAACTTAGAATGTTCAAACCAATTTTATTTGTTGCATGGTTTGGACATACATAGAAAATAACTTCATCGGCAGTCAAAAAATCAGTTCGCCCTATACTGTGCCACGGCATAAAGTGTATCCCATCCCATGAATAACTAATAATCCGGTTGGTCGCGTTATCTTCAATCCTCCAAAATATAGGAGGTACATTCCACGAAGTTAATGCTAGAGTCGCTGAAGGATATACCGCGCTCCATGTTGTCTCATTAGTGAATTTTCCAGAATATACAGTTACATTAGGCGTTACGCTTGTCTGAAACATCAATACTGCCAATTTTCCGTCACTACTCTGTCGCCAACCTATACCCCATTCAGCCACTTGGACGGGCGCTCTGGTTGGTATCATTAAAACATCTATTGTATAAGGCGTGGATGGTACTGCCTTTTTTCGTATTCTCAAACTTTGCCCGGTTGCTGCTGGCTTTTCTAAATATACTCCGCCATTCACCACTGATACAGTTGCATCACCCTGATTGACCCATGCGAAATCATCATTTACTAGCGGTGTTAATGGGAATATAGGACCCCAGGATGCCCAAGCTGCTCCGGTGTCCCGTTGAACATAAAAGCTATCATTTGGAAAGAATAAATCCCCATCATTACTCGCCGCTGGCCTGCTGGCATAAGCATCTGTATAGGTGCTATCGCCACTTCCGCTGGCCGCCTCTTTAAATATTGCACTACCTGTTGTTGTATCTTTAGTTAACACATGTTCATTTGTAGCTGCTGACACATTAGTCAATGCATCAATTGCAGCCTGAGCAGTAGTTGCACCTGTTCCTCCTGCTGCAATATCTATAACCCCATTAGCATCAATATCGTAAACTGCTTTAGTCATATCGCCATCACCCGATCCCGAAGTGTGAACATGATCACCACGACTATAACTACCCGATGTACCAGGATCAGCTACTCCATTTGCTTCCGGATCAAGATCATAAGGATCAATACCTGCTGCTGATGCTTCCCATGCCGCTCCACCTACACCATCAGAAGTTAACACATCACCAACACTTGCACTACCACTGGTTAAATTAGCCGCATCAAATGTACCACCATCTCCAACATCGCCAGAATGATCGTGATCGACTAACACTCCACTACTCCCACCAGCACCCAAGTCACTCCAATTTGTTCCATCATAAAATAACAATAAACTCTTGTCTCCAGATAGATCAAAGTCAGCTTCACCATTCAGATAAACATTACCTGTTCCATGCTTGACTGTAATGGTATCACCTGCATCTGCTTGGATTGCTAATACTTGACGATCTACTCCCCCATTGATAGTAACGAGATCATCTGTAGTCCCAGACTCGGCAGCAATAATGTGATAATCCTTACTTACCGTACAAGATCCACTAGATATCGTTAAAATTGATAATGTCTCTAAAATAATTGGATGTTCAACAAGTCCAGTTAAATCAAGTTCTTGTCCTATTAATGATCCAGAACTTCCATCTGCCAACGTTATAGGCGCATGATGAGGAGAACCATTGCCAATAGCAGTATGTTCAGTAGGAGTAAGAACATCTGCTAATGTTAATTCTTGCCCATCTAAAGATAATGCTGAATCTCCTCCACTCCCCAAGGTTATAGGCGCATGATGACTATCACCATCATCCCAATCATCAGCATGTGGAACTCCTGCAATATTTGTTTTATATGGGCTTCTATCTCCCGGTAAAGGTGTGTAATCGCTCATTTTAATTCTCCCATTAATGTTCCCAATCTACACCATATTGATAAATTGCACTCCCACTGTAATCATATTGTGTATCCAATCTACATCCAAAGGAATAAATACCATCTTCTAATATAGTTGTTCCTAAATGCGTTAAATAGATATAAATCTCACCCGTTGTATCAACAAATGGTATCCACGCAACATCAATACCAGCCTGTGATACCAGCACATCAGTATATTCGGGCTGTTGCCCAATCTCAATGCCTGCCTGTGAGACTGAGATTTCACGAGGCGGTTGTGGTATCCAGGCTGTCTCAACGCCAGCCTGTGACACCTGCCAGCCAGGTTGTGGCTCATACTCAATGATTACACCGGTCTGACTTGCCCGGATTGCATGGTCATCAACTGTGTATTCAACAATGATCCCAGTCTGGCTAACTCTTTGTGCCATTACGGTATAACTGCTTGATGCATGGCAAGCAGCCCGTCAATATCAGCATCTTCCCAGGCTGCGCTATCATCCGGGTTGGTCGCCATGCCATGATAAAAATATATTGCCGCTGTTTCCAGTTCATGTTCGGTATATGATTCAGTAGAGCCACTATTCACGCCATTATATAATGTCTGTGCATCTGCGGTTGTTTTCCACGCTCGCACGAACTTGGTTACACCTGCAATCGTTCTGTCTGTTCCGTCAAAATCCTCCAGTGTTAGTAGGTCTTTATGTCCATCCGTGGATGTCTCCAGATAATCAGTATCACTCAATGGAACTTCATCTACCGTAGCATAGTTGTCTGATCCCGTTGATGGTGTCCACTGAACGCTACTGTCACCATCAGGCATTAGCACCTGCGCCCGCCGATCTCCTGGATCAGTTCCACCGTCATTGATGGATAAACTTGAGATATAAACACCGCTAGAAGCTCCAAGAGCGCCTTTTGTCCAAAAATAGAGCATTGTTACTTCCGTGTCCGATCCAGGCTTGGTGTCTCCACTATATTCGATTGAAGTTTCCCCATTAATTTTGACTGTTATTCCACCAGAATCAGCAATCGTTCCATAGATTCTGAGATTAAACAGGCTTTGAGAATCGAGAAATACAGTCCCATCGGCCACTTTAGAACCATTTACATAGAGATCAAAAGTTTTATTCGTTCCATTCCACAATAATCCAACATACAGGCTACCGATCAAAAATTGTATTTTACAATATGAACTATGTGTCCAAGCCAAACCCGTTAAATATAACCACATTGATACCGCTGGACTTGATGTATTCGGATATGGAAAATTAATATAAACCTCTGCGGAGGAGTTACTATATATTCGTGTCGAGTAAGTTCCCGTTATAGCATATCCAGCATAAATTGATGCACCTACATAATAACCGCTCGGAACTGGTACTCCACCAATATTGCCATCATAAGTCATTAAATAAGTCATTTATGCTCCTAACGCTGCCTCATAATACAGCAACAACGCATCAATATCAGCATCTTCCCAAGCTGCGCTGTCAGCCGGATTGATCTGCATAATATGCTCATATATTTCATACGAGTATGCCAGGGCATGAGTGGTGGTATCAATCGTGCTTGCGCTGTCTACACCAACCTTGATATATTCACCCGTTGCAACATCAACCTTAGCACGTACCCAAGGCATCACGGCAATAACCTGTTTTGCTATTCCAGTTACAGGATCGGGTGTGACAAAATCTGTCACATCCATCTTGTCATATTCCGCATCTACCCGTGTATAATTGTAATCTGTATCTGATTGCGGTGTTTCATCAACATTCTCATAATTTGTCGTTCCCGCTGACCTGTCCCATTGCACAGTATCATCGGCCTCTGGTGTAAGCGATTCAATCCGAACATCACCAAAATAATCACCATAGCCAATGCACCAATCATCGAAATAACATTCGTACGTATCCAGTAATGCATATTTACCACCTACCAAATAGCAATAATCAAATGTATATGCTTCAGTGTAATCATAATCAATTGAAACATGGCCATCTATCTTGACATAGATTTTATCCCCATCCGGATCTATCTTCCATTGCAGGTGAAACCAATCATTTTGCGATACCTCAATACCTCCAGCCTGTGCTAGCGCGTCATCAATATATAAATCCATTGTATGCGTGTCGAAATTCCATCTCAGTTCAAAATAGGTATCAATATCCCTCCGTAAATATATTTTAGGAAAATTCTCTACGTTGTAACTGAAATAATCGTGCGGATTAATAGCAATAGCAATGCTTGGATTGTCTGGTGATCCTGCAATTTGATGTCGTACCCAATATGCGGGTTCGTTCCATGTATAAAGTTTCAGCGATGCAGTTCCTGTACGATAATATTCTGTATCTCTTGTAATTGCGCCGCTATAATCCACCGAATTGAGTGGTATATTCCGATTAAATCCCGTCATCCATGTAATTGTACCTGTCATTTCATGCCTCACTATAAGTAGGTGCGGTTGTGCCAATACACTGACCGCCAATAATATATACCGTTCCCAATGTTCGGTAACAGCCATAGGCCGTACCAGTCTCGCCAGCCAAAGCGATCATTTCAGACTGTTGAAGCCATGCTATCCCATCACCTGAACATGACAAACCTGACGCTCTTCCTGCTCCATCCACAATCGCTCGCAAATAGCACTCCCTAGTTTTTAACGTACCTACCCCCAGGTTGATAGCATTGGCGTTGCCTGCCCCCAATTGCGTAACTGTTATATTAACCGTATTGAGATATGATTCTCCCGATGATGGACCATCCATTCCGTCAAGATCATTCTCATCGTTGGCACTTCTGACAATATTTATATCTCGAATATAGCAGCCCGCTCCAATTGTGACCTTGCCCGTATGCCTGGTGGAGAGTGTCCCGGCTCCCAAATATGCAACTTGATTCGGTACTGTATGAGATGTACTGTAAACAGCAGGCGGGCTGACCATTGTGTCATATGCACTACATTCTGCTGCCGCTAAATCCCAACCAGCATCCGTTACTTCAAAAAATTCAGCAGGTGAACCATCATAATGAAAAACAGTAATTTTATGAGCAAATTCACCCCCCATATTTCCCCAATATGCTCCCCCTGCACCATCTGAAAGAAAAACAGAATAAATGGATGATGAACCACTCGTTACCCCTAATTTTTGATCTGGTAATGCACCTTCTCTGCGAATGTGTGAACCGGAAAGCTTGATAAGATCCAACTGACGAGGATGCAATTGTATAGGAGACATTAATAAATTTCCCCATTATAAAAATTAATAATTATCATAATATTATATCTCCCCAAGTTAAACCATTTTTAATACTTGATATATTAGATTTAGATGTATTAAAGATTTTAGCAATTTCACATCCCATTATTCCATTCATTAACATTTTTTTTATCTCTATTACATTTTCAACACTCAATTTTTCACCACCATTTCTTTTACCTTTACGCATTTCAGACCATTTTTGTTTTTGTTCATCTGAATGTTGTTTTCCGTAAAATGGATTGTTTTCACCAATATATTTTTCCCGATTTTCATTTAAATATTTGGTTACAGATATAGAAAGATTTTTTCGATGGTTTTCTGAAAAAGTTAATAATTTATGTGTATTAGACATTTTTTTTCTAACTTCTAATGATACTTTTCTTCCATAATTAGGATTATTAATTCCTTTTTTAGACATTTTTTTCCTAGTTAAATTAGAAATATTAAATAATCCTTCTCCTCCCAATGTTAAATTATATCCTTTCCCAAAATCTATAAAAGATTCATAATAAACAATAAAATAAGTTTCCATTAATTTCAATAATTGTGGATCATTAATATATTCTTCTATTACCCAAAACTTAAAATTTTCTTCTCCATACTTATTCCAGGCATGATTCAAATAAGCGTTTTTATGATAATTACCATTTAAATTCATAATATGAAATTTCCATCGTTTATATATATTTTCTGAATATCCAATATATTTTTTACCATCAATAATATTCTCAATGCAATAAATACCACTTATAATTATATTGCTCACCATATCGCCATTAATTATCATTATATTCCCTCCAATTATTTCCCTCTTTTTCATAAATATAATTAAATTAAAGAAAGGATGATTAGAGGGAAAACCATCCTTTTTCAGTTTCATTGATCAGATGAAACCTATCTACTTACCACATTCCACGCAACCACAATTCTTTAACTCTTAAATAACTACCCGAAACACAATTAATAAATATAGAATTATCTAAATCTTGAGATATATTTTCAACCGAAAATGAATTATCATCAATAGCGGCAAAAGAATATTTTGTTGAAACCACCGTAGTTGAACCAGAAATTTCAAAAGTAAAAGTATTTGGGAGTATTGTAGATCCTGACACTAAATACACTTCATATGTTTGAGTATCATTTTCTAAAATAGAACCGCTAGTAGGTGTGATTTGAATATTATTTTCAATAGTAGAACCAGAAGCTAAAATTTTATATGCGTCTACATATCCACCCACTAAATCATCAGTATCCTCATTAATAAATGATTTACCCATAGCAAATTCTACAATTTGTGCCGATTCGTTATTTTCTGTTTCATTATTTAAAAATGACAATATTCCAGCACCATACACGCGCCATGCCGAAAAATTCCCCGATGAACCAAAGAGAAAACGTTGATTTTCTTTAATTTGTCTAGTTTTCGAATTTAGTTGGCAATATAAACGAATAGTCCCATCCGGTATAAGCGGATCACTCCTATAAGTATTTTTTGGAGATGCTATACGATAGTCAAAAATACAATGTTCTGACAATTGACTACCACTTGAATTTGTCCATCTTAAAACATTATTACACCTACGAACCGTTAAAGAAGCAGCTAAATTTTTAGTAACTTCTGTGTTTATTGTCAACCAATAATTATCATCAAAATAATACTTACTTCCCATTGAACCCGCATCCGACAAAGTTTTAAATAAAATAACTTTAAAGTCATCACCTAATTTTTGACCTGTTTCAGAATCTATTGCTGTATTTATTCTTACTTGAATTGGAACATATGAACCAGAAGCAAAAGATGATTCTTTTTGTATAGTATAAACATTGGAAGCATTAGCAAATTCAGCAGTAAGATATGCATTAAAATCATTTACAAAAGATTCATTAGGAGAATAAAAAGTAATTGGACTCCCCGAAAGGAAATACTTGTATGCCATTTATCCTCCTTATGAAAATTCTTGTAATTCCCAAGAATCCCAATCATTATTCTTATACCCGTAATCAATTAACAACTGGCTAACTTCCTCTCTTTTTGCATTATATAATTCTCTTTTTTCTTTTAAATTATTTGCAGCAGAATAAGTTTTAAAATCTTTATCAACAATGAAATTTGTCATTTGCATAATATTTTGCAATTCTCTTTGCAAATGATATTTAGTCATAATTTGAGCAAGAATATTTTTATTTTTTTGAGTCAATGTTTCTGTAAACAATTGTGTGGTTGTAGAATAAGTTAAATCTTGAGAAGAAATATCTGCAAAATCATCAATACTAAACAATAAAAATGGTTCTAAATAATCATTAAGTGCTACGCTACCAGATGTTTGATAGAGGGCAGTTAATCTAAAATCATTACTCAAGGACAAAAATAAATCGCTTATATTTTCTAAAGATGTGGTCATTTGCCCTCCTTTCTATAATATTATTCACTTTTATTTACAGAATCCAAATAATCTTTCGTAACTTTATATTTTTCTTCCATATCAAAATCCGCTAATCGATTAACTTTATCCCAAATATTTAAATCAACGTTTTGTCCAGAAATCCTACGATCAATTAACATTTGAATAATAACTTCTTGCTGTGATTTATTAGCAGATTGAAATAAAGAAATAGTTATATCTCGATCATTTCCATTCAAAATCACTTCAATATTTTCTTTTGTGAGAATTTTAGAATATTCTTCTTCCAATCCTTGTTCATGAATTACTGCACGATTAAGAATATAAAATTTACCACCCTTAAGAAAATTTCTTTGATGTTCAATAATGTCACAAAGATACCTGTACTGTATACGTTTGATTTCACCAAATTCATTAAATCGGAAAATTCTTCCTTTACCCCTACCCTCTGTACTTAAATTAAGAGGATATGTATCTAAACTCATCACCTTGATATATTTATCAGGACGAATAGTTATATTTTCATATTCATTTTCTTCATCGTCATAATTACCTACAATTGGCGTTTCACCTTGAGAACTATTTTTCTTCTCAAGCTCTTCAATTTTTAATTGTAATCCGCGAATTAATTCCATTAAATCATTTTGATTTATATTATCTCCACTCACTGTTCCAACTGAAACATCTGTAGAGTCCGCAACTTGCGATTTACTAGGTCTTGCCATTATAAAATCTCCTTTTATCTATTTATCTATAATTATCTATTTATAAAAATTAATTTATCATGCAGATAAGTAGATTTATACTTATCTGCATGACAACTAATAAAACTATTAAATTATAAAAATTCTATCTTTAGAGAGCAATAAGTCCAGCCAAGGAATTAGTAACAACTCCAATTCCATAACTCTTAATCATGGTTGACCTCTGAAGCAAGTTACCGTTTTCAAATACACTATCAGTATTCGACAAAGTAGCGCCTTCAAGAACCAATTTCAAAAGTTTACCAGAAGCAGGAGCAAGAATCCAAAGATAAGAATCACTAATAACTCTTGCCCATTCAGTTGTATGATCTGCAATATTGGGTAAAGCAAGCATATTGTATCCCCAAGCAGTCTGCATATAACCTAAACGAGAATATTCACTTGTTCCAAGATCCCAACGATAATTCACATCCGTTGAAGGAAGAACATTCGCGAGAGCAAGACTTGTTCCAACCACCATTGGTTTAGTCCGAGTCCAAGCTTCAATCTGAGCGCAAATTCTGCGTAAATCTGTTTCAGAATAACCAGAAACCTGTAAACCCGTAGTAGTAGTCGTAGGAAGACCATTCATTAAAGTAACAAATGCATTATATACATCAATAGTCATCTGACTTTCAAGAGACAAAATTAGTTTTGAAACGAAACGAGCAAGACTTTCTGCACCCGAAAGTACACGATATAAACTTACACCAACAGTCAACTGACGAGGCTCAGGAACAATCGAAACATTGCCCTTAAACTCTTTATACATTTCAGTCGTTCTTTGAGCGCGACCAGCTTTAGAAACAGTAAACAGTCCATTGCTTTCAACTTCAAATAATGCACTATCACCCCACCCAATATTTTTGATATCAGTAAACAAACCAAAACTATCAAAAATTACATCTGGAATAACCACTTCAACAAGACCGCTTATTACTGCAAAAGTCGCCCAATTTAACATGGGATTTGTAACCCATTGTTCTAACGGAAATTGTTCAAAATTCTGAATACCTGCTACGCGCATAATTTCACGCTTCAATGCAGCACTCATCATTAATTCTTTTTCCGCAAATGTAATTGGATTCCCTTCGGTGTCTTTTTCAGAAAAAGTAAAAGATTTCTTTTCATTTATAGACCGATAATGATTGTAATAATCTTGAAACTTCTCATAAACACCAAGATTATCTTTAGTAGCGAATTTTAAAACATTGCTAGGAATCATATTTAGATTATCCTCCTTATTATTTTATTAACTATAAAAACCACAAATTTAATTATTAATTATTTCAAAATTAATTTATCTATTTATAAAATTAATTCCGAATTACTTCGCACTTATAAGCAGCAAGACGAGTATCTCCAATAGCACTACCACTACCAATTGGAATATATGTAGTCGAAAGATACTTCAAAGTAAGAGCATCACCAGGGTCAAAAGCCCTCCACTGCAACTGCCAATTCTGAAAAGCCGCAGTAGCATGAGTAGAACCAGCAGCATAAGCACCGGTAAACGCATCCGAGGATAAAGTAATAATGTCTCCAGGCTGAAGTTTCACAGCATCAATAATTGCAGAAGCCGAATTAGTAAAGTTACGAGGATCAGCATTAATACCACGATAAACCGTACCATCAGCAGCAGCAACATTTACAACCTCAGGGGTCATAGCCATCCACACACCAGTTAATGAACCAGTTGTGGGCCAAGTGGCAGTCCATACTTCACCATAACCACTAACGGCAGACTTACTATCAAGAGCAAAAACACTTCCATTTTCAATTGCAGAAGCACTTACAACAGTTCGATTAAGAACTTCTCGATTAGTTGCTTCAATTTTATTTGGGATCACTACACCATAAGCCATAGTAATTATTTACCTCCTATAAATTATCTAAATTTTTAAAATAAAATATTATTGACGTTCCCAAGGGGAATTACTTACTTTCACTTTAGTAAATGGCATATTCGGTAAACCAATTCGTACAATACCATTACTATCTTCTTTCTTATCTTTAGCAGCAAAATCTAAACCCCTGGCCTTAGCCATATTCGACCAAGCATCAAAAGTCTCTAAACTATATTCATTTGATTTTTCCCTCAAATTTTCTAATTCATCAGCAGGAATTTCGGCTTTTTCTTCAATATGCTTCAAAACAGCATCAACAGCAAAAGTAAATTGCTCTTGCTCTTTTTCAGCCTTATATTTCTTCAATTCCTCATTTTCTGCCATATGTGCCTTGCATCCTTCTTCCATTTCAGACTTTTCAGCAGCATATTTATTGCACATCTCTTGAACTTCTTTCGCTTTAGCGAACAAAGCATAAGCAAGAGTAGCAAAATTTTTACCACCTTCTTCAGAAAATTCAGTAACTAAAACTTGATATTCATCAGTTTCAGATTTAAGAAATTCCAAAGCATCAGCAATAAAATTAGCATCAAGAGAATATTCTTTCTTTTCCTCTTTTTCTTCTTTCTCTTCTTTTTCCTCTTCTTCTCCCTTTTCGTCTTCAGTAGGTTGTTTTTCTTCCTCTTCAGAAAGTTTTTCAACTTCTTTCTTTTCTTGCTTTTCATCTTCTTTCGGATCTTCATCCTCAGAAAATTCTTGTTTTAATTTTTCTTCATCTGTCACAGAAACTACCTCCTTACTTTCAGGATCGCCTACTTTTTCAATTTTATTTTCCCCATTATCATCAAAGTAAGACATTGTTTTATCATCTACATCATTTAATTTATCAACAATTTTATTTGCCCACATCCAACCTTCAATTCCACCCCAAAGACCATTAGAAATATAATCATTACTTGTTTCATCATCTATTTCAATGTTTTTGGGTTTACGTGTTGCTATTTTACGTACTCTATTTGGTTCAATTACATTATTAGAAATCAAATATCTAGCATTAGCAAGTGATTGTGAATTGCCACCTTTGCCAAGTTGTTTATAAAGTTCCAACGCTTTTTCAGCATTCTTTTTAACTTTTCGTGGTATCTTTAAATCAACTTCGTCATAACGACCAAATTCAAGTTCTTCTACTGCTTTCTCATATTCCTGAGAAAACTGTAAAATTGCTTGAGCATTTGGTATAGCACTTCGAATCAAATCACCCAATGCCGTTATTGCAAAATAGCAGAAGTCTAAAATTTCAGTTAAACCATCTGAACGTTTTTCTTGTTCATAAATTTCTATTTCAACCGAAACACCTTTTCGATTTCCATCTCGAACAAAATATTCCAATAATTTACCACTATATCTACGCCAAACAAGGACATGACAAGATAGCATAATGCGACCATCTTCTAGTGTTTTAAATACTAGAGGGCTATTGGCAGGGACAAAGCCGCCTGGTATCTCCTTCTTATGATGGCCTGAAATGTCATCGAATCTAGTATCAACAGCAAAAACAAATGGTTTATGTAAAATTGTATGAGCAGTTTTTCTTAACGTTTCTTCTGATACATATGTATCATGTAAAGATTTTCCGGTTGCAAAAGCATCAACTTGTAACTCAGCGAATTGGGATTTTTCTTCATCTTTTAATAAACTAATATTTTCAACAGCAAAACTAAGTATATTTTTATTTATATCAGTTTTATTCACCCAATATATACCTCCTTTCAAGAGAAAGGAAGTGTTTCTCTTTCTCTACAAATATTTTATAACTCAAAGCAATTCTAAGAATTTCATCCATAATGGAACTTTATCAAGTGCCTCATTTAATTTTTTAGTAATAGCAAAATAATATTTATTTTCATTTTTATGTATAAGTGGCATTTTGCATTCATTAACTAAAAATTCAGCAACCTTTTTCTTGCAACAAAACCATTCATCTATTTGATCTTGAGTAGGAGAAATTATATACAAATTTTTTTACTCCTTATTAAATTATAAGATTAATATTATGATAAATACTATCTAATATTACCAGATTATATAATTTACCGCATCTCCCACCGTGTAACTGCCTGATGCATGGGGAACGATAGTAAGACTTCCACCAGAACGAGCAGCCCTAAATCCAGCCACCAAGTCTAAAGGACTCCCATTGGTGCTTATACTAAACAAATAACCACCTTGAGTCGCAAGAGCATCATAAACAGTCACCGCACTTCCGGTTTGCTGTGCCGTAGAAACACCAACAGAACCAGAAATTACACCACATAGTTGTAAACGAGTTCCAAGCAATGCATCTTTAGCAGCACGATTCATCTTGTTCAATCTTGTAACGTTTGTACTCGAAATAGCCATGAAATTTTTCCTCCATTATTTTTTATAGTTTTATAGACGAGGCCAGCATCTTTCAATACCGTTATCTATAAATTTATTGTTATTTATAAAACAAATAAAATTTGTCTTTTATTACTTATTTTTATTTTTCTCTTTATTACTTTGTTTCGGAATTTCTTTTGGAACTTCTTTCTTCGCTTTACGTCTATTTAACCAATCCATAGGAGTAAGTTTCATAAGAAATGTCCTTATATTTTTCCACCTTTCGAAGCAATATTCCCCCCCGTTTCTCTAGTTTGTGCGCCAGAGTCCCCCAATTCATCGTCACTTTTTTGAGGCCTGCCTTGTCCATTTTCTTTACCAGACAATTGAGAACCCGGTATAATGGGAGTTAGTTTATCTACAAATTCTAACGCCTTTGATTCTTCCAGCATTCGATAAAATTCTTGCGGTTTTAAACCCAACGATGATGAAAACAATTGAGGCATTACCATTCCTAAACCAGCCAATTGAATAGCTCGATCAAATCTTTGTTGACGATTAAGATAATAATCATTACCTTCTAATCGAAACACATATTTATAATGTTTAAGATTCTTATTTGCCCAATAATCAAGAAACAATGCCATTTGAGGATAAAGTTGTTGTTCTACTATCTTACTATCACTTTCAAAACTCAATTGTGAATCAATAAGATTAGCTTTTACTTGAGAAGAATACAACAAAGATGTATCCATTCCTGAATTACTCATCATGGTTCGAGTCCATTTATCCAAAAGTTCATCATTGCCATCAAATGATATCGCAGTCATATTTTGCAAAGGTGCAGATCCCAATTTCACCGCATTCCCTAAACTCGATTTTACAAGACTTAAAAACTGTCCAAGTGTTTGAGGATCAATCGCAATCATGTCTTTGACGCTGGCTTTAGTATCCTTCAATAATGGGACTTCTCCAAATAGCATTTTTGAAGCACTTGCCATGTTTATGTCTTTTTGAAGCCCCCTCATGATTCCTTCATCCACCAAAAGAGGCATCATTCCAGTAAAATAAGGAACAGCCGTAATTAAAGATGTATCAAGTTTAAAAACCCAACAAACATCAGGCGGCAAATCTACCCAATAGTAATCTTGTGAGTTACCACGTAATTCTACGGGCAAGGAAGGGTTATATTCTCTATTTCTTCCATTATGTATTTCATTAAATTTCTTTTTAAAAAATGGATGAAATAAATCAATATCTATTCCAGGCATTAAAAAATAATAAAAATTGAACGATGCCAAGAGTCCGTAATCCCATCGAGCAGTCACTTTACAAAATTGCAATGGTAATTCTTGTAATACTATTTTATTTCCTTCATCTCTTACTGAAGCAAAATACAATTCATTACGAAGCATTTGTTTGATTGCATTGCGAAAATAATATTTATGATCAAATTTATCAAAAAAACCATATACCGAACTTTGATCTGTTTTAAATTTTGTACTTTTATAATCAACTTTTGGATTAGTAACAGTATATTGAAGATCCATCGATAAATGTGATGACATATAAGATAAAATTCGCTTAAATGGCATCGAAACTATTTCAAAATTTTCAATAAAACTCCGAAGCGATTCTTCTGATTCTTTTGGATTAGCTAATGCGCGATTTAAACTATCACTCGTGGCAGCGAGAGGAGAATAAGAAACATCCTTCATACGAGCATTAATCAAATCTGGCGTAATTAAACCGGGATACATTCCCCCAACTAAATTTCTTGCAAAAGTTAAAACATCCCACACAGTTCCTTTATCAAGAAGAATTTCTTCATTTTCCGAAGTAATTATTTCTGTTTCAATTTTCTTTTTTCTTGGAGCCATTAAACCTCCTTTCCTTGAAAGTTAAGGCATGGAATTGGTTTTAATGCCTCTTCAAGTATTTTTTCAATATTATCAAAATCCCAATAAGGGATTCTAAGTAAACTATAACCCTTATTTTTACAATATTTATTTTTGATTTCATCTTTTACTTTTGATAACTCTAATTGCTCTTTAGCCCATTCTTCTCCCCTACCAGCATAATCCACAGGCATAAAATGGGACTCACCATCATATTCGCAGATCATCATAATTTTTTTATTTTTATCAAATATTGCAAAATCAAATTCCAACGGTTTACGTATTAACCTTCTGCAATCAGGAAACCAATATTCTCTCTCATAAGAAATATTATTATTCAACAAAAATTTTTCTATTCGAGTTTCACCTTTTGAATAATTTCCACATCTAGGACAAGAATTACCAGTTTCAATCGCATTCCAACAAGTTTTCCAATCGTTTTTACATTTATTACAATTAAAAATTAAATTTCTCTTTCTCGCATTAATGTATTTACCTTTTACATACTTATAATTTTTTTCGTTTATTTCTATCCATTTACAAATATTACTAACGGTATAAGGATTTCCTTTTCCAAAAGTAGAAAGCCTACCTTTGATTATACAATTTATAGAAGAAAAATATTCATAACCAAAATCATCTACGAGATTCATTTTAGAATCCCAACCCTCATAATTTCCATTTACCAAATAATATCCGGCGTTTTTTAAAATTTCATTAACTTTATCAACACTAAACCTAAATCTATCTGACATTGCCATTATTTCACATTCTGGACAAAATTTTCTACTTTTTAAATTAATCCAACTTGAATTAAATTCATTATAGCAAATTTTACAATAAGAAATTAATGTCGAATTCCTTGTTGTATAATGACCACCCAATATTTCAAAATCGTTTTTATTTATCTTTAACCAATTTTTCATATTTTCAAAAGTAAAAGGATTATTATAACTAAACATTTCCAAACGTTTCACTTTACCTTGTAAAATATGATAAATTGAAGCATAAGATACTCTATATTTATATCCTTCACTATCTTCAAATATCAATTGTGAATTTCGAGTTGTATATTCACCCTCTATATAAAAATAACCAATACTTTCACAATTTCTAACTAATTCATCAAAATCACTCCTTAATTTTTTGGCAGCAATTTTTTTAGCGCAAGTTGAGCATCTATGAGTATTATTTTTATCTATAAACCGATAGAATTTAGTTGTAAATCTTCTTCCACAAACACAAATTATTGTTACATCTTTTCTTGCTCCCAAATATGAACTCTCTAATTTACAACCAAAATTTTCAATCATATCAATAACTTGTTCTTCTGTATATCTTATTCCACTAGTCATTTATTTCATTCTTCCTTTTATATTTCTTATCAATTATTCTTCCTCAAATTAAAAAAACAAATGGAGGGGATTAGGAAGAGAATCCCCTTTTCAACAAGTTAGCTATTCTTGTCGCCATCTAATCAATTATTATTTATTACTAATAAATACTTACTAATTTATAAAAGTAACCGACATTAATGCCTCAAGATCTGTCGTATCACTATTTATTCTTAACAATTCTTGATCCAACAAAGATGCATAGTAGTTCCCCATTGCAATAGCCACATATCTATCTTTTCTTGAACCAGGAGGTTCCACTAATCGAAGATTGCCCGATAGCATGGACATCGAAAGTCCAACACATTCATTTATAAAAAGGCTTACCTGAACATGGGGCATAGTAAAAAAACTTTTAGCGTTTATATCATCAATTTTCATAAACTCTTTATTATTTCTTATCAAATAATCCTCAGCAACTACTTCATCAACTAAAAGCCCAAACATTCTCTTTTGTAATTTATCTCTCATTTCTACTGCCAATAGAGAATTCAATTTAGCGTTAGCTGATATCGGATATATAACTGGTTTTGCATCTACACCCAAAGTTCTTTTCAACAATTCTTCATATTCAGAATTATCTATGCTAGAGTGATTAATAATTGTCATGGGAGGATATTCAATACCGCGTTCAGCGTCTTTAGTTAAAATACCAAGTTGATCATAAATAGGAAGACCGCCGCCACCAGCAGCAACATCTAAAACTAAAGCATCTGCATCAAAGTCAAAATATACTTGTTTCATTCTCAATGATTGAGTTATCGAGTCTACTCCCGAAAATGATTCCATGTATACCAATTCACGAAAAAATCCCTTATGTGTGGGAAGAAGTCGTAAACAAGCAGTAATACTTAAATCGTTTGCTCGTCCTGCCCTTTGAGCGGTATCACAAGTAACAACTCTCAATTCCCCCGGCAACTTAAGAATTCCATAAGGATTCTTTTTAGGATTATATGTTTCCATCCTTTGAGGATAAAACGCCTTTTTAATTGTTCTCGCTCTTTCAAACATTTTCAATCTAAAATAAGCGTCAGAACTTTCACCCCAAGGAATGTTATAATATTCCTCAAGGGCAGTAATCTCATCCATCTTAGATATTTCATTTTTAATTTGTCTAAGCGTTTTTATGCGATGACGAATAGCAACTTGAAAATCCATTGCAATAAAACCAGAATTTTCACCTTTAATCATCGATTTAATATTCTTCTTGGTTTCTTCAAACCACCACAAACCCTTATGATAAGCAGAAGAAATAAAAACCTCTTTCGGTTCTTCAATTAATACGACATAATTTTTATATTCTTCTTTTTTTAAATATGGAACTTGCCTAATATAAGCAAATGGTCTAATCACCGAATCAAGAACCAGTTTATCAATTAAACGAAATTCTTCGTAAATGGTGAAAGTAGACCTTTTACCTCTACTTGAATCTCTTGAAGCCACAATTCGTATCACTGATCCATTATGAAAATCAACTTGCCATTTATTCATATTAGTAACTATATTTGATATTTCGCGAGCAAGATTCGGATAATCATTACGAAGACTGGTAATTTTATCTGATACAAGAATTCCAGCCTGTTCTTTAGTTGAACTTACAACTACAATTTCAGAATTAGGATATAAAACTGCTCTAGCGCAAGCCATAACACCAAGAAGCCATGTTTTTCCAACGGCACGACTACATATAGCTACAAACGAATCACTAACACTCATCATATATAACCATATTATTTGATATGGATATAATTTAATACCAAAATAATGTTCCACAAATCTATGAACGTTGCGCCTATAGAAAGTGATCCAATCAACTAATCTTTTTTTTCGTTCTTCGCTTATGTCACTTTGTTTTATCATTACTTTGGGATTTTTGAATTGATTCGCCCCTTCAACACTTCTCTTATAATCATTTCTAAAATTATTATAGCTTGGCACTTTTAACCTCTATTCTTACTCAATCTTCATCATTTTCAAGATTATTAATTTCTTCTAAATCATTAATGTTGTAATCTCTAGATCCAGTTGCAAAATTTTTCATGCTGCGCTTAATATCATCTATATCTTCAGTAATTCCATCCATATCTCTATATTTTTGTTGATCTTCCCACCATTCAGCAGGAGATAGAACTTCTAAATCTTTTATCCAAACACCTAAACAATCTATGCTTCTACCATTAGAAGCGGCATTTTGTAATGCTGGTGTCAATGCCGAATTTTTCATAATTTCTTGAAGACTTTTCACTAAGCCATCTACAGAACTACCCTCTAATCTAGCTTTTCTTATTTCGTTTTCTTTATGACATAGTTCTCTGAGAAGTATTTCTACCCCATAATTATCTACTTCTGTAGTTCTAGTCCATTTAGCATAAGATTCTTCAAGAAAAGCATAATCGGAAATTTCAAATCCTTGCCCCCAAGATTTTTCAAAATATTCAATATCCTCAGGAGATTCAATAGTTTCACGCAATGCATTCGTTGGAACAAAATCTGCGCTTCCTTGATAACTCAAATCCCCATCTCCCCTATAACCACCAAAACCACCGGTATTTAAACTTTTCCTATAAATACCAAAAATACCTTTTATGGGTTTACCTTTAGCCTCAGATGTTTCAATCTGTTTTTTTGTTGCTTCTATTGCTCCACTATCAAATTTAAAATTTAAAACTTTACAAAGACGCAAAATTGTTTTTTCAAAACTATTTTCAGAAACATAATATCGTTCAAATGCATCATCTACACAAAAACGACAAATACTAACATGACCTGTTGTATCCCACTCTGGATCACCCGTAGAATAATAATCTCTCAAAGGTCGTCTTCGTAAACACTTACGACATATCCAAGACTTTAATTCATTCGCAGTTGATTTTGGATCAATCTCAAAATTAGTACTTGTTTTCCTACGACTACGAACACCTTTTTTCAATGGTTCATTACTTTCAATATCAACCATAAATTTACCTCTAATTAACTTTTAAACTTTTTTTCTTATCTTTATTAAGTTCATTTACCTTAGATCGACTAACAGCACCACATTCACAACGTAAACTAGCCCATTTACCAGCAGGAGTATAATAAAATCCCTCATGTTTTAATTCTTCACTACCGCAATTTGGACAGCGTTCTTCATTTGTATCAAAATATAATGACAAATTAGGATGGCCTTTTACAAATGGTCGAATGCGATAATACAAATCTTCATTTGCCAATATATCACCTTGACAATATTCATCCATTAATTTTAATGATTCTTCTTCACCTTCCATACACCTACGCCATAAGTCAAAACCACCTGTCTCTATCTTAGTTCTAATACCCAACGTTTTACTTAAATATTTAAGAGAATTAGATGGAAATGAAAAATTTTGTCTCGCCACTAATAACGTATCTATAATTTGAGGTTTTGTTAAAGGAGGAAGATTATTTTTAAGCAATCGTACATTTAATTTTTTAATATCATAATTTTGTATATTGTGACCAATTAAAATATGACAAGAATTTAATAAATCCATTAAACTTTTTGTAATTCTATAATCATTTTTAGAAAGTGCTTCTTTTGAAGTAAGAACATCAGATATTATTTCAGAATTATTTAATAATTTAGCAGACCAAGAAATAATAAAATTATCAGATATAACTTGATCAACTCCAATATTTTCTTCCCAAAGTCCAAAACTATAGCAAACAAGAGGAGCAAGTTCTAAATCAAAAACTAAAATTCGAGCATTTCCAACACTTGTTTTGCTATTAATTAAAGTTTTATTTATATTTTCTTCACTTTCTATAAGTTTACGATATCTCCTTAAAGCTGAACGAGTAGCCTCACTAGAAGGCATATTATATTCAACCGCGATTTCATTTGTCCAAAATCTACTTGAAGGATCTCTTTCTAGCCACCTTTTATAAAGTGATTCGTATTGTCGTTGATCCAAACTATTATCCTTTCAAACATTATTTTTATAATTTATAATTATTTATAATATTTTATACATTAATAAATCTATAAGCATAGAAAAGCCACGCCTTTTCTAGCACTCTCAGACTCATGCGTGGGTCTGTTGTCTACGTGTATACCCATAGACAAAACGAGGCAATATAAATGCAGGTAACATTCTATTGAACGGTACTGTTACTTTTTGTACACTTGGTACATAAGCTAAATTACATTAAACGCACTTGCGTTATCAGATCTTTTTCTACACCTGGTAGATAAGGCTAATAAAATCTAACTTTTATAGTTTAATATAATAGCATTCCAGGTGTATAAGATCCTGTCATCCAAGTTAATTCATTTAAAAATAAATCACTTCCGCTAATATACCAACGCTTTGAATTAACATCAAAAACTTTAGCTCCAATTACTGAAACACCTGCTACTTTACTTCCTGAAATATCAGAAGTATTTATCATATAAGTAACACTATCAAAAGGAATTTTTACTACTGTCATAAATTATTATCTCCTTTAAAGATTCTTAACCTCTATTTTTATTGATCTTTCATCAACCCTAGCAACAGGACTAGAACTAGTTGTAATTCTACAAGAAACTAAATAATCTTTATATGCATCTCCCCCACCCAACCAAACAGTTACACTACTATCGCTATCCGATAAATATGAATCAACCACAGAAATTACACAACCAGAATTCAATGCTGTTGCCGTTATAACATAGCTATTAATAATTTCATTGGCAGATAACCAATCTGTAACACCAGGATCAGTTGATCCATTTCTAAGTGCTGCCCAATTAAATTTATAATCTAGAATGGCCTGCGGATCTTTTAAGAACGTATTAGCCATAATAATTAATCTCTATTATGCTGGATCAGGAATTCTAATATTGAAAGAAGTTAAAGTAAATGTATTATCCAAAGTTACAACTTGAGAACCAGATAATGTACTCGCTGCCAATAATTCTGCTGAACCACTAATCGCCCAATGAGTCACTGTTTCACTAGCACTTACTATTCCGTCAGTAATAGCAGGAATAATAACCATCCAACCATCGGGATCACCAGGAGTAGCCGAACCTGAAACAATAACTTTACTTCCAGCCGTATAAGTAGTTGTTGCTTCTTCATATGTAGCAGGTTCAGCAGAACAAATATCCAAACGAATACCATAATCGTCAAGATAATTTAAACCATATTTATAAATATTTTCCGAAAGAAAAGACATTTTGCCTCCTATTATTCTATAATGTAATAATTATTTATTTAAATATTTTATAAACCCTATTTTCACCCAAAATGTAACATTCTCTATTATCAGTTAAAATAATATCGTCTAAAATTATATATTCTCTATTATTTATTCCAATAATTTCAATTCTAACATCACCTAAAACTATATAAGTTTGATCATCAGATGTTTCAGATATTTCTCCCTGTAAAACAAGGCTAAAAACAGGATTTCCTAATTGCAAATTTTCATTAATAAGATTATCAGCAATAAATATATGATCCTGAATTATTGCAGGAATTCCCAAAACGGGATTATCAACCACTAAATTATTTGCTAATAAATTTGAACCTGTCTCTACCAATATAATCGGATTATCTAAAACAGGATAATCAACAATCATATTATTTGAAATTAAAATATTATTTTGACTTATTGTTGATGTTTCTAATATCGGACTATTTATATCTAAATCAAAAGCAATTAATATTTGTTCTTGTTTAAAAATAGGTTCATCTAATTCAATAGATTCATTAACTAGATTTATAGAAATTAATTCATGAATTTGACCAAAATCAGGATTTCCTAAAATGGGACTACCTGCAATTAATGAAAAAGCACTAAGTATAGATTCACCAAGCATTGAAGGCGTACCCAAAAAGGGATTACCTGTTGCTAATTCAGATACAGTTAAATTATGAATTTGCCCAATTAAAGAATTTTCAAGATCAACATTATTTGTTACAACATTACTAGCAATAATATTATGATTTTGAGTTAAAGTTGAGTTTTCTAATTCTGGATTATCCGTTATTAAATTTACAGCAACGAATATATTTTCACCAATCATAGATGGGTGTCCTAAGACAGAACTACCCGTTTCTAATGAATTTGCAACTAAATCATAAATTTGACCAATTAAAGGATTATCAAGAATTAATACACTGGTTTCTAAATCATTTGCAATTAAATATGCTTCGCCACTTATTGAAGGATAATCTAAAGCCGGATTACTAAGTTCAAGAGAATTAGCAACTAAGATATGATTTTGCACAATCGAAGATGTTTCAAAAATTGGATTATCTGTTGCTAAGTTATTTGCTATAATTACATGATTTTGCCCAATTTGAGGTGTCTCAAAAGATATTTCATTTGTAATTAAATTTATAGCAGATAAACTATGTTCTTGCACAAATACAGGATTTTCTAGTTCTACATTTCCCGTTGCAATTCCATCTGCTTCTAAAATTGTATCACCCGATAAACTTGGGTGATTTAAAATTGGTGCTTCTGTTGCAAGATTGCTTGCTGTAAAAATTTGATCTTGTATTAAATCAGAATTACCTAAAGATGGACTTCCACTTTCTAAATTATCACTAATAAAATATTGTTTTTGACTAACATCAGGGTTTTCAAGAGATGGATTACCAATAATTAAATTATTTAAAGTTAAATTATGCGTTCCCGCAAGTGATGTTTCACTTAATACAGGAGGACCAACAGTTATTCCAGACGATCCCAATGTATGAGATTGCGCTATTATAGGAATATCTAATATAGGGCTACCAGTAGAAACACTATCTGCATCTAATATATTTTCAGTACTCGCTTCTCCTAAAGTTGGTGTTCCCAAAATGGGACTATCCGTATTTATATTCACAGATATTAATGCGTGTGTTTGTTTTAGTGTAGTATTATCTACTATTGGAGAAGAAGTAGCTATTCCAGCAGCAGAAAAATTATGTATTTGACCTATTGTAGTGCTACCTATTATTGGGTTTCCAATAGTTATTCCTACAGCTTCTAATTCATTAGGTACTGCCTCAATCACCGTGACTGTGGGTGTGTTGGTGTACCCACCATTCAATATAGTGTCGCCAGATAAGACCGCCCTTAGTTGGATGGTGTTATCATTCGCTACGTCCCCTGACTGGATTGTGACGCACCATTCCATGTCGGTGACTTCGCTTGCCATTGCTCCCAATGCGGTATGCGTATCGCTGTTGGTTACAACACGCCCGGCCTCAAACGTGCCTGTCCCTACCTGCTGCGTGGTAACGGTGTCGTGGGTGACATACCCGCTGGCTGATGCTCTGACCACACTGCTGGTAGTCGTGACTGTGTTCCAACCCGCACCGCCCAAGTTGTATTGCAGCACGAAAACAGGCGTGTTGATCTTGGTCGCTCCGGCGGTTTCGGTGATGCTCAAGCGAACACGGAAGGCTATATCAACTGCCTGACTAAAATTGGTATTGACGTTGGCAATCCAGGTAGCCGCGCTTTCTGAGCCATTATCATTACGGCCTCTAAAATTCTGCTGCGTCCAGACTGGTAATACAGCGGTCATGCTTGACGCTCCCAACTCCTGCGTGCGGATTTGCGTGGCAAATAGTCATCCTCGCTCGCACGCACTAACAATTTCTGATACTCACGGTTGTCAATGCTCCTTCCGAACAGTACCCGCTTCCATCCAGGCTGTAACAGATAGTCAAACAGCCCGAAGATGTCACCTGCCAGCCAGATCGTTCCCGTCCACCAATAATAGTCCTTAGTGTTCAGTAAGACCTTGCCGCAGTCCTCATCTTCAATAGCAATCACCTGCACATTACTGGCGGGTGCGTCCTCTGGCGCGCCATCCGCGTCGCTGAACGTGCTGCCGTCACCGTAGTAAATTATCCAACGCATTACGCCATTGTTAAAAGAAAATTTTTTATTGGCGGTAATCATAATTAACTACTCCTTAAACTACGGTCAAAATTTTTATTTTGAAAGCAATTAAACCAACTATTATATTTAACATACTGAACAATAATTTTAATATCATATAAAGAAGGCGATATATTTATATTTTTATTGTCATTGAAATTGTTAAATATAGCTTCATTCATACAATAAATTCTATATTTCAATTTCATCACCTCCCTTTAAAATTATTAAAAATAATTCATCATTTAATTATTTAATTAACTGGCCCCTTCACAGTTATACTTTATTTCATATTCTGAATTGCTGGAATTTGAAGTTATAATTTTAGGCCCATGATTAGGACATTTTGAAACATACCAAGCATAAACTGAACCACACTTAGGACATTCCCAACCCATTATATTATTTTTCGAATATTCATTTTGCTTATTATAATTTGAATTTAATGGACAATTCCATTCATGATTTCCAGCAGTGTCTAAATTACAGTAAGGACACATATTTATCATATTGTTAATTCCTTTTTAAATTATTAATCAACCTCATTTTCACTAATCAATTCTTCATCTAATTCTACTTCTAAACTATCTTTCAATAAATTTCGTAATGTGCTTGATACTTGAAATACAACACGCTTTGATGCTTTCCGTTCATAATATTTTTTATGAATGTTATCCCAAAACTTATTGCCGCTTTCTTTAGTGCCAGGAATATCTACAATATATAATTTACCAAAACCTGTAATAGTTACTGTTTTATGAGAAACAATTGCTCTTGCAAATATTTGCTCAACAGTATCCCAAAATATACGAGTATCAGCAAGAGTAAATCCTGCTTCACGAGCAATAAGTCGTATAAATTCTTCTTTGTTTATAGAATTTCTTTTAGTAGGTGACATATTATTTTTCCTTTATTGAATTTCTAAATTTCATGTTATTTTGTATAAACTCTTATATACTCATTAATTTACTACATAGTTCTAATGCGGGACATTTTATGTCTTTGTTTTCTTTTACTTTGAATCCATCTTATTTTTTCTAATTCATTTTTGCAATCATCACATTTATATTGTCTGTTACCCTTTTTAACTAAATCTTTTCCACAAACATCACAATGAGGTGGATAAAATTTAATGATATTATTTATATCTGTTATATATAAAACAATTTCCGATTCATCTTCATTTGAAGTAAAAAGCAAATAATAAGAATTAGTTCTTTTTATATTATCAATTAGCCCTTGTTTATATAAATAATGCATTATATTTTCACCTTTTTTTTGAGAAGTATGGGCTAATCGAAAAATAACATTATCATAAGCAGAAATATAATAACGAGTTGATTTGCTTTTAGAAGTAGTGTTCGTTAGTTTAAAATACTTTCCAAGCACCAACATTGTAAATAAAATTTTCTCATATCGATAATTCTTTAATTCTTTTATTGTTTTTAATTCATTTTCAGTAATAGGTATATTTACAGGTATGCGAAGTAAATATTTCTCAGAATTTCTTATTGCTATATCTATTTTATTATAGTGTAAAATATAAATAAATTCAGGAACATGTTTTTTACAAAAACTTATTAATTCATTTTCTAAATTGTTTGAATCTATTCCTATATAACGAAAATATTTGGCTAAAATTATCAATTCCCCCATCGAAATTGTTTTTGTAAAACCACTTTTTATTAATTTATTTGCATATTCTAATTCATTAAAAATCTTCATATATTAAATACTCATAGTTTTCATCATTGTTTATTTCTATATTAAACATAGAATATTTATCTCCTAAATAATCAATAGTTCCTCCTTTATCTCGAAATGGAACAGAACAAAATTCTTGCTTATTTAATATAATATTTTCAATAATTTCATCTCCAAATATTTGCCACACAAAATTTTTATTATCGGTAGGATGAATAACGTAACAAATATCTACCGCCATATTAGCCAATTCAGATCCATTAGAAGAAATCTCACTGGCTTTTAAACGAATATATTTATTATATTGTTCAATAGTTCGAAATTTAAATGATTCGCTGCCACTATCAATATTAGAAAAATTCCTTTTCCCACTTTTATAAATTTTATAAAGATCATAAAGTTTTTTATACTTCTTTTTATCTGTGATAATGTTTTTATTCTTTAAAATTAAAATAATTTCTTCTGTGGGTTTATTATATAAACTTATTTTTAATTGTTTTATTTTACTTTCTATATGCCAGGAAATTTTATTCATTAAACAATCTGTTTCTATTAATGGATTATATTGAGCATAATCATTTAGAAAACTAATTTCTTCTTCACTTAATTTATCACAATTTGATTTCTGATTCAATAGTAAATCTAATTCTTTGTCAAATCGCATATGTGAATCTTTAGAATATTTTTTTCTAAATTCTAAATATTTTCGATTATATGCAGAATAAACCCACCGCATAAAATAAGGACGCTTATTAATGACTATACTGTTTTCAAATTTTCTCTGTTTTCTTTCTTCATCGCTTACATTTTTAGGAATTCGTTTCCATTTAGTCCAATGAACAGGAAAAGGTTTTATATCTAATCCCTTTGTAGCATCAATGGTTGCTCCCTGCTCTTTTCTAAATCTCTTTAAGCGATTAATTGTTTCAATGTATTCAGGACTATTTTCTTTCAACCTTGGCAAGATAGCAAAAGCACTAGTCGCTGTATTAGTAACAAAACCAACATTATTATTGAAACCATTTATATCTGATTTATATAATTCTTCTTCTACGATTTTTTGTTTCGGAGTTTTTTTTGTAGCATAATGAATGGGTAAACCACCACTAGCACCTTTAATAACTTGTTTATTATTAGTTAAACAAATTATGTCGCCATCCTGATCACTTCCTCCTTGAAGCAAATTATCATTTCCAAATACATTATAAACGATACAATTATTGAGATATTTGTACCATTTATCAATTTCAAGATTTCTTTTTAAATTCAAAATATTGACTTCACTTTTCCAGGTAAGAGGAGCGCGCATTGCTGCTATTTTTGTCTCTTTTTTATTTAACCAATAATGACTATAATGTTCATCTTTATTCAGCAAACCTTTTATTGGTAAATTAAAAATATATTCTAAAAAGGCAATAGGATCAGCAATTATTATGGTGTATTGACCCTCTACGATCAAATTACCAATATAAGATTGTTTAATCTTTTTATTTAGACTATGTAGAAGATAGTTTTTTATATAAGGATCTTCTAATAATTTATTATTAAGAATGAGTGCTTTTGTTATATTATCGAAAAGATGATTAAAAATATTTGGATTATGTTTTTGATTTGCTTTCTCACCCAACAAATATAATAAAGTGTATTCAATTTTATTTTTAGTAATGTTTTCAAAATATTCTATTGTTGGTTGGCACAAGTCAATAATATCTTGATTATCTAAATCTAAAACTTGAACAAACTGATAATTTAAAAACGTATGAGTGTTTTCATACTTAGGAGTAACACGACTAATACCCCAACCTAAATCATTCTTTTTACACTTACCAACAAAATCATCAATAGATTCATACGCATTCCAAATTTTAAATTGGCTTTCCGTTAAGATAACGTCTGCATCACGTATATTATATTTGTTGCCCCATATATCTATCACATAATGATTTTCAGCAATATTTTCACTATAATCATGAAAATCAATTGTGCAAAGCATCCCCTTAATAAAATTAGAACGAATAATAAATGCTGAAGGAATATAATCTAATTCTAGTTCATCGGCCCATTGTTTAGCAAAACGAGGTGAAATTAGTCCTTGACCATCCCATAAATTAAATGTTATTTCTTCATCCCGTTCTTCAATGATATCATCACCATTTTCAATTTCTTGAATATAATCTACTCGTTCTATTCTTTTTATATTATGATCTGGAACAACACAAAAATAAGGTGTAGAAACTGGTAGTGTAGCAGAGGAGGCGAGGCTAAAATATGCGTTAAATTTAGCAGGAGTAATTTCAATATCTTTTCGATCATTATTGAGAATGGTTTTTAAAGATTTTTCATATGATTCAGCAATCCAAATGGATGTGTTTCTTCTAGCTTGTCCTGCGCCACATAATAAACGCTTGTACGTAACATTATTTAATTTAAAATTATTTTGACCCAAATATTCATAATGTCTAATATCATTAACAAAAATCGAAATTATTTCTGGTACAAATAGATATTGGTCTATTTGATTTTCAATTTCAATTAATCTTTCCGTATTCTCTTTTGAGTATTTCTTAGATTTTATTTTTTTCTTTTCTATAAATAATTGGGTAATTGTATCTTCATCTACTGATTGATTTTTCAATTTTCGTAAAGAGCGAAGCATTTGAGAGTCGCCAATAGATACTATTTCGCCAGTTTTACGAGCTTCATTTATTGATAAATTTAAGCAATAATTAGATTTTTTAAGTCGTGATGTCGATATTTTAAAAATATAATATTGTTGTAATTTTTTCAAATAATTATTCCTTTATTCTCTTACTTGATTTATATCTTTATCTCTTATATCCTTATTCTTCTTTCCATAGACCAATTTCCCACTAATCTTATCTCTTATAATATCTTCTCTCAATATATCATTCCGACATTCAGGATTTCCACAAATAATCTTTTCCCACCCATTATCAGCAAGTTTATATTTTGCTCCACATAAACAATCAAATTCTAATATATTATCTAAAACCGTATGTTCCAAAGCGCAACTTGGGCATTCTATGTTTTCAGGAAACCATTTGAAATGATTGTTTTCTTCTTCTAAACTACCAATCACATAATCTTCTAAATTTATGATAGCAATTTGAGGCATACCTACAATTTTTAATATTTCCCAATTATTTTCACCAGCCAATTCATCCAAATAATAAGTAACTTCATCTGCAATTTGATAAAAATAATCACCTAACATATGAAATTGACCGATTTCTTCTTGTTCAATATTCCAAAATTCTATTTCATACAATAGTGGCATTTATGAATATGACTCCTTTATTTATTATTTTATTATTTATTATTATTATTCATATATCTAAAGATGTTTGTACATACCTACGATAAGAAATATTACTCCATTCCTCTCCTAACTCTCCATCTTCACCATTAATATCAAAGTTCGATAAATAATTACAATTATATTTTTCTGATATTTGTTCGAATGGAAAGCAGGTATTGTTAAAAAAAATACATTCCTGGCATTCCTGATTTATCATATATCTCCTTATAATTTATAAAATTTGTAGTACGATTATTAAAATAATTTATAATATATATAAAAATGTGCCGAAACTTGTCGGTTTCATAATGCATTTTATCATAAATTGTAAATTTTGTCAAGTGATAAATATCACTATTATTATACAAATACAATTATATAAATATAATTATGCAATTAATAATTATGCAATTAATAATAATTTTTATAATAAAAATCTTTTATGTGTTTTAATTTATCTTCACTAGGAAATAAACCAATATCGTAGTTGGCACAATCTGGACAAATATAGGTTTTAAAATTATTTGTTATTTCCCATCCTCGTAGTAAAAGATTATCTATTATACAAGGTAAATCTTCATCTAAACAATAATCTTCAAAAGTGGAGCATTTATCACAAATCACTGAAATAATGTGTTCTTGTTTATTAGTATGTATCAATATGGGTTAGGGGATACCTCCTGAGTATAGAATTTATAAGAAAGATATTTATAAGTGTGTGAATTTTACCACAACTATAAGATTATGTCAAGGGTAAGAGAGGGTGATATTTACGAAAATGTAAAAATGGGGGGGGAGTGTTGGGAAAATGAGAATTGGGGATTGACATATTTGTAAAAGTGTGATAAGATTTGAGGTTAGAATTATAAGAAGATTTAAAGATAATAGAAAAAGAAAAGGAGAAATGAAATAATGGATAAATATATATTATTACCAGTAGAAATTAGTGAGAGATTTAATATTCAAATAGATTATATTTTAATTCATTGTACTGTTCCTGGTTGCAATAATCATTGGGGAGTAAGTTTATCTACTAGAGAAAATAAATTATTAACTAAGCGAGATTTGATTTGTCAACATTGTGCTGCTGATCTACAAGCAAATAAAATGTAATAAAATAGATTCTGATAAATTATAAGGAGAATGAAAATATGGATGAAGAAAAAACTGAATATGTAAGTGTGGGAAAAACGTTTTTGTTGCATAGACCATTTATGTCTGCGACTACTACGTGTGTATGGTTAGAAATGCAAACATACTGGTGGTTAAATAAAAAGACAAAAAATAGAATAAATCCTTATGTTAGTTGTGGTCAACCTGAACTAGCTTATTGGACTGGTGTAAGTGAATCGTCTGTAAAAAAAGCAATTCAAGAATTAAAAATATTAGGGTTTATTGATAAAATTGAACATAGATTTATGAATTCGTGCAGATATTATTTAAATACAGATCCAAATATTACAACCGAAAATATTGAAGCATTAAAAGCATTTCAAAAAGAATATAGCAATATTAGAAAGAAGAAAAAGAAAAGTGAAAAATTAGATACTTTAGAAGATGAATATTGGGGTGAAAAAAAGATAGATTTCCATAGTTAGGTACGTAGTACCTACTAGTTAGGTACGTAGTAACTGTCCACAGGTACGTAGTACCTCCTCTAAGGTACGTAGTACCTAACTCGCAGGTACGTAGTACCTAGAAAATAATATTAGTATTACTATTATTTAATAATATAAAAAGAATAATATGATGAATATAAAGATTGCGATAAATCGCAATCTTCAATAAAAAATAGATCGCAAATTATAAAAATAAAGGAGAATGAAAATGTCAGAAGATTCAGAAATTTTTAGAAATATAAAATTAAATAATGATATTTCTTGTAGAATTGGATTTTGGAATGATTATAATTATAATAATAATTTTATTTTATTATCAATAAAAAATTTAAATGAATATTTATTGGATAATGAAATTGTTACTATTACTAAATCTGATTTAGAATTAATACAAGAGCATTATAAAATTTGCGAAGCTTATAATTTATGTATAGAAACTGAAATGAATGGATTTGATTATTATTTAACTGGATTAGGGTTTCCAAAAGCAATTAAATCTCCAATGTGGGGAGATGAAAAATTAGAATTCGAAATTGATGAATTTGGCGATGATTGTGATTCAAGATTTTTAAATAATTTAAAGTTAGATATTATGACTTTAAAACCTTATATTGAATATAAAATTATCAATAGAACATATCGTAAATTAGTTAGTGCATATAAAGAAGTTCGTATTACAATCGAAAATAGAAAATCATCTAAAAAGAAACGAAGAGAAATTGCTAAGGATTATGATTATTATTTTATGAAAGTTGGAAGAAGAGATGGTTATTGCTGTCAAGGATGTAATACGGTACATGGATTAACTATCGATCATATAAATCCCTTGATAGAAGGGGGAACAAATGATTTGGATAATTTACAATTACTATGTAAACATTGTAATGGTTTGAAAAAAGACGGTAAATTAGTTTTATATAAAAACAAGACAAAAGATCAAGATAAATTAAAAGAGCAATAATTATATTTTGTTGTTTATTTGTTCGAGTAAGAGATACCTTAGAATCCTAAGTAATGGATTTTGGGGTATTTTTTTATTTGGTTTATTTGATAGTTTATTTAATTTATTTGGTTTTAATGTTTTAGCTGTTTACAGTTGTTTTTACTATATTTTTAAATCAAGTTAGATTTCTATGTTCCAGTTTCATTTTTTATAGTTATATTCTATTATGTTGATATTCTTAACGGTAAGTAGTATTAATATAGTTTTAAGTTATAAGTTGTTTGTGGTGTTTTTATAGGAGTGTTCTAGTATGGTGTGTTTAGAGATGTTTTAAGTAGGGTTTAGGGGTTTTTAGAGGTTTTTAGGATACAGATATTATTTTTGAATATTTTTTTTATATTTTTAGAGATTTTTAGGAATTTAGAAATATAGTGATAAAAGAATTTGTAATTAGGGAGAATGTTTGGTGATAAGTTGGTGATATGAGGACGGTATAAGATATTGTCTTGTGAGGGTGTGAATTGATGTGCTATATGGCGTATGCTGTCTCTGCCGGTTTTCAGGCATGTAAAGGAGGGGGATATATGGGAGTGATCATTCATACAAGTATTCTAGTAAACTTCTTCAGCATCTTACAGGATCAATTGCTTGTGATTATTAGTATATAATCGCAAGGAAAAGGGATAAAAATAGGCCGTTGATCATTTTTGAGGTTATTTCAGGAGCGAAAAGGGGTAATAATCGAGTTTATACCGGTTTTATTTATTCGATCTACCACGATTATTATATGGTTATGCAATTATTATGATTTTATTAATAAATATTATATATTTTGTATAGGCTATATGATAATAGGGGTAGTATTTACCAATTTTATAACAAGAATATTAGATAAGAAGTATTAATAGTTAAGTATACTTAACTAATTTTCATCATTCCCTTCTATAATCATACTCTCTTCATATAATAGCGTATTCATACCATTATCGCTTAATTGCATACCATAATTGTATATCAGATAATAATTATAGATCCAACAAATAAACCAACCAACCAAAAAACCAACCAACAAAATAAATAAGAGCTGAAATATTTTTATTTTCAGCTCTTATTTATCCCTTGCATTTATTCAATTATCAATCTATCTGTTATCTTCTATCCTCATTTGATCATTCTACCATGTAAGTATTTTCCTGAATGCGTTCTGTCTCTGCTAGTATCATTCGCGGTGGTAATTCCTGGAATGACGATTATAAATAAAACCATGAAAAATAATATTAATCCGATAAACTCAATCGGATTATTTTGTGCTAATTTTTCAGCACTTGCTAAAATTGATTCAATTTCTGATAGCATAATTTATTTACTCCTTATCGTTTATCATCTTATCTTCTTATCGTTTATCTTAATAGATCGATCTTACAATTAATTCAATTCTACCAGATAAAACCCTAAAAACCCTATCAATTTTGTAATTTTTACAATTTATTAACATTTATACCCTGTTATAAGCTTATAAACTTACAAAAAATCAATAAATGCAAAATAATTTTACTTATAAACTTACAATTTCAATAAGTATTTAATTGTGAAAAATAGTGCTATTTGGTACAATCGTTATTAGATACCATTTTGAGGTTTTTTAAATTATAGGTAGTTTACTACCTTTTACTATTTTAAATTGCTTAGAATCGTTCCTGTTGGGTTTTTTTTACAATATTTGTAAATATGCTATCATCATTTATACAAGTATTGTAATAATCACCTATAATAAACTTACAATAAATGCAATAAATATTTACAAACTCGTTATAAATTGGTTGGCACAATTGCATATATTCTATGGTACAATGTTATTAATTGAATAGGATATATAAAAAATAAGGAGATTATGAAATGCCGAAAACAAAAAATACCCCAAAAAATGATACACTAAAAAAAATCAATGATGAAATTAAAAATTTCAAAATTGAAATTATCCGCATTAATTCAAATTACGATTATATTTCTGATAGGGCATTAAATAAATTATTATCTGATATAAAAAATATTACTTTGAAGGCCAAACAATATTAATAATAAAAATTTTATTGTTTTATCCGATAGGATTATCGAGAGATAATCCTACTCAATAAGATAATAAAAAACAAATTTTATCAGACAGGACAAAAAAATTATGAAAACAAAAAAATACAATTTTTTTCTAGACGGTAAAAAGTATAATTCAGGTTTATATCCTGATAATGATGATAAGCTTATTGAAGAAATAAAAAACCTCTTCAGGACTAAAAATAAACTGGTAGAAATTACCGGAATTCGCTATAATAAAAATAGCACTACGCTATATTTGAAAACTACAGGAATTTATATTTTCAAGTAAAAACAGGACATAAAAAAAACCATGAAAAAATCACCCTCATTTAAAGCTTTATATAATCGAGATCCAATCCCCTATAAGGATTTTAATCCTCATTATGATTTATGCCAAGATGATTATAAATTTTATACCGGTATAGGTAATTATACTGATAACCCTACTGAAGAAGAAAAAACAGAAGATAATAATCAACAATAAAACGATTATTTCATCAGGATCGATCCAACAAATAAGGAGTAAAAATCAAATGTCTAACAAATACCCTAATGGAATGTATAAAACCACCTCAAAAAAACAGGATAAAATATCTCAAAATATTTTTAAAAATTTTTCAATACCTGTTACAATGTCAACCAATTTTAACCAATTAACTGGCAATGTTATTTATAGCTATTGTAATCGGTATACAAATGAGTTAATATCGATTGTGCAAATTGACCATAAGGGCAATATTCTTTAAACCCTAATAAAAATCTAATTTCATTAGATCCAATAAATAAGGAGAAAACCATGGTTAAGGAATATGTTATCGCCCAAAAAACAGAAGAACGTGAATCATTTGGTGATTTTTGTACTCGTTTAGCAAATGAGATTCAAACGATAAATTGTAAAATCATTAATATGGATCTGGATTTAAGAGGGCGCGAATGTAAGGCAATTATCCACTATGAAAAAAACCAATAAACCATTATAATCCTATAGGATAATTTACCCCTCTTATACTCTTCTTACCCCTCTTATCATCCGGTAAATTATCCAATTAGGAATTATAATACCTTTAAATGACAACAAGAATCATTCTACCAGATGCAATAAATAATAAGGAATAAAATCACATGAATCGATCAAAAATCCAACCAACCAACAATAAACCGGTATTATCCATAATTAAGAAGATAGGCAAGCTTCCCTATACTGACAAAATTTATGCCTTATGTGATGACGGTAATATTTGGTTATTTGGTGCAAGTATTTTAAATCGTTCTATATGCGATTCATATGATGATTTTATGCTAAACTTAGATCATTATCGTGTTGAATTATTTTAACTAATTAAGACTATAACAGGATATAATCAGGATAACAGGAGTTTATACAATGAAAAATCATACTGATAATGAAAATTGGAAGTATACTCTTATAAATAACCGTTGTAAAATAGAATATTGCATAGATAATATTTATAGAACGCGTGGTTATTCTATTTTACATTTGAATCAAGTTTATAAAATGACAATTAAAAAGGCCATAAAATACCTAACAGAAATAACTAATCACAAATAAAATCAGGATTTTATAATAAGGATAAAAAATCATGAAAACTAATCAACTAATAACAGAAATTGAAAAATCATACTATGATCATTTTCCAAAAAGTAAAATCATTGTTAGACTGTCAAAAAATTTATATCCTTCTATTTCTATTAATTGCTATTTAGCAGAAAATAGGAGCGAATGCATAAATAATTATTTAGACAATGATATTTTACAAGTAGGATTTTTAATTAGTGAAGAAAATTTTAAAGAGTTTACAAAAAATATCAATCTAGAATCTGAACTATCTGTTATATCATTAGAGAATAACCATAAAACCTATCATATTAAACCTAATTCTCCCTATCTGGTATATAACAGTAAAAAATTATCATTCAGAAAAACCAAAGGGAATCCGGTAAAAATCATTAAATCCTTAAATGAATTCTTCAGTAAACTTAAAAAATCCTTACTAGAGGATCTAAAAAATGATAACATCCATTCTAACCATATAGAAATTGTAAGAAGTAAACTATCATAAAATAAACAATTCATAATATAATGGATCTTACCAGAATAACACAATAAACTATAACAAATAATAAATAATAGATAACAGGAGTAAAAAAACCATGCTAGAATCAATCATACAAGCCTCAATGCCTTTTATTATAATGAGTTTACCCCTAATAGGTTTAATGTATTGTGTAACTGTATTTAAAAATAATGACAATAAATTTTAATCCTAATAACATCTAACATAGATTCAACAAAAAAAGGATATAATAAAACCATGATACATTTAACCTTTTCAGGATTTTATGCCGGTCAACCATTCTGTAAAATCAATAGAGAATCCGTTATTAATGAAGATGATACATTCATGCATTATTCTACATTATATAATGTAACAAATGATCAAATTTTAAATGATAACAGAATATGCGCGGATTGTAAAAAGGTTTTAAATGATAGTTTAAAAGAAGAAAAATAAACGATAAAACCGGATAAAATCATTTATTTATCTGGTAGACTATAACAGGAGATTAAATCATGGATAAAATCATTGTAAGAAAAAAATTTTATCGGATATTTAATAAAAATTTTCAAATTAGATTATGCTTGCACAAATATTCAATAAATAAATCCGGTTTATGGCCTTTTGCATTATGGTTTTATAAATGGGGAATCGGTTTTCATGGTTTATTTATTGCCGATTTTCATATTGATTTAGACTGATAAAACCATTATTTTATTAACAAGCTTTAAAAGGAGATAAAATGAACGTCAATACTATTCAATCTATTTCAGAAAAAATTTACAATGCGTGCTTTGGACATTTAGATGATAAATATTTTTATTCTAACAAAATTCAAGAAATTTATGATTGGCTTATTGAGGGTGATTTATCCAATAATCCAGTTATAACAGATTTAATTAATGAGTGGCGAGAATATGATTCAGAGAATCCAAATATTAAATAAATTATAATTAAATATATTCTACCAGATAAAACAATAATTTCATTAGATCTAACAATGAGGAATGTATAACATGAATATTGAAACGTTTATTATAATTTTTGGATGGTTGACGTTTATAACAATCCTTACAATGCTTAAATTTGAAGAATTGGAAAACCGTATTAAAGAATTAGAAAATAAAAATCAATAAAATAATTTCATCTTACCAGATAACAGGCAATAAAAGGAGTAAAAATCAAATGAAAAAAACCGTAAAAACTACATGGGAATTATGGAGTTGTGATGTTTGGGGTAATTCTGAAGAAGGATTCAGTGTTAATGATCAATTTTGCTTTAATAGAAATTATCCCATTAACCTTAAAATTGAGGTTAATAATCCTGATACCTCTATGCAATTTAAATCCGCTTATCCTACATATTATCAGATTAAAAAAGCTTTTGGGATATCATGTAAACTTGATTTATTGGGAGATGATATTAATATTTATATAAACCGTGAATCGGATTCATATCCAATAGGAGAAATGCATTGTACCTCTCATTCTTCATTGTCACCTATTCGCGTAAATGAGGTTTAAAATACTCTTATATGGCAATAATAACCATTCTAAGCGATTTAAATTATAAAATGGTATCCATATATCATAATAATATAAAAATCGCTTAGAATGGCACAAATAGCACAAATTGGATATTTGTAAAATATGATAATTGACAATAAAATAGAAAACATTTATAATAATAACAGAATAACAATAATAGATAATAGGATAACAGAAATGAAAAATTCATTAACCAATATTCGAAAACGAAAAGATCTTATTAAACTGGTAGAAAATGAAGGTTATTATTATGATCATACTACAGGTAGCCATGATATTTATAAGGGTAATAATAAACCTCCCTTAAGCATTCCAAAGGGTAAGGACGTTTCAAGAGGGACATTAAGAAATGTAATCAAATTAATTGAGGGTGATAATTATTATCAGAAATAAGAGGATAAAAATAATATATGAAATATACAATAAATGGTATAAAATTGGTAATAATGAAATACTCTAATAAGGGTATAATCATTTTAGCAAGTGATAAAATTATTACTTATCGAATTATAATTACACTTGTAAACAGTTTAAAAATTGTTATTACTGAAGAATAAAAACCGGATAAAATGTATTTTTTATTTGACTATAACAGAATTATGGAGTAAAAATCAAATGATTATAACCAAAAATAATCTAATAATAAATAATGATAATTACTATGTATTGGTACACACAATTGAAGAAGATATACTTGCCACAATGTATAAAAACAATAAATTTTTACATTATACAAAATGGAATGAAGAAGAAAAAAAGCTTGCAAATGATCAAATAAATTTGGCTAAAAATGTCAATCCTATAAAAACAATTTGGATATAATAAAATCGTATTTTTATCATAACAAAAATAAGGAATAAAGTATAATGATAAATATAACAGATTTAACTAAATATCATACTGGTAAATGGTATGAAGTAGGATATTTTTGTACCAATGATGAAAAAGAAGAAATAACAATTGTTGCCAAATTTATCGATAAAATAGGCGCGCTATTTTATGTAATGTGGTATAATGAAAATTATAAGGGATTAACTAGAATCATTGTAAGATAACAGAAAACCATAACAAAAATAAGATATAATCATATAAAGGATAAAATCCAATGACAACAAAAATGAGAACAAAAAACCTTAAAAATTATACCCTAACAAATACAGGTGAAATATCTGTATTGATAACAGTTAATAAGGGTAAATCTTATTATTATCCATATGAAGATATAAAAGAATATTTAGAAGTTTCGGCAGATATTGATAGAGAAAAATTATCAATACAAAAATATAGGGGTATAGAACAAATACATTATAGGTTATTATTACATGAAAACGATTCTCTTGCAAATTGGCAAAATAGGGAGCGCACTATAAATTTGGTAGGAGAAAAAGCATTAATTGAGGGTGAAAAACAAGTAAAAAGGAATATGAGATTAATTAAAAAGCAAATTTTAGAGGGTAGAAATAATCCTATTTGGTTAATTCTTAAACCTATAGCAGATAATAAAATCATCCACTATAAAACAGATTTTTATTATCACGAAGCTTTATTACTTCATACCATTAAACCTAATAAATTTTTATGGTTTGTAAGAAATACTGGTACATGGTTAATTTATCATAAACATAATTTTAATGATGAAATTATAAAAGAAGAAGAAAAAAGATTTAAATTTAATCAAAATACCCAAAATGATTTATATTACTGGAATGGTAGTAAATTAGAACAAATTGACATTGTAAAGGTAAGATCCATTTATAACAGTATGCCTATTTTATCTGATAAATAACAGGCAATAAAATTATATTTTCATTGTATAATAGGAGTAAATAACATGTGGATTATAAAAACATTCAGAACAAAAGAGGCAAGGAATATATATAATGAAAACGCATACGTTTAAGATAACAAATAAAGCTACTTTTATTTGGTTTATAATTTTTATTATTATTGGTATAATTTTTGCTCATTTATCATCTGATAAATTTGATTGGGATATTTTTCAGTATTATTTTATGATTGGAATTTCTCCAAATTTATTTATTTTTGGATTTGGGGAAAAAATAGAACAATAAAATACCAGTTTTATTATAAGGAATAGCAGAAATGAAATTTACACAAAATGGTTTTAATTTTACAGATGAAGAAAATCCGGCAAAACTTATTAATGAATGGGAAAAAACAAAAAAATTAAAATTACATGCATTTAATGTAATTGAAAACAATGGTTATAAAACGATTGTTTTATATGATGATAAGGGGATTCCCATTTTTGAATCACAAACAACAGAGGGTATAGCTTGTCACATTGATATAATGGATTTAACTAATAAATCAAATTAGATCATAGGAGAATAAATCATGTTAAATCTAGACTGTATGAGTAAAGATGATTTATTATCCTTATTTGGTGAAATTGATAACCATGTTAGGTTATCTGCTAAAAAGTATAATATAAGCATACCAGATATAAAGATTATTAAGGCATATGCTATAAATAAAAAAATTGCTATGGATCTAAGGGAATCCGGTGATATTCAAGAGGCGTTAAAATATGAGGCAATATGCGAGAGATTATATAACAATTTATCTGATATAAATAAATGGTAATTAGATCATAACAGGAGTATATCCCATGTTAAACAGTAAAAAAACCGTAAATATCGGATATCCTATCATTCATAAATCAAATGACATTGAGTCTATATTGTGCTTATCCTCATTGTTAGCAAGTGGCATTTTATCGGTAAATAATCATTGGTTGGATGATTCAGAAAATTATTATAACAGTCTAGAAAAAGGTTGTATTGATTGTAAAATTAAGAGTCAATGTTTAGCTTGTATGATAAATGAATAATTGATAACATAATAGGAGATTATATAATGTTAAAAAACAATAATAAATTTTGGGTTGAAATATGGACTAAAAAAGAACATTCAAAATTTGGAATTCCTGAAATGGTAGGAATATATTATAATCCTTATAATAAATCAGTAAAAGACGTTATAACAGAATGGATTTTACCAGAATATATTAATCAAGTTTACGGATTTAAAACTTCAAAATATTATTGTCATTAAAGGAGTATAAAATGAGCGTATCATCATTTTTTGGCAATAGAAAATTTTCTACTGCAATTATAAAAACTCCTAACAATAAATATACTATTGTTGGAAGTGTACCCATTGAATTAACATATACTGATAAAAACAGTTTAAATTTACCTATAACAAGAGTAAAATCATTTAATACTGAAAATGAGGCTATACAAGCTTTATTAGAATTAGGATTAATCCATTTTCAAATTACCGGCGGCGCGTGGTATGATAATCATATTGATTATATGTATGATTTAAAAGGATAAAATATTACTTTTATTAGGATAACAGGAGATTATATAATGTCAATTACTCCATTTTTACGGCGCGTAGTAAATAGAATGAATGATATATCATTTTTATTGAATAATGATATAAAGATAACTGATAAAAATAAAATAAAGAATTTTTGTATACAGTATGAGGTAAATTTAATTTTAGAAGGTTATTCTGATCTAAATGATTGTAAGGAATGTTACAATATATTTAAAGATAGGGAACTTATAACATATGATGCATATGGTTTTTCTATTTCTCCTAACTTATTTAATGCCACAATTCAATTTGTGGAAAAATATCCGGTATATAATTCATATGTAAAATAAAATAACAATTTTATAATTATTATTTTTTATGATTGACAAAATTTGTAAATTGATTTATAATCAATATATCGAATAACAGATAACAGATAACAATCACAAATACAGGAGATTATAAAATGTGTGAAAATACAATTACTAGAATCAATGGAAATGGTCAACCATATACTGTAGAATTACCCAAAATTATTATTTTGGAGGTTTATAATGATGTAGCAATTAGACACATCTACGAAAATACCGGTTTAAATTTTGAAGTAAAATATAATATTATGGAGGTTCAACCAGATAATGCTAATCAAATTGTAGCATTATTTTTAACCTATAATTTTAAAACCCGTTATTATAACAATGGAAGCATAAAAAATACTCTTTATTTAAAAGATGATCATCATATTGGTTTTGATGTTGAATCAATCTGCTATGAATGTGTAAAGCACAATAACATTGTAACTAATGGATTAAAAGAGGGTAATTATTTGGCATGTTAATGGTAAATTACTGGTATATTTCTTATGAAAAAACAATATGAAAAAACAAATAGACGCTATTGACATATTACTATTGATTATATTATTACTACTTATAATTTATAAAATATCCTATTGAACAACAGGATACCATAACAGATAACAGATAAAAAATCCGATTTTATTATTAGGAGAATAAAAATGAATAAAAATAAAACCGGTCAAATTATTTTAGAAGATAGTAAAAAATATTGGTTGGGGGCATGTTGGGGAATTTATAATAAAAATTATGATAGTTTTTTTATCGGTAATACTCATATTGATAGATGGAAAACTTGTTATAAAGATGTTGATAAAAAATATAATGAATATGGATTTGAAATAAAATAATATTTTTATGATATAATAAATTTATATAACAGTAAATTATAATAATAGGAGATAATTATAAAATGCTAATTGATAAAACCGGTACAATCAATCCTACTGTAAAATCAGCTATTATTAAAAATTTAACCGTAAATTTATCATCTAATCAATTTTTTAAAATTTCATCTACTGGTAGGAGTGTAGAATTGTGGGAGGGGAAGAAAGAGTATTTATCTAATGCGAAAATTTATAGTGGGCCTCAATGTCCATTACGTAAAGTTTACAGTTGGACTTATTTAAGCGTAAAGCAGTTTATATCATAACAAATAAAAACATTCTTTTATTGTATATAACAAATAAGGATTAAAAATTATGGCTAATTTTGGTTACAATAAAAACGAACGCGATTTAATTTCTAGAAAAATTGAATTATTTATGAAAACTCTTCCTGAAAATTGGGATTGGAATGATCATGCTAAGGTAACAGATAAGCCTATTCATGAATGGGAAAAAGGTGACATTATTGATGTACAATCAGATCATTTGAAAATTTATATTGATACTGAATATACAAAAACTAATGCTAAAAAGAGAGGTAATTTTTATCAGCATGGTTATTCAAGAAATTTTATTATTTATTACTTTAAACGTTTTCCAGATCTGGAAAATCCACTTGTTATTACTGGCGATAATTGGAAAATGAAAATAGTAAGTTATGATGGTGCATTGAGAATATATAAGCGTATAACAGGTAAGAAGTTAGAGGGTTTTGTTGATTATGGCCGAGAAATTTATTATTAGAATGAAATTTGCATTTTATTATAAAAAATAGATTTTATTATGAATCAAAAAGAATGGTTAAAAGAATTTAAAAATTGTAGATATAAATGGGCTGCGCGACATGATTATCCCACTACGGATAAACATGGTAATCTAATGTGTGCAATTTATTATATTGTACCTCATAGATGCATGTTTATTAAATGCCCTTTAATTGATGGTAATATAAATTCTTTATCTAAAGAAATAAAGAATGAGTACATGAAAAAGAATAAATAATATGAGGAGTAAACAAAATGTTAAAATATCGGATCTATGTAACATATGGTGGTAGTATTTACGATGCATTCAGGAATGATGTAATTGCAGAAGATGAATATTTTGATAGTCCTGAAGATGCTGGTAAAAAAGAAGAATTAGAAGAATTACACGATTATATATCTGAATTATTAGATTTGCTTAATGATCATAATGTTAATATAATTGGTTTTCAAAATAGATGGAATTTTATTACTGATATTGATACCAATGAAATTAGATTAGAAGGATATGAAGAGGCAAAAAAATTAGCTGAAGAAATGGAAAAGGCTTATCAAAGTTTAGGGATTGAATAACTCATAAAATCTTTATTTCATATAACAGGAGAATAAATAAAATGGACGTAAAATACCCTAATATCTATGTTGAATTAATCGGTAATGATGGAAATGCATTTAGTGTTTTAGGAAATGTTTCTAAGGCTATGAGGAAAGCGGGTGTTTCCGCAGAAAAAATTACTGAATTTCAAAATGAAGCTATGTCCGGTGATTATGATCATCTCTTGCAAACGGTTATGAAGTGGGTTAATGTGGGTAGTGCTGAAAAAGAATATGATGATATTGATTGGGATGAAGACGAGGAAGATGAAGAGGATGAAGAGGATGAATATTTTGAAGATTGGTTCGATGATGAAGAGGAAGGATAATAATTAATGGATATTGAAGAAACAATTCGATTTGTTATAAATGCTCACGGTGATCAAAAATATGGTGATTTGCCCTATATTGTTCATCCTCTTATGGTAGCAAGGCATTTTGAAGATCCAATAATTAAGACTGTTGCCTTATTGCACGATGTTGTAGAAGATACAAATATTACTTTAAATGATATAGAATTAAATTTTGGTGATGAAATAGCAACAGCAGTTGATTTTCTCACAAGGCGAAATGGTGAATTATACTTAGATACTTATATTAGACGAGTAGCAAGATATAAAGTTGCAACTAAAGTTAAGATTGCTGATTTGGAAGAAAATCTTCATAGTGCTAAATTTGTTTATTTTAATCGTTATAATAATTTAATACATCGTTACGAAAAAGCATTAGAGTATTTGTGTCATAGTTAATAAAATATGAATTTTATAAAATTATAAAATTCCCTCTTGACAAAATTACAAATATGTAATAAAATAAATTATAGTACAATAAGGATAAGGAATAAAAATTATGGCACACAATATTATGGGAAACAATGTATATTTAAATAATACTCCCGCTTGGCATAATTTGGGTTTTGTTTCTGAAACCTCTCGTGGTGCGGTTGAGGCATTTTCTATTCTTGAGGGTGTGTTTTATGAGAAACGTCCAGTAAGTGTATTTTTGAATGGAGAATTGCAAGAGGTAACAGGAGATTATGCAATTATTCGTTCTGCTATTCCCTCGAATCCTAATGAAAAATTACTTGGATTTGTAAAAAAGAATTATAATATTCTTCAACCACTTGAAATTTGTGAACAATTTGATCAATGGGTAAAAGAACCAGTAGAAACTTTGGGGCTATTAGGCAATGGAGAAAAACTATTTCTCACATGGGTACTACCTTCATTTGATGTAAATGGCGATTTAGTGAATCTTTATGGTTTTGTTGCGGTGGGCTATGATGGTAAATTTGGTGCTACTCTTTATGTTGTTTCTGTAAGGGTAGTTTGCAATAACACTTTTACTATGGCAGTAAACGAAGGCGAAAGAGAAACCGGTAATGAAGCAGGTAAAGGCAAAATTTGGAGTGGTAGACATAACAGTAACAATTTAGAGCGTGATTTAGGCATTTGGATGGAACATGTTCAGGAAAAGGCATTAAATCAAGTAAATACTGCTTCTGCTATGTTTAATTTTATGGCAAAGAAGGCCGTTGAAAATCAAAAATCTCTTGCAGATCTTTTATTTAAAATTTATCCAGATCCTAAACCTATTCCTGTAGATTTTCCTTCTAGATTACGAGCAGAAAAGCAAGAAAAAATTGATATTCTAAAAGAAAAAGCAGAACGTGATCGAGTTGCAGTTGAAAGTTTATTTAGTGGTAATGGTATTCAAATTACTCCTGATGGTTGGGGTGTGTTTAATTCGATAACAGAATATGAAAATCATGGTAGGGTAACAAAAAAACCATCCAATTATTCAATATTGTTCGGTAATCGTGCTAATACTATGGCAAATGCAGCTAATGTTATTTTGGATTGGGCAAAAAAGTAATATATAGCAGAAAAGGAAAAACATAATGGGAATTTCATGTAATATTTATTTACCTTCTGATACTCGTTTTAGTGATGTTTGTGATGTTATTGGTATTCTTTTGGATCTTGATAAATATAAAGTAAGTTTATCGGGAGGTGGTTGGTATTGTAAAGTAGATGGTGTTAGAGAAACATTTATCACTAAAGAAGAAAAGGAAGATGATTATATTGTTTTTCCTAGATCTAATTATCGTCCAGGTTTTTGTACTATCGAAATTCAAAATAATTTTATAGATAAACAATGGCATACTGGCTATTATCATTTTGAAACAAGTGAAAATATGCGTTGTATTTCTGGTGGCTATAATGAATTTTGGAGATTGGTTGGAACAGGATTAGTAGAATTTTTTGGTGGTTATGTAGATTATGATGATTGTGATCTTATTGATAAAGATTTTGAAAAAGAAAAACCACGCGAAAAAAATAATCCTGAAGATGGTGAAGAATGGGATAGTTTTCAACAAGAAATATATAACATAAAATCTTTACGATAAAAGATCAATTTTATAATGAATAAGGATATAAGAATGGATATTAATAAATTTCCTAAAAATGAATTAGGATTACGTAATTTTACATATTTGAAATCGAATGAGGATCAATTTTGGGCAGGAATAAAAAAAGAACAAGTATTTTCTATTATTTGGGATGGTGCATATGTTAGAGCAGATGGACTTACTTGGAGTGTTGAACGGATTATAGATGAAATTAAATTGGGTTACTGGACTATTGTAAACAAATAAAAGATCGGATTTATCAGGAGAAAAAATGAATATCTTTCCACACGAACCTTTTACTCTCGCAAGTCAAACTTTTAATGAACGAGAGGAAAAATTATTGAAAATGTGTGTTGATTATGGAAAAGATCCATTTGGCGCACCCAATCATTTATTGATGGAATTGGTTGCAAAGTTATGGAGAGTAGTTGTATATTTTTACAGCAAAGAAAAAGGTTTATCATAAAAGATTAGTTCTATAGGAATAAAAATGAAAACTTTAGATAAGATTGTAGAAAATTTTATAGCGTTTATAATCGCTTGTTTTGTATTTGGTGTCCCTATTTGGGGGTTTATTAATTATACTTTTATTGATTTTAATATATACGGGTCAATTAGTTGTATTTTTGTTTTTCTTGTTCTGCTTTGTATTTCTCGAACATTCTTGCCCGGTAAAGGCTCATTGTAATAAAAGACAGATTTTATAAGAGGAGATGAAAGTCATGAACGAAGCATTGTTAATAATTATTACCTTTTTGCTACTTGTAATTTCTTGTGCTGTTGTTTATGGTTTAGCGTTCATTGTTGGATATTTATCAAAAAAGAAATAAAAAAATATTTTATAAGGATAAAATGTATACATATAAAGATTATTTAGATATTTGGGAATCTCATTTTGACGATAATGATGAGGGCGAATATTCTCATCGTTGGGTGAAGAAACTTTCTAAAGAACAGTTCGAAATTCAGAGATATCAATTCGAACGCATTCAAAATAGAATCGAAGAAATTCAATCACGTAAAGACTATGGGCCAAAACTATCATTAAAAATTAAACAAGAAGAAGATTATTTATTCAAGAGATTATCAGATCATGAAATTACGTTATTGTTGTAAACTTACAACTTTTGAAATTCTATTGACATAAAATGTAAGTTGGTGTACACTTAACACTATAATATATAAGAAATAAGGAAAAATAAAAATGAATAAAGGGTTACTTGCTTTTCTTTTCGTTCTTGTAATAATTGCTTGCGGTATTGGAGCAGCAATAAAGTTTTTTCCTCCATTGCTTGTTAACTCAGCCCAAAACAATATGGAACAATCCGTAACTCCTACCACTTCTGTATTTGAAGATGCAACAGTTATAACAATGACTGTTGGTAGTTTTGCTCAAATTCAAGATAATCTTGTAAGTAGAATAACAGAACACGATCAGGAAATGGCACAAAAGATTGTTGATGTTTCTCATGCTGGTGACTTGTCACAAACAGTAATGAGTAGTACAGCATCATTTTCCTGGGCTGTTTATGGTATTGGTATGTTGATTGCAATTGCAGTATTAGCGTTCTTGATTTCTGGAAAGAAGTAATATAATATTGTTATGGGATGATGGTGGAATTGGCAGACACGATAGACTTAAAATCTATTGGAGCAATCCGTGAGGGTTCAAGTCCCTCTCATCCCACTGGTACAAATAAAATACATGTTTCATAAGGAGAAAAAATAATGGAAGATTTAACGGCTGAACAAGCAGGGGAATTAGCTATTGGGAATATGAAAGAAGATAGTTTGTTAAAATTATTTTTTGCTTTTGTCGAAAGAGAAGCAGAAGATGGTAAGTTTTCTGGATTTTTTTATACAGATGGTAAACATTTTAAAGATGAAGAATCGGATTACTTAGTCTCATTAGGATATAAAATTTTTTGGAATAGTGCCTGTCTTTGGTATGAAGTTTCATGGTGAAATATGTATAACATCATTCATACGGATATAAATTTTTATAAAGATGGTTTTCTTGTTGGTTGGATTTCTAAAGGAACTGGATTTGGTGAAATTACCTTTCAGAAAAATAATGGGCAATTAATAATCGATTCTGAATTCATGCAAATAGATTTTGTAAAAGAAGTTTTAAATCATTTGCTAGATAAAGCAGTATGGGATAAAGAAAATAATTGTTACCGAATTAGTGAGTCATAAAAACGTAATTTGATTATAAATTATAAGGAGAATATAAAATGGAGTTCAAGGATTTCAAAAAAGTATTTCAACAAAATTTCAAGACTATAACAGAAGGAGAAAATGTTTTATTTGAAGTTGATTTAGATAAGGATGTGCTTTGGAATTTATACCTTGATAGTTTTCCAGAAGGAACAAATAATATCTATCGTCAAAGAAGAGAATTCGATTGTAGCTGCTGTAAGCATTTTATTAAAAACATTGGAAATGTTGTGGTTATAAATAACAATAGAATAAAAACTATTTGGGATTTTGAAATAGAAGATTCCACATTTCAACCTGTAATTAATGCATTGTCTCAGTATGTAAAGTCTAAAATCGTATCTGATGTGTTTGTTACTAAATTTAGTTCAATTGGAACGGATAAGAACTTTGAAAAATCCGAAGATAATGTTGTTGAATGGCAGCATTTTTATATAAAGTTACCTGATAGGTTTGTAAATAACTCCGGTAAATCAATCGGGGATGTGAAGGGAACGTATAGAGATACAAGAAATGTTTTTAAAAGATCATTAGAAGAAATCTCTGAAGAAAGTTTGTTAACAGTCTTGGAATTGATTTCTCAAAACTCCTTATACAAGGGTGAGGAATGGAAATCGGTACTTACAGATTTCTTAAAGTTAAAGAAGGAATATACAAAATTACAATCCGTAGAAGAAAGAGAAAATTACACTTGGGAAAAGTCTGTCAAAGTTGGCGGTGCAATTGGCAGAATTCGGAATCATTCTATTGGCACTTTACTTGTTGATATTAGTGAAGGTGAAGATTTAGATATTGCCGTTAGAAAATATGAAAAAATTGTTGCTCCTACGAATTATAAAAGACCAAAAGCAATTTTTACTCAAAAAATGCTTGAGGATGCAAAGAAAACCATAGAAGAACTTGGTTATTTAGAATCTTTGAATAGGCGTTATGCAACACTCGATGATATTACCGTGAACAATATTTTGTTTTCAAATAAGGATTCCGCTAAACGAATCTGTGGAACAAGTGTTTTTGATGAAATGCTTACTGATATTTCTACCAGTCCTAAAAAGTTTTCAAAGATAGAAGAGATAACAGTTGATGATTTTGTTACTAGTGTTTTACCTATTACTAAGGAATTGCAAATTCTTCTTGAAAACAAACATTCTGGCAATTTTATGTCGCTCATTGCACCTGTAAATAAAGACGCTTGTACGATGTTCAAATGGAATAACGGTTTTAGTTGGGCTTATTCTGGAAATATTACTGATAGTGCCATTAAAGAAAGAGTTAAATCTGCTGGTGGTAATGTTGAGGGAGTTTTACGCTTTTCAATACAATGGAATGATGGATTAGATCACGATCAAAATGATTTAGATGCTCATTGCATTGAACCAGGAGGTAATGAGATTTATTATGCGAGAAAAGTCAACATTAATACGGGTGGTAATCTTGATGTAGATATAATTCATCCATTAAAAAATGTTCCTGCTGTTGAAAATATAACATGGGCCAATAAGGGACATATGAGAGAAGGAACATATAAATTTTTTGTTCATGGCTTTTCTAATCGTGGAGGTAGAAGCGGATTTAAATCAGAAATAGAATTTGATGGACAAATATATTCTTTTGACTATAACAAAGAAGTTAGACAGAATGAAAATGTGCAAGTAGCGGAAGTTGTATTCAATAGAGAAATGGGATTTTCTATTTCAGAAAAATTACCATCAAGTGTTTCATCTAAGGAGGTATGGAGTTTAAAAATAAATCAATTTATTCCAGTGTCAGTTGTTATGTATTCCCCTAATTATTGGGATGAACAAGATGGAATTGGACATCGGCACTACTTTTTTATGTTGAAAAATTGCGTCAATCCTGAAAATCCAAACGGGTTTTACAATGAATTTCTCAAAGAGGACTTGATGCAACACAAGAGAGTATTTGAAGCTCTTGGTGGAAAAATGGCAGTAAAAGATACCGATGATCAATTATCTGGTTTAGGATTTTCATCAACAAAAAGAAATGAAGTAGTGGCAAAGATAACAGGTCAATCAGAAAGAATAATTAAGATAAAATTTTAAAAGGAGAAAAATAAAATGACAACTAATAATGATAATATGTTTGAAGTAGCAACTAGGGCAAAACTCCGATTTCCTTTTCGTGGGGTAGTGTCTGTAGAAGATTTATGGGATTTGTCTCTTGAGAATTTAGATTCAGTTTTCAAGGTACTTAACTCTGAAGTAAAGCAATCTAAAGAAGAAAGTCTTCTCAATAAGAGAACAAAGGAAGACGAAGAACTTACGGTTAAAGTTGAAATTGTAAAGCACATCGTAAGTATCAAACTTGCAGAAAAGGAAGCAAAACTTAAGGCTAAAGAACAAAAAGAAAAGAAGCAAAAGGTTATGGAGATTATTTCTGCCAAACAAGATGAAGTGTTACATAGTATGTCTGTTGAAGATCTATCAAAGATGCTCGAAGAACTTTAGTATTAGGTGTTTGGATAGTGGGGAGGTCAAAACTCCCCACTATCACCAGATAAAAAGGTGGTTTTATAAGGATTAAATTATGGAAAACGAAAAATATATAGTAGTTGCCTTAAGAGACGATAATACATTTGATTGTATTCTTGAGCAGCAAATTTTCGATACTAAAGAAGGCGCACAAGAAAGTATATTTTCTGCAAAAATTGAAGATCGGATGAGTGGATGGGATTACATATATAAAATTTGTGCCGTATATAACCAATAGAATCAAATATTTATTAGGAGAATAAAAAATGAAACAATGTATTCTTGAAAATGGAAAAGGACATGGTTTATTAGGAAAGCATCGTTGGGTTGAAGTTAAATCTAAAAAGGAATACAAGAAGCGTGGATTGAAACCATTCTTCACAGATGGATATTTTGCTCGATGGATTAATTTATATACTTGTGAATGCGGTGCTGAAATGTATACTGATGAGGCCGGATTATTGTAATAAAAATAGGGTTTTATAATAAATAAAGGAAAATAAATAATGAAAAAAATTGAAATTGATGAGCAATGTCCTAGTTGCAAGGGAAGGGGTATTTATGTTGGTATGGCAGAACATGATGGTTATGGAAACGTTTGTTATACCTGTAAAGGCACAGGAAAATATCATTTTGTTCATGAATTTGAAGAATTTACCGAAAAGATTAAAGTGAATAGTGTTCGAAGGGTAGTAGAATGTAATCCTGGCATTATTCTTGGAGGAGATCTAAATTTTGGTGGTATGACATACGAAGAGTGGTGGAATGGAAAGAAATTTGAAATTGGTATGGAAATGAGAGAGTATGTATGTCCTCATTGGTGGTATCAGAATGCAAATTATGATATAACTCCTGATTGGGATGAGTGTGAATGGGGTGCTTTTTCTAAATGCAGTTATTTTCAACAAAAAGATAAGTGCTGGAAACGTTTTGATGAAGAATTGAATAACAGATAAAAACAGAGTTTTATAATGGATAAAGATAAAACAACAATCAAAAATTTATTGGAATTAGCATGGGAAATATTTGGTGAATTGCAAAAATATCAAGAATTTATGGAATATGAGCATTTTGATGATGCTTTGGCTATGATACAAAATTTAGAAAATGAAAATAATAATAAAGAAGAATTAATATAATAAAAAAAGGAGATAAAAAATGAAAAAGTTCACTGTTTTATTATTGCTTGTTTTAGTTTTTCTTTCTAGTTGTTCTGTTTCGGGTGGTGTGAATGTATTGCCTAGCAAAGAGAATAATGATGGTATTGTTTACCAAACTTTTTATATTGAAGGAATGCCTTGTATGAGAATTGGCAGAGGTATGGGAAGCGGTGTTTGGGAATTTGATGGTGTAACTTGTGATTGGTCAAAATGGGAAGGCAATGAATAAAAGTAAGATTTGATAAGGGAATATATAAATGAAAAGCATAAAAAAATTAGAAGAAGAACCAGAATATAAATTAATTAATGAGAGCATCAATTTATATGATAGTTTGCATTATATATCTAGAGAATTAGATGACTTAGCTAAGGCATTTGAACAAACAGGCAATAATAAAATAAGCGATAAATTACATAAACAGTCAGAAAAAGTAAAGGGCTATAATGAGAGGTGGAATATTGCGTTTTCGGAGGCATTACGTCTATTTCTTAGAAGTAAAGAAGGTTTACAATAGAAGTTCGATTTTATAAGAGGTCACAATGAAAATCTTGCAATCTGGATCTGGACAAAAGGGTTGGAGCATAAAAGAAAAGTGTACGGGAAAAGGTAATGGGAATGGAGGATGTGGAGCAAAATTATTGGTTGAAGAAGATAATCTATATTTTACCTATTCTAGTCATTATGATGGAAGCAATGAAACCTATATAACATTCAAATGCCCTGAGTGCGGGGTAGAAACAGATATAAGAGATAATGTTGTACCAAGTAAAATAATTGAAAAAATTAAGAATAGAAAATAAAAGCTCAATTTCATACTACATAAAGGATAAAGATAGAGAACTATGAAAGAACCTAAGATAAAAATTACACAACTTAAGTGTAAGGAATTGTGGAGATTTGCAGTTTATTATAATAAAGAATCTTTTGAACTTTATTGGAAAAAAGATCGTTATTATAATGAATACAGGAAAGAATATAGTTGGGGATGCGAAGCTCCATTAATTAGATACGAAAATTATAAATTGAAGTTGGGCCGTAATAGAATAAAAATAAATAAAGGATAAGATAATGTCAGTACCAATGAAAAAAAGTGATCCTGCATATTGGTTGCTAGAAGAAGGATTGTCCGGTAAACATAAAATTGAGATACCTTCAGTGTACAATGAAAACTGCTACATTTGTAGAGATCCAGAATTTGCATTAATGGGTTTGCCTTTATGCTATCCTTGTTATAAATGTGGAGGGCATGTTCCAGCAGATGATAGCGTTTGTGATAACGGTCATGAGCAAATGGATTTGGATAATCCGATTTATCTGGATTATGTTAATCAAATGGAAGAAAAATAGAAGCCCGATTTATAAGGAAAATAAACAATGCCTAAGATATATTTCTATACGATAAAAATAAATAATAAACTTTATTCTGCTCAATGTCCATATTACAAATTAAACAAAGTGGTAGAATATTTAAATATCAATAGAGAAAATATTGTTTGCAGAGGTTCGGATTCCAAGTTACCATCGTATTTAGATTATTTAGAAACCGAAAAATTGTTAAGAGACTTGGGGCTAACCGAAGAACAAATTAAAAATAATAAGTTTTACGGAAATCCAATATAATAGAAGTCTGATTTTATGATGAGGAGTTTATAATGTCAAGCGCAGACATAACAGATAATGTATTAAAAAATTCTAGTTTAGATCATCTTTGGAAATTGTACTATCGAGAATTAGAATTGAAATTCTTTGCACAAGATGGAAGTAGAGAAAATCATCAAAATAATTTATTAAGAATTCTTCAAGAAATTAATAAAAGATGGCATAAATAATTATGAAAAGGTATGTTTTATATAAAAAAGGCTACGGAATATTTTTGGGCGAATGTATGGGTTTTGGATTTTGGAGCGAACTTGATCCATGTGGACAGCCAGAAGCCATAACGTTTGAGAATCCAGAGCAGGTTGTTGAATATATTGCTATTTGGAATGATCCAATCAAGGACTACAAAATAGTCGATGTTGAATCAGATGGAAGATGGGCGACAATCGAAGATTGTGTAAAGGCTGGATTACCAGCCTGGATACCAGAATAAAAAAATAAGTTTTGATAAGGGAGATATAATGACAGAAGGATTTTGTACAATGTGCGGATTAGATATAGAAGAATTTACTGATGATATGGAATGTTGTCCAAACTGTAAAACCACAAGTGTTCCTTGTACATATGACAATCAGGTAGATATAACTATAAATTGGCATGAACTTAGAATTCTATGTATGTGGGCCGAAAGATATGCCCTAGAACACACAGAAGGTGCGGGAGTTGTTTATAGCATTGCTGAAAGAATTAGAATGCAATATCCGAATAAGTCTGCATTGACACTTTCAGAAGAACTCGGAGAAATTGAAGATATGTTTGGTAAGAATAATGTAGAAACTAATTTTCCAGGCATGGAATAAAATGAGTGTTTGATAAGGAGAATAATATGAAATTTTATACAAGATTTGAAGATAAAAATAAGGATACCCTTAAGCAAGTTGCATACTTAGAGGAACATCCTAGTTCAACATATGGATCTTTAGAAATTAATACCCTTGAAGAACTTCTTGATATTTTAAAAATGTATGGCGAAGATATCAATGGATTAAATTTATGGGAGTTGGTTTCAATTGACGACAATCAACCTCTAGGTAAGGTATGGGTGTTATCAGTCGGTTATTTTGAGTGATAGAAGAGGCATTTTATTTCGTATCTTGTCACTATTTTTGATTTAGTGACAATTTACGAAACTATAATAAATAGGAGATAATATGTTACCAGTAGAAATAGCTATTATTATTATAATTTCAATTTTGAGTGGTTATTTTATAGGTAAATATGAAAAATCTGAAAATAAGTCCGGTTCTACTATTGACAGATTAGCAAAAAAGTGATAAACTTGGAGTTAGAATTTATAAATTGGTAATATATAGGTAATAAAATGAAAAATAACGATAATGAAAAAAACAAAGAAACCGCCAAAAAAGAATCTCTTAAAAAACAGCGTCAACAAAAAGAAAAACGTGATAAGATTTATTTAACTTTTAATCTATTGAAAGAGGACTAAGAACATGAATACTATTGCAAAAATTACTTTTGACGATTGGGTAACACCAGAGCAAGTAAAAGAATTAGTTGATGACTTGCAAGTTTACTTTATAGATAGAGGATTTATTGTAAATATCCAGGTAAATGAGGAGGAAATTCTTATCGATGAAGATGAGAGTGAGGTACAGGATGAAGATCACTGAAAAAATGCGAGACGGTCGTTACCTTGCTAAACAAGCTAAAAAATCTGGTTTAACAGTAAGGAATGGCAAAGGTGATCATGTGATTGTTGAAGCTCCTGTTGGCAGAGGATATCAGACTATACCATATAGAGAAATGGGAACAGGTTTAGCAAGCCAAATAGTAAAGTGGTTGAAGGCTGCTGGTGTAATGTTTACAGTTTATATATTGATTTCGTTATTTTGTTAAGGAGAGTATATGGAAAAAGAAATTCGAGTTGATTGTGGTTGTATTGGAAGTTGCAGTTCTTTAAAGTTTATTCTTGATGAGTATGATGGAATTGATGAATTAACGATTATTCATTATATAACCAGTTTCAGCAGTAATTCCTATCCAATTCAAAAATCTTTAAAGATCCGTCTACAGATGATTTGGTGGGCAATCACAGGAAAAGAGTTTAATCTCTATGATCTATTATTATCTGGTGATGATGTCAAAAAGTTTAAGGAAGATATGAGAGAATTTATAGCAGATTAACCAATATAAATTGCAGGTTTTATAATATAATAAACAATAATTATTAATATATGTGGGGTATAACAGAATGACTAGAAAAGAAGAATTAATTCGAAAGTTTGACTTAACAAGTGGCAAAAGAACTTTAAGTTATATAGTATATGCCGTACAAAATCCAGAAGGATTTATGGAATTGATTACTATTTCGGATGGGTTTTATCAAAAATTAGATTTTATACTCAGAGCTTTTGATGACAATTTGGAGTTGTATAATAATAAAAAGGTAAAAATAGTTGATTATTTGATTGTATAACAGGATAAAGATTCTATTTTATGAGGCATAACATGAGCGAAAAAACAAGATATGAAATTGTGTGTTATGGATATGGGAGTTTTAGCATGGAATTTGATAATTATGATGAAGCATACAGTGAATACTTAAAGAGAAAAGAATTGAAAGATGGCGAACGCTTACTTTATTATAGGGTAGAACTTATTACAACAACTGTTTATAATCAATAAAATTTCCGTTTCATAAGGGATTATATAATGAAAGTGTATATACTAATATTTGATGATTATTCTTGTGGCACAATCGTAAAGGGAGTCTTTTCATCTAAAAAATTGGCAGAAGATTACGCAAACGATAATTTTGAAAATGCGTATGAGTATTTTATTTATGATTATATTGTAGATAAACCATAGAATCTTAGATTTATAATAAATAAGGAGATAAAAATGTCTAAAAGAAAATTTGAAGTCGATTTTGAAATGTATGGAGAATATGTTGACACTGCTATAATCGAGTTAGATGATGCAGTAATTGATGTTGTAGATGATGAGTGGAGATCTGCATTATATGATTTGTACACACCAGAAGATATTGCCGAACATATTGCATATAATTTGATTATCAATGGGTGGAGTCTTTCTCATTTGGATGGTTGGGCAGATCAACCAGATAGTAATGCGAGGATTATTGAATCTCCTGATTTAGATCGATGGGATTTAACAGCGAAAGAAATAACAGAATAAAACTTTTGTTTGATAGTATTATTATTCGTATAGGTTTGTTAAAAAATTAAATCGTTCTGAATTCTTTAACATTAGGAGCATAAAATGAGAGTTAGATTTTGGGTAGATTTGAATTCCGAATCAGTAGAAGAAGAAATTGACGTAACAGAATATGTTTTAGATGAAGATGAATGGTATTCATTGAGTGCAATTGAAAAACAGAGCATAGTACACGATTGGGCTATGCAGCATATACAGTTTGGGTATCAGGAATAAAATATACTTTTTATAAGGAGATTGTATGGATTATTATAAATGGGCTTATATTGCATATGGAACAGCTTGGATAGTAACAGCGTTTGCTATATCGGTAGGTATTTATTTAACACATAACACTTATTGTTTATGGGCATTTTTAATACCTGCTCTTATTAGTGTTAAACAAAAAGATGATGAATGAAATAGATATTTTATGAGGAAACATTATGGATAAAGAATTAGATGATACTATTAGAAAATTAATAAAAGAATATATAGATAAAAATCTTAGAATTTATATTTACAGTGATATAGATGACGGTATTCAATATATTAAAGTGGAATTGAAGTTAGATGGTGAAATGCTAGATTATGATACTGCTTCTATTTTCATTAGATGAATAAAGTGGATATTTTATGAGGAAAAACAATAATGAATAAATCAGATTTTGAATTTTATATACATAAAAGCTGCAATAATGTTATAACAATAGAAAATTGTATAGCAACTAATTCTAGTTATATAATAATTGCTGAAAAAGAATTAATTATTAATGACATTGAAATTACGATTTATGGTTATGGCGAGACATTAGAAGAAGCAAGAAAAAACGTAGAACAAAAAATAGAAAAATATAATATTATTATAAAATAGTTGTTTTATAAGGAAATAATAATGATATATGAGGATAAATATGGAGATATAATAGATACAGAACAATTATATAAATGTTTTAAATGTGGATGGATAGGAACAGTATCAGAAATGGATTTTGATAGTGATTGTGATGATGAATATGATGCGATTTTTTCTGATTATTGTTGTCCTAAATGCTGGACATTTTATTCTTTTATAACATATTGGGAAAAAGTATAATTGTTGTTTTATAATAAATATAAAACATAAAATAAATACTTAAAATAAAAATAGTTAGTAAACGAAAGGGGCAAGATAATGAATAAAAAAGAAGAGTTTTTAAATGCGTTTGAACGTGCGATTAATACTAAAACATTATCGTATGTAGTTGTGGCTATTGAACTTGCTAATGGATCTAAAAAATTGGATGTCACATCAGAAAGATTACATGAGGCCATTGATTATTATAATAATCTTTATGATGATGATCTTCATTTTATCCATAGTCAGAAAATTCGAATTGTTGGGTATTTGTTTGTATAAAATCTATGTTTTATAATAAAGTTTGTATAATACCAAAATTACCCATAGACTCTTTTGATTGGTTGAGATGGTTATATGGTATTGACATATGGACTGAAATAGGTGTTGTTTGTAAATATTATGACATAATAGAAAAATCTAACATATTAATAAAATATGCAATTGGTTATATAGAAGCCGAAAAACTTATGTGTCGTCCAAAAGATAAGGAATTTGCGGTTATGTTTATAATTAATGATGAATATTGCTGGACACATTTTAGAGAAAAGGAATTTTATTATGTATTCTTTGAATAATATAGGGTTTTATACATTAACTGATAAAAGAGCTAGAGAAACCCATTTACATTTAGAAAGATGCGAAATGATAGTTACATCTTTTTGTAATTTTAGATGTCCTTATTGCAGAGGTGTTGAAGCCTATAGTAAAGATTGTAATGGACATATTGATTTTGCAAATGCTTCATTTGTTATATCTAATTGGATAGAAGATAAATTAAAAAATATTCGTTTTTCAGGAGGTGAACCAACTCTTTATCCTAGAATTTTAGACTTGGTTCAAATGGCAAAAAAAGGAGGCATAAATCGAATTGCAATTTCTAGTAACGGATCTCTTCCTAAAGAAAAATATGAATCTTTATTGGATGCGGGTGTAAATGATTTCTCAATTAGTTTAGATGCTTGTTGCGCTGAAAATGCTGATAAAATGGCTGGTCGTAAGGGATATTTTCAAACAGTAATCAATAATATTGAATGGTTATCTAAAGAAACATACGTAACAGTCGGTATAGTGTTAACAAAAGAAACTGAGTCTACAGTTGTAGATGTTATTAAATTTGCTCATGATTTAGGTGTAAGCGATATACGAATTATTACCGCAGCACAATATAATGGATTATTATCTAAATTAGAACATTTATCAGAAGATATTTTAAGTGCTCATCCCGTTTTAAAATATAGGGTAAATAATTTGATTTCTGGTAGAAATGTTCGTGGTATTAATAATGGTGACACTAATCGATGTTATCTTGTTCAAGATGATTCTGTGGTGGCTGGAAATTGGCATTTTCCTTGTGTAATTCATATGCGAGAAGGTGGTGAACCAATAGGAAAAGTTTCTAGTAAAATGCGAGAAGAACGTTATCGCTGGTCATTAAATCATAATACACACGAAGATGTAATTTGTAAGAATAATTGTCTTGATTGCTTGGTTGATTATAATAATGTTTGTAGTCAAAATAAATAATAAAATTCAGTTTTTATTAGCCATAACAACTTCTTAATAATTAATGGGTTGACAATATTGCATTCTTTTTATATACTAATGTAATATTATAAATCGTATAATTGATGAAAGGAGAATTGTTATGGCTAATCAATTTCAATCACCATCTCAAAAAAGCCCGGTAACATTAATTGAAGAACAGGTTGAATTATTATTAGAAATACGTGAATTATTGAAACAACAAAAAGAGGAACATCTAAAACCTACTCCAATAGTGGTAAATGATATCTGGATGAATTTTGATTCAATGATAGTTTTTATTATTAAATGGGGTTTTGCGTCATTGATAGCGGGAATAGTATTAGTACCAGTATATACGATAGTTATTTATATTTTGAATGAAATGTTTTATATATTTTAATTTTTTTGTATAACAGAGCAACTTTATAGATCTAATAAAATAACCCTTTTATTAGGGTTATTTTATTTTATAATAGATAAAGGATAATAAAATAATGAAGAAAAAGAATTACAATTATATTATTGAATTGATGAAAGAAGCCTTGCCTAATACTCCTATAAAAATTACAGATGATAAAGGTAATGTTATTTATGAAAGCAATACCAAAAAGAAAAAAAAGAAACAACCAGTAGTTTCTAAATCGTAAATTAAATGTGCAATATTTGTGTCATAATTATTGATAATTATGAAAGTTATTCATTTAATATTTATAAATTTATCATGTTAAGATTTTGTTAAGATATAAAAATGTACTTGACAATGTAAAATAACATGATAAAATATATAAAATAGTAAGAATAAAGCAATAAATATAGAACAAATAAATTTTAACTATTGACAATAATAAACATATGTAATATAATACACCATAATTATTTAAGTATCAATTAATGATATGAAAAAGATTGTAATAAAATATTAAAAAAGGAGAATTAGAAAATGGCTGATTATTTTGTTTCACTTAAAAGAATTTTTCCTCAAGGAGATCCAATTTTTATTGGACCATTTGACAAGAAAAATGAAGCTCTTTTAGAAATTAAAGATGCATCTAAAAAAGCGGAATTTGAAATTGTTATTGGCGAAAATAATACTCCGAATGATGTTTCTAAAGCCATTTTAGTAGAAATATTAACTAAAACTAACGCTCGTAGAACTGGAATGAAATCTATTGAACTATTTGGAGACAAAAAAGATACACTTATTGGAGAAAGAATTCCGTTATCTTTAGAAGAAGTTGGAATTCAACGTAGTGAAAATGATAATGGAAAAAAAGAAAAAGCGAATAAGATAATTGAAGAAATTGTTGATGAGGACATGGATAGGGAATATAATGGTATTTCAGAAATACCTAAACTTGAATCTGATGTAATATTATCTGATTACGAAAAAAGTGAGGCCATAATTGTAACCAAATTTCCAGCTAATATTGAATGGCTTAGACAACATGGAGTTCAAGGCGAAGTTACGGTTAGAGCTATGCCAGATAAGATTAAAGGTAAAAGTGTTGTAGGTACTTTACCTTATAGATTGGGTACTCTTGCCAAAAGGGTAGGAGTAATTGATATTCCTGGTATTCGAGCAGATCAAATTGGTACATCGTTATCCACAGATGATTTATATGATGCGGAAGCCAAACTCAGATGGTTTCGAGTAATTGAAGAAAAAAATGAATGGATACAATTATTTAATTATTTAGATAAGCCTGGTGGATGGAGAAATGTATTACAATTAATTAAAAATCAATAATGTAAATTTTTAATTAATTAAAATATACTAACGTAAATTTCCTTAACAATAAAAAAGTTAGGGGAATTTACGTTTTATCTTGACAAAAATAATATAATGTGATAATATGTGTTTGCTTCAATTTTTGTGATGAAAAATAATGTTTTAATAATATTTAAAAACTATAGAGATAAT